GAACGCCGGGATCATGCCGCGCTGCAGCGAGTAATCATTCCACTGCTCGTAGTGCGCTGGAATGATCGTCGACGGCCGGTGGATGTCGATTCGGGTCATGTCCAGGGGATTAGCATCTCGCGTGCCTGGTTCGTCGGCGCGCCAAGTCCCCGACTCGACGGCCGTCCGCGGTCCACCCGTCCAGGCCGAGCGTGGTGCGGGCGCAACACTTCCCTGGACGAGTGTGGCGTGCTCGAGTCACTCCTCGGGATGGTGACACCGATACTGCGTCGTGCCCAGCTCGTCGCGCGAGGCGAGGCACACTGAGATCGAGCTACCGCACGTCTCGCACCACTCCGACGATAGTAGCTTGTTGCGACTTGCTTCCCATCGCGCGAGGTAGTCCGCGCGCAACTCCTCATAGATCGCGGCCGCGAGCCACCCGGCCATCTGGCGACGGTTCTCGGGTGTCGGGATCCTGCTAGGTTCTTCACAGTCGGGTAGGAATACCTCGTCGTCGTGTAGATCCCACCCGACCTGCTCGTCGGGCGACATGACCGCGAACCACCCGCCCCGCTCGTACTCGTGCTGGATGCTCGCGACGATCTCGGCGGCGCGCTGCTCCACGTCCAGGTCGGTTCGGAGCCTAGACATAGAATGCTAGCTCCTTGCCGACGAGGGCTGCGCGGATGTGGCGCGAGTCGAGTTGCATCCAATCTTCCGGTAGCTCGCACGAGAGCTCGCCGACTCCGTTGCAGTAATCGCATTTGACCAGTAGCTCGCACGGTGGCTCGACGACTCCGTCGCAGGAATCGCACTCGACCCATCCCGTGCCGTCGCACTCACCGCACGTCACGGTCCACTGTGGTTCGGTTTCCTGGACGTGGCCGCACTCCACGTTGACCCACAACGAGCGGTGCGAGTCGAGTGCGTCGCGGATCCGCGCACACGCGGTCTCGAAGCCTGGATAGTCCGGGTCATCGACCGCGAGCGGACCGTCGTACAGGTCGCACGTGGCCATGGTGATGAGTCGCTTCGTGCCTTCGTCCAGCGCGACGTGTTCGCGCACGAGCTTCGTGATTTCGCTTCGCATTTAGCAGTACCGCTCTTCCCCGAACGCGGCTAGCTGGACGAGGATATCGCCCGTGTACGCGTCACCGGTGTCGGCGAGGATATCCTTGAAGTGATGAGGATAGCGCTCGGCCATGAGGATGACAGCGCGTTTGAGTGCCGCGCGACCGATCCGGTACTCCTCCCAGTGGTCGTGACAGCGCAAGACCACGCCATCTTCGGTGTGGTCCCACGACTTGCACCAATACGCGATCGCGGCGCGAGCGCGCTGCACGTACGACTCGACGATTTCGTCTGGGATCTCGATCTCGATCTTCACTTGGACTCCGTAGTGTTTGCGGTGTTGTCGTCCTGGACGAAACGGTAGCGGTCCCCCTCGACGTACTCCACCGGCGCAGTCAGCGCCGCGTGGTAGACGTCGTACAAGTAATCCTTGATCTCGTTTCGGTTCGGGCCCGAGATCGTGATCTTGATGCCGCGCCAATCCGGCGTTACGCGAATGATGTGCTCGGTCCAGCCGTCGTAGTAGCCCACATCGTTCATGTGGTGGTAGGAGCACGCGAGGAGCAACCGATCGGCGCTGACTGCCTTGACAGTGGTTCCTGAATCGATCCCCGACCCGCTCGGTAGCAACGAGAACAGCGAGCCGAGTTGCTGGGAGTGGATCGCGAGCCACTCCTGATTACCGGACTTGACGTTGTTTTCCCGCGCCTCGTACGTGGACATGATCGCCTGAATGAGAGTCTGCACTAGTCTATTCCCTCCCCTCGCTCGCGAGGATCATCGTGGTGATCGGATCGTTCCCGTCGTGCACTGGTCCGCCCTCGTAGGCACTCGCCGGAAGTCCGGGCACGTCCGGGACGTCGTGCCCGAGCGCGCGGCCCCACCGACTGACCGCGGCGCGTGATGTGCCGAACGCAGCGAGCGCGACGCGGTCCGCGACGACATCGAGCTGGGCGATCGTCGGGTCCCCCTCGATCAGCAGCATCGCCATCATTGGCATCGTCACGTCCGCGCCGCCGTGGAAGCGCGCGAGGCGCCACACGTAGTAGGCGCGGCGGGCAAGCGGGTCGCGCGCCGTCGGAGAGACCATGCTCTTGCGGATTCGCTTGGCACCCCGGGTGGTCATGATCGCGGCGATGGTCGCCGCGACATCGAGTGCGGGGAACGTGCCGCGCCCCTCGCACCACGTGCAGCGGCGCATGCCGCCGGAGAATTCCTTCGTGGTCGGGTTGAACTCGGCGTATGCGTCGTGTCGCTCGCCTACTCCGAGGCACTTCGTGCAGTTCAGGTTGTTCGCGGTCATGTCCCTGGACTAAGCACCCCGCGTGCCATCCCTGGACTCACCCCAGGTCCGCGCAATCGCGATGGTTCGACGCGTCGCGCGAGACTCGAGCGTGGCTCGCTCGTCACAATTCCCTGGACGACCGTATCCGAATCGCCACGGTTTGAATCGACTTGACCATCGTCCAGGGAACGTGCGACGAGTGTCCTCGCGCACTTGGCTCGCCTCGATTGGTCCAGGGATCTTCGGCACGCGGGACGCATAGACGAGGAGCATGACTGGAAACAATTACGACGCGTCGAGCTTCGACGATGTCATGTCGCTCGCGCGTCGCTGGTACTACACCGAGATTCGATCGCTCGCCGACGAGGCGATCCGCGCAGTCCACGCGGATAAGCCGTCGTCGAGCTACGATGAGAATGATCGACGCGAGTTCCTGACCGGGTGGGTCGACGAGACCACGGACGCGCACTCGTTCGTCATCTACACCGCGAAGGCTGGCATGGTCCTCGCCGCGTCGGACTGCGACTCGGCGTACGAGGACGCAACCGGCGAGACCGGTGCCTCTGTCGAGGTTCGCGCGTGCTTCGCTATGCGCGCGGACGTGTGGGCCTTGTTGGAGGCGCGCTCAGACGAATGGTCGGGCGAGGCGGACGTGTGGCCGGACGAGGACGAGGTCGATGCGGGCGCTTGATCACTACGCGCTCTTGGACCAGCCATTCACGCTGGCGCGGTTGCACGATGCGATCGAGACCCGGCGCCCGTGGAACGGTTTCGCCCGTGAGTCTTGGGACGGTTGGGTCGCGGAACCTGACTACGATGCCACTGGACTACCCAGTGAACACGAATAGTCATGCAAGTGAGACCGGCGTTGCGGTCGCCCGAGACACGACGATTTTTGGCAAGCTGGCGATCGTGGTCGCTGGCTGGGGAAGGTAAGTTGTGAAGAGCACGGTTCGATCGTTTGTGTTGGCTGGTCCGATCGGGGTGATCGCTTCCCCCGTCGACGTCGAGGTCACGTCTTGGCCGGATCACTTCGGCTGGCACGTCGACGGCTTGTCGGGGCAATCCAGCAAGGAGCTCTTCGTACGTATCCGATCGGCGCTGGCCGGTAGGTACCCCGGCGCGATTCCGGGCTCTATGAAGGTCCGGTTGACGCGCGCTGGCCAAGTGGTCCAGGTCGCCCGCACGAACGGAGCGCTTGATCTCGCGGTCGCTTGCGCACTGCTCGGTGTGGACGCGGAGGGCTATCTAGTGGCTGGCGAGCTCGGCCTGGACGGTCGGGTGCGGTGCGTGCCAGGTGTGCTGGCTGCTACCGAGCTCGCGCGCGGGCTGAAGATGCGGGGCGTGCTGGTCGCGGCTGGCAACGCGCGCGAGGCCCTCGCCGGCGCGGCGGACGACCTCGAGGTCCGCGCTGTCACGGACGTCGGCGATCTCTCCGCGGTCATGGTTGGCGCGCCGCTGCGCCCTGACCTGTACCCGCCCCAGGTTCCGAGTTATCCGGACTTTTCGGAGATCGCGGGCCAGGTGATCGCGATCCACGTTTGCGCGGCCGCGGTTGCCCAGCACGCGGACGAGTCCGCCGGGAACCTGCTACTCGTCGGTCCGCCGGGCGCTGGCAAGACGATGCTGGCTCGCCGACTGCCGGGGATTTTTCCCGCGATGACCAGGAGCGAGGCGCTGGATGTCGGACGCGTGTACTCGGCGATCGGGTTGGGCCTGGTGACCTCGCGTCCGTTCCGCGCGCCACACCACACGATCTCGGCCACGGCGCTCGCTGGCGGGGGAGAGCGTCCGCGGCCCGGCGAGGTCCACCTCGCGCGACACGGCGTGTTGTTTCTGGATGAGGTCGCGGAGTTCCGTACCCCGGCGCTCCACGCACTCCGAGACGCGCTGGCCGGGATGCTTCCGCGCGAGCGCCCGATGATCGTCGCGGCAGCGTCGCCGTGCCCGTGCGGCTGGTTGGACTCGGAGGTTCGCGAGTGCCTGTGCCTTCCCTCGTCCACGGTTCGACACCGAGATCGGCTGGCGAAGATCGTGGACCTACTCCGCCTCGACAACACCGCGCGCGTCGAGCCGACGTCGCTCGAGGAAATTCGGACCAGCCCGTCCGGCTTCTCGTCGGCGATGCTTCGCGAGCGCGTGCTGGCGTACGCGGGGAACGAAGGTGACGCGTGAAGGTCACCGCCGACACGATCACGGACGAGGTGATTCGCCGCGTCCGCGACGAGGCGCGCGAGACCCATGACGGCGATCGCGCACGTTGTTGTCAGGCCGCGCTGGGCATCCCGACCGGCGATGGCGCGCTCGGGCTGCTGAACATGGCAACGTGTCGCACGCGCATCGCCGCCATCGTCGAAAACAACCTGTCATGCGGACTGGACACATATGGCGTCGGGTCTCGGATCACAGATGATGAGATTCGGGCGTTGCGCGCCGAGGGCTGGAGAACCGGAGACGACTCCCTGGTTGCCGAGGCCAGCATCGCGCTCGGGCCGACGGAGGGCTTGCTCGGGATCCATCGCGCAGCCCGCGCCCGTTGCGCCGCCGCCTGGAACACCCGCCGCATCGACGAAGGTGAAGGTGACGCGTGATCCGCTCGCTGGCTGTCGTGGCCTTCCTCGCGACGTCGTGCTCGCCGGCGACTCGCCGAGGAGTGAACTACGCGACGCTGGGCGCCGCGCTGACCGCGATTACCTGCGATTGGGGTCAGACCCGCGCGACGGCGCTGGGTGGTTGGGACAACCACTACGAGAAGAACCCTATCCTCGGGTCCGCACCATCGGTGACCGCGGTCGATCTATACATGATCGGATCCATGACGCTGGTCGTGACTGCTGGTCACTATCTGCCCGAGTGGTTGCGCGGCGCGTTCTACGGTGGCGTGTTTCTTGGCGAGCTCAAGACTTTGTCCGACAACGTGCAGACGGGAATGCCCCACGCCAATCGGTGTGGGTTGGGAGGTAGCAAGTGAAGCAGCAGAAGGTCACCGCCGACACGATCACGGATGAACAGATCCGTCAGTTGGGTGCGGATCTCGGTGACAACTTCACCGGACTGATCGCGCTAGCGCTGAGTAGCCTAGCGTCGCACTGCCCGAAGTGCTCCGTAGAAATCTCGGTGCACTGTACGGACATGACCCGATCCGGATACCGCGCGATCAAATCACCGCACAGTGAACGGCTCGCTAAGAAATACTCAGCGCGCGCCCGCTGCGCCGAGATCTGGAACGCCCGCCACGAAGGTGGGTCGTGACTAAGATGCTTGTCGCGATAGTCGGTCGTGCTGCTCTCGCGCGTCTCGATCGCGGCGGTCCTTGGGAGTACCCCGGATGTCGTCGAGACTGCATCACGACGTGGCAAGGTGCCTGCGCGTGGCTCGCGGTCCACGAGGGTTCGAAATGAAGGTCACCGCCGACACGATCACGGACGAGCAGATCAATGCCATCTGGAACGCCGTACCGCCTGACGAACGGACACACGGTCACGCGATCCTCGTCATGACAGCGCGCAGCAAGCCGGCCGGACCGGCCTACCGCAAACCGACACGTGAGGAGATCGATGTCGCGCGCACCCGTTGCGCCGAGATCTGGAACGCCCGCCACGGAGGCGAGTCGTGAAGGTCACCGCCGACACGATCACGGACGAGCAGATCCGCGCCGTCCGGCAGGAGATGGTCGGCAAGCGACGACAGAACGCGTACACGCGAGCGATTCGCCAGGACTGCGACGCTGCCCTCGACGGAAACCAAGCGTGCCGTCAGTCCTGCGCCGATGCGCTCAACAGGATCCGCGGCTACGTCACCGCCGGGACGATCACCGAAAATCAGATCGCGCTGAGCGGTGCACGAGAGCAGGACATCGCTCGCGCCCTGCAGTGCCCCGATCGACACTGGACGCGAGTCGAACGACTCACGCGCAACAGCGCGTTGGAACGCTGCGCCGACGCCTGGAACGCCCGCCACGGAGGCGAGTCGTGATCATCGTCGGCGATCGAGTGACGTGGACCTCGCAGTCCGCCGGTACCGTCAAGACCAAGACCGGTGAGGTCGTGCGTGTGCTGCAACCCGGCGAGCGACCGGGCTGGAAGAATCAGGGCGCGTCGCGCGATCACGTGTCCTACGTCGTGCGCGTGGGTCGGCGGCTGTACTGGCCGCGTGTGTCTCAACTGCAAGTCTGCTCGTGCAAGAACGGTGAGTTGTGAAATTAACTCTAAGACAGGTAGTTCACGCGTATCGACTCGATGATGCGACGTTCGAAGAACTACCACTGATCAGCAAGCATGATCGTCCACAACCGTCACCTCAACAGTATGAGTGTGGTTGTATCTCGGTAATCTACATAACAGGTCGTCGGCACGACCACGAACCGTTTGAAATGAGGCTGGCGATCCCTTGCGAGACCGACGCGTGCGAGTTGAAGCGAGATGACTCGTGGAACTTCGCGTAATATACAGACGGAGGGAACCATGCGCGACGTGAACGGATACACCAAGGTCACGATCTACTACGACAACGTCCCGGGCAATTCGGGGTACGCGTACCGGGCGATCTACGGCAACGGTCACCTGGAGTCGGGCGCGGTCGGTGGCGCGAACATCGACGAGGCATTGACCCAGTGGCTGGAGGAGCACGTCGGATACGGCGGACGATTGCCACCGACGACGATCAAGAGCACGTCTGACGGCGCTCGAGTGCTGGAGTGGTTGTGACCATCGCCGACGTGGACGCCGCGATTGACGCGGACGACGCCGGAATCGCAACTCGGCTCGCGGACCTGCTCGACAAGCATGGTGAGTGGGACTGGGAGGACAGTTGGGGAACGCTCGCGATCGTCGAGTCGAGCGGCGCTTGGTGGGTCGTGTATCGAGGAACCGAGCCCGATCAGGCGTGGAGGCACCGGTTCCGCGAGGCCGCGCTAGCCAATTTCGACCAGCGGCTGATACTCCTGAACTCGTGATCGCCAACATGTTAAGTCGCTCTTAGCGAGCGCGCGAGTCGTGGTTGCGCGGCTAATTCTGGTCGCAGACCCCTCCAATCAGGCGACTCGCGCGCTCACTTGGATCGACTGACGCAGTCCGGATACGGTCAGTCTAGCGACTGACGTCGGATCACCACGGACTCGACCACGGTCCGACGTGTAGGTCCGCGGTTTCTCTGTCCAGGATGCATCCCTGGACGTGGCACGTGGCGCGCATTGTCTCCGGGTCATGCCCGGACCCATCGTTCTGTACCTCGGGGCTTCGCAGATCAACAACGCTCCCATCGTCGCGCTCGCGACGCTCGATTCGAGTAACGTCAAGACCGGCCCCATGATTCAGACCTGGATCATGCCTGTCCAGGGACCGCTCACTGCTTCGAAAGAAGCGGCGGACGACTCGGTGTGTGGTGACTGCCCTCGCCGACGCTCGATGGGCGGTGACTGCTACGTCCGCCTGGACGCAGCGCCGCACTCTGCCTGGAAGCGCTGGGTCGCGGCCGGCGAGCCCGGCGAGAACTGGGCGGACGAGTCCGAGCTCCTCGCACTGACGAGCGAGGCGCGCGACCACGGATTGCGCCTCGGGGCGTACGGTGACCCGGCCGCGGTCCCGGCGCACGTGTGGCGCGACCTCATCGAGGCGATCCAGCCCCGTGTGGTGACTGGCTACACGCACCAGTGGCGCGAGGCGCACGCGTCGGACCTCCGCACGCTGGTCATGGCGTCGTGTGACTCGGTCCAGGACACGCGCGACGCGCTCGCGGCCGGTTGGCGCTACTTCGTGGCACTCCCCACGGCGCCGCTTGACGGCGCCCTGCCCGGTCGCGCCGTGCAGTGCCTCTCGGACGCGCGGGGGCTGACCTGCGAGGAGTGCGGCATCTGCGACGGCGCTCGCGTTGGGCGATCGGTCCAGCCGACCTCCGTGTGGATCGCCGAGCACGGCCCCATGTCGTCGGCGAAGGCGCGTCGAGCGGCCGCGCTTCGGGTGGCCCCGTGATCGGCTACCGAGTTCTGTACAACCCTACGGCTGGCCCTTACCCGTCCCGCGAGCGGCGAGAGTTCACGCGCCTCGAGGTAGCTCTCGTGGGCAAGCTCCGCCGATATGGCGACTCCGTCGTCCGGTTCCTCGTTCGCCTGTACGACGGTCAGGAGCTCTTCGTCGTCGGTACCGAGCAGACCGACCTCGATCGGAAGTGGCTGTACAAGATCGGTCGGCGCGTACCGCTCGCGATGACGAGTCGCGAAGTGTGCGACACGCTGGCGTGGGTGAACGTGCCCGACGAGGAAGCGTGATCCGTGTGTGGTCCAGGGAACACACTGTGGTCCAGGGAACCACGCGCGATTCGTGGAAGCGCGAGAGAACCGGAGGAGTTACGAGGTTGTCGTGCTCGGCATGGCGCGAGCATTCATCCCTGGACAACGATGACCACGACCATCGCACGCATCCGAGCCAGCAACGCGCTCCGCTTCGCTCGTCGGAAATACGGCGAGTTCCATCCCGCGACGTTCGCTGCCTACGGTCGAGCGTTCGTTGCCTGGGAAGGTCGGGTCCGGCCGCCACACCTAGACGACGCCCCGAATCCCGCGCCGCTCACGCACGCGTACACCACAGCGCAACTGCGCGCTTATGGACAAGCGGGTCACGACAACCGATCCAGGCGCGCGGCTGGGATGAAATCTCGATGACCGACGACCCGCTAGCACTGATCGTGAAGTACGCGTTCGACGCGCACCAGCGAGGCTCTATCACGCGCGCGCAACTCGTCGAGTGCGTGGAGAATTGCGTCAACGCCCGGTCGCTCGAAAACGGTTACGCGAGTGAGCACGGGTTGCCGTTCCCTCGTCGTTGGAAGCGCGATCGGCGCTGGCGCAGGTCTCGTCGATCGGTAGGTGAGAAGTGAAGTTCGTCGTCGAGACCGATCGGATAGGTGTGTCGGACGAGATTACCATCTTCGCTGTCCAGGTCGGGCTGACTCGAATCGGTGCTGGCGGGCGCGTGACCGCGAGGAACGGTCGCGGACAACTCGTGCCGACGCATCGTCTCGTGCCGATCTACCGAGAGCACGTCGAGACCTTTCGCCTGGTCTCGCCGCCCGCGACCGCGACGCTGTCAGACCTTCCGCTGACCAGTCTCGTGCTCGCACTCACGCTGCGATACTCGCTGGCTCGTCCATCGACCCCCAGCCCCCTCGCACTCAAGTCGCGACGCGTGCTGGCTACCGCGGTCGGGTTCTTCGTTCCCGATCACGTTCGCGGACGATCTCTCGGGGGTCGTCGGTGACTGCAGTCGCGCTCCGCCCGTACCAACTCGAGCAGGTCGCAGCCGTCGAGCGTCATCAACTGCTCCACAAGCAGCAGCGCGTCATGTACCTCGCCGCGACCGGCACCGGCAAGTCGGTGTCCGCGACCGAGGTCATCCGCCGGGCAGTCGCGACGCGTGGCGAGACCGGGCTGTTCCTCGCACATCGTCGTGAGCTCATCGACCAGATGGTCGGGCACCTGACTCGCGCTGGCCTGGTGGTCGGCGTCGAGCGCGGGTCGCGTCGCGCGGGCGCGGAACCCGTCGTCTGCGCGTCGGTGCAGACAATGCGCGGCGAGCGGCTCGAGAAGTTTCCGCGCGACGCGTTCGATGTCGTCGTGGTGGACGAGTGTCACCACGCAGCGTCCCCGAGTTACTGCGCGATCTTCGCCCACTTCAAGGACGCGCGTGTGGTGGGTGTGACCGCGACTGGTGATCGCGCCGACGGGCGCCCCCTGGGCGCCGTCTTCTCCCAGGTTGTCCACCGCATCGAGATCGACCAGGCGATCGAGGCTGGCTACCTGACACCCGTGCGCGGGATCCAGGTCACTGTGCCGGGGATGGACCTCAGCAAGGTCCGCTCGCGAAAGCAGTGTCGTGCCGGTGGCGAGGACGTCGTCGGGGACCCCAACTCCACGATCGACTTGCTGGCTCCCTCCGGCCAGGCCCGAATCGAGACCGGCGCTGGCGGGCGACCCGAGCGCGTCTCGGTCGACCTCCACCCGAAGGACCTCGCCCGGGTCGTGCTCGATCCGGTGGTCGTGGACGGTGTGGTCGGTCCGCTGCTCGAGCTCGCCGGCGCGCGCAAGACGATCGTCTTCGCTGTCGACCGCGCTCACGCCGCCGCGATCGCGGACGCGATCAACGCGAGGCGTCCTGGTCCTGACGGCAAGGGCGTCGCGCGCTGGCTGTGGCACAAGACCCCCGACCGGAAGCAGGTCCAGCTCGACCACAAGGCTGGCAAGTTCCAGTTCCTGGTCAACGTGCTCCTACTGACCGAGGGCTACGATGATCCCTCGATCGAGTGCGTCGCGATGGCGCGCCCTACGCAGAGTCGGGTGCTCTACTGTCAGTGCGTGGGTCGAGCGCTGCGACTCTTCGAGGGCAAGGTCGAGGCGCTGCTCCTGGACTTCGTCGGTGTAGGAGGCAAGTTCGACCTCGTCGGGCCGGAGGACGTGCTCGGCACGGCGCTGGTCGGGTTGGAGCAGTACGGGGAGAAGAGAGAGATGCCGGCCGGTGATTCAAAGAAGGTCGACCGAATCACTGTGGGCGACCTCGAGCTCGCGCCGTGGAGCGCCGCTCCACCTACGACTCCGTCGGCTTCCCCCACCTCGTCTGAAGCACCTCAAGTAGTGAGTTTCACGACGCGCGTAGTCCAACTTGTTCGCGGATGGTTCAGGAGGAAAAAGTGATGTCTGATGAGAACAACGAGAAGCGGGTCGCCATTCGTGAGCGCTTCTACGTGCTGACTTCGGCGAAAGAGGAACTCGTTCACGTGTGCACGCTGGCGCAGTGGGCGCGAGACAACTGTAGGATAGCGTCACGCACCGGCGTCGATTACAACGAGTTAGCAGACCAGATCCAGCGAGCGCTGTCATTGCTCGTGGACGCACGTGATCAAATCTTCGACGCACTAGAGCGTGCGTCGGAAGACTTGGATCGAGCGATGGGAGTCGAGTGATGGACGACGTTACCGAGCGGGCACTACGACATCGAATCGACGCTGAGCGCCGATATGGGAAGCGGGAGATCCTCGACGGTGCTGAGTTGTTGATCGTTCGCCTGAGGCAGGCGATACGCGATGTCGACTTCGGCAAAAGCATCAACCCGCACCTGATCGCAAACTTCAGCATGCTGACGGAGGCGATCGCGCGCTGGAACACGGCGCTGGATTTGATGCCGTTCCTCGACTTCGACGACAAAGGTAAGAAGGAGAAGAGCCAGTGAAGAAGTTGGAGGAGGCGATCGCGATCGCCAAGGCCGAGCGCTGGACCGTCGTACTCGAAGTGTTGGTCGAGGCGCGTAGGGAGTTCAAGGGCATCCGCGAGCAGATTCGCCTGATTCGTCTCGCGCTGCACGCCGAGGACGACGAACACGCCACGAGGATGATCGACGAGCTCGCCGGGTCGTTGGGGTTGACGCGAAAGAACAAGGCTGATGGCGAAGCGTAAGCCTAAGAAGATCGACCCGCATCGCGCCCAGGCCGCACGCGACGTACTCGAACACGTGTTCCTCAACGAGAAGAACTTCGACCTCGAAGCGCTCATCACGGAGACGGTCGAGGAGGACGCAGCCGGACACGTGTGGGTCACGGTCAAGCTTCACGTCCCGGCACTCGATGTCGACATGTGGCTCGACGGTACCCATATCGATCACCCCGACAACCAGGACGAGTAGCTGCGCATTCGCTGGCAACGCGCTGACGATGGATTCGTGGAGTCCTGGGACCGATGCTGGCGCATCGAGCCGGTCTACGGCGGGCTCACTCGGCCAGAGTCGTACAAGGTCCTCTACAACGGCATCGTCGTCGGAAGCGGACAGACGCAACGCGAGTGCAAGGCGTGGGCGCAGTACGTCGCGGAGGACGTGCTGAGATCCTCGACGATATCAACGACCTAGTCGCGACAAACACCCCAGCGGCATGACTGGCTGCGGGCGCAGTCATCGTCGCAGTCGCACTTCTGGTAGCACTTGCCGAGTCGGCACGCCTCGCCGCGATCGCAGTCGTCGTCACACTTGCACTCGCACGTCGGGGGAGGTGGCGGAGGCGGGGCGTCTGGCTCGCACGCGTCCGGCGCCGACGCATCTGGTAGCCCAGCATCCGGGGTTGACTCGGGGGACGCATCGGGACGGCTGACGTCATCTTCGCGCAGCAGGCTCGCGCAACCGGACAGGCAACCGAGGAGACAGAGCACGAACGCGAACGCAGCGACGATGAACTTGATAGTGCGCATCACCAGCGACCTCCGAGGAAAAGCGACGACGTGAACCCGAACGCGAGCTGCTCGCCCTCCGCGTCGTCGCGCAGGTATGCGAGCGCGGGCGCGAGCTCGACGCGGGCGAACTTGTATCGGAGCACGAGACCGCCGACGATCGCGAGGTACTCGCCGTCGATCTGACCGTTCCTCGACGAGCCGTCGATGCTGGTCCAGTGGACGCCGGCCGTCAGGCCGACCGGACCGTCGTCGAAGTACCGCGCGACGCCAGCGTGGAGCAGGTAGCCGCTCTCGCGTCCGGGGAGAACGTCGGCGAGACCGGCGTCGAGTGCGAGCTCGTAGTGGCCGACGCGGTCGCGTAGTTGGAGTGCCGGTCCCCACGCCCAGTCACCGTGGGGGAGGTACGCGGCCGACATCAGGCCGACGGAGAGCGCGAGCGCCGCGGGCGCCTCGCGGACGATCGTGTACGTGTCGCCAGCGGGACCCTGCGGACCCTCGGGTCCTCGCTCACCTGGCGGTCCTGGGATGCTCGGACAGTCGCACTTCGGCGTCACCGGGGCGACCGGCTTCGCGGGCGGACGACGCGGCGGACGCTTCTTGGCCGGCGGGCGTGGGCAATCGACCTTGGGTGCCTGGTCGGCTTGGGCGAGGCCCGCGGGTAGGGTGATGAGGAAGGCCAGGAACAGGGCGATTCTGCGCATGTGGAGGCCACCCTAGCACGATTCGTGCCTGTCCAAGGTTCCTCCCTGGACGGTGTCCGGCTGACCCGTCAAGGTTGGAGGATTGCCCTGCCCTCACGTACTGAAAGGTCTCTGTTCGTGCCCGCCTGACGAACCGTCGTCGGCTGTTCCACCTGCGCTCGACACGTCGCCCAAGAAGCGCGGCCGCCCCCGGAAGGTGGTCCCCGACCAGCCGAAGAAGCCGGGTCCCAAGCCCGCGCCATGGATGACTCGCGAGCGCGAGCCGATCGTCACCGACGTCACGCCGAAGATGGTGCGTCACTTCGCGGCGCCGGAGGAAGAGACGCGTCCGTCGGTGGACCTCAGCGCGCCGTGGCACCAGAACACGCGCACGCCGCAGGAAGAGGTGCTCGACGTCGTCGAGTACGCGGCCGCTACTGGTGACGTCGAGGCGCTCAAGGCGCTGCAGAAGCAGCTCGACTCCGAGCTCGCGCGCGCGACGTTCGCAGAGTTCTTCCGCCAGGCCTGGAAGGTCGTCGAACCGAACACCGAGCTCGTGTGGAACTGGCACCTCGCCCTGATCTGCGCGGTGGTCCAGGCGGTGTTCTTCGACTGGCTCAAGGCCAAGAAGGACCGGAGCTACCTCAACAAGATTCGCAACATCGTCTTCAACGTCCCTCCGGGCTCGTCCAAGAGCCGCATTCTCGCGGTCTGCTTCCAGGCCTGGGCGTGGCTCCACTGCCCTGGGATGAAGTTCATCTGCCTCTCGGTGAACGACGACGCCACGATGCGTGACGCGCGCGCCGCCCGCGATCTGATTCGCTCACCATGGTACGTCGAATCGTTCGGCATTGAGTGGTCAATCAAGTCTGACCAAGATGCTATTTCGAACTACGGTAATACCGCTGGCGGAGAGCGCATCTCAATGGCCTCTAAGTCAGAGATTGTCGGACTCCGAGCCGATGCGATTTTGATCGATGATGCGAATAACCCAAAGAAATCAGAGAGTAAGAACGAGCGCGACGAGATCAACGAACTCTGGTCCACGAATCAGTACAACCGAGTGAATGATGGTATGCGATCGCTGCGCATTGGAGTTCAGCAGCGCACTCATGCCGCGGACTGGACTGGCAATGTCATCAGTCTCCAGGGCACGTGGTCGCCCGATAATCGCGACGGCTGGCTCCACGTCGTCATCCCGGCCGAGTTCGAGGAAGCTCGTCGCTTCGTTCTTCCCGACGTTCTGGTGAGACTACTCCGCGACGCCGGACTTCCGGAGTCTGACTTGGTGTTCGCGGATCCACGCACCGAGGAGGGCGACTCGATCGACCCGGTGCGGATGCCGAGCGAGTACCTCGCGTCGGAGCGGAAGCGTTGGGCTGGAACCGGCAATTACGCCGGTCAGATGCAGCAGTCGCCCGTGGCCACCGAAGGCAACAAGGTCGACCGTCGGTGGTGGAACTTCTTCCGCCTGGCGTCAGGTGTGCGTCCGGACATCGACGAGCTCGAGGGCGGTCGCCCGCGTCCCGCGATGTGCCACGCGGGCGAGTCGAAGGTCATCCACGGCAAGCACTACTCGCCCGAGGAGTGGGACTTCGACTGGATCACTATCTCGATCGACTGCGCCTCGAAGAAGACCGAGAAGGGATCGAACTACGGCATCCTCGTCATCGGTGGCAAGGGCGGTCGCCGGTACGTCCTCGACGACGCCACGCAGCGAGGCGCGCTGCACGAGATCATCGCGGTGCTCGTCGGGACCGACGACGACCCCGAGCATCCTCGCTCGAGTGGTCTCGTGCAGAAGTGGCGACCGGACTCGATCCTGATCGAGCCGAAGGCTGCGGGACCCGACGTGATGGACACGCTCATCGAGCAGATGGGACGCGGCGACGTTCCGATGGTCGCGATCTGGGAAGCAGAGCCCGGAAACCAGGACAAGGAGATGCGCCTCGAAGCCGCGATCCCGTACATCAAGAACGGGATGGTCTACCTACTCGACGGTGCGCCCTGGCTCGAGGAGTTCGTGAAGGAGCTCAGCCTCTTCCCGAACGGTTTGCGCGACGATCGCGTCGATGCCTTGTCGCAGTGCCTGAACCACAAGCGTGCGGTCGACGACGAGTGGCCTGATCTCTAGGTCTTCTGCTCGCGCTCGCGCGGGAACGTCACGCACTCGGCATGCGCGTAGACCTCGAATCGACCGTCACCGATACGTCCGAGCGTCTTGACCGTGCCCTCGACCTTCTTCTTGCACACGGGGCACACTGGTTCTGGCTCGAGGATTTCTTCGCGGTCGAGCGGCACTGCTCTCAGCGTGACCTCGTACTTGCGGAGTAGTGCGCGAACCGCGCCATGCATGTCCGAGTGACTCTCCGGATACGACAGGTCGGGTCGCCACTCCTTGTGACCGGCCAGCAACGTCGCGACGATGTCGCTCGCGAGTCGAGCGAACGGCTCGCGTAGGAAGGGCTTCGGCATTCAGTTCTCCTCGTCGTGTTCGACGATGCAGCGGGCGAGGCATCCGGCGCGCACTGACGGGGTGTCGATCAGAATCGGCTGCCCGTTGCGTAGGTGCAGCGACTCGACACCGTATCCATATCTCTCCATCGTCGATGTCATGCAGCTACCGTCGTGCTCCATGTCCGCCGCGATCTCCGCCGCCCTGATCTCGATCGCGACGTTCGGGTAGGTGTCGTTGGAGGGCTCGTCGAATGCGACCTGATCGCGGCACGCGCCGCAATAAGCGCTCTGCATCCAGCCATCCGCACGGAACACGCGCTTCCAACACGCGACGTGATGCGGGCACTTCACTTCACACCGGCCTTGCGAGCGTCGTCGACGGCGGCTATCAACTCGGCATCGCGCGGCCAAGACTTGCGGCAGAATTTCATGTCGACATTCCGCGGATACTCGCCATCCCGCCACGCACACGCCGCGTTGAACACCGGCAGGATGCGGTCGAGCTCGACTTTCGTGTCTTGGTATGCCTCGTACGTGGAGCGCAGATACGCAACACGATCCTTCAGGAGTGCCTTCGCCTCATCCCGCTCTCGAGTCGTCATCGCCAGCATGTCGAGCGCCTCGTCGCGCTCGGTCTCTGCAGTCAAACAAGCCTCCTTCCACCCGGGGCTAAATCGACCGCGGCCCTTCGTCTCGATTTGGCGCAGCCTCGCCAACTCGTTGAGTGCATCCTCGTGTTGGCGACGGAGGGAGTCGCGCTCCTCGTTCCTCGCCAGCGCGTCGACGTCGGCCTGGGCGCGCTCGGACTGCACGAGCAAGCGCAGCCTCGCCATCTCCCCGTCGCGCGCGCGGATGGCGGTGATGAGGTCGAGCATGTCGAGGTCCCAATCGGCGTACGTAATCGCCTTTCTCGCCAACCGCTCGAGCTCTTCGAGGTCCACACTCACGGCGCGAGTTTCCTCAGTCGCTCGATCTGCTTGAGCAGCGACTTGATCTTCGTGTCGCGCATGTCGAGCATCCTCTCGACCGCTTCTGTACGCGATCGGTGCCACTGCCTACCCTCACCGTGAAAGTAGACGTGCGCCCCGAGCGACGGCACGTTGATCATACTACCGTCCTCGATGACGGAGTCGCATATCTTCGCGTCGTTCGCTTCTAGGATGCCCCTCGTCAGCGCGTACTTGGTGATCCAAACCTTCATCCTTGATGTCCTTTGGGATATAGAGACAATCGCCGGTGTTTCATGAGCCCACGAAGCTAAGCCGTTCCAGGATCTCCCCGGACACCATGCCGCGCGACCGTCCGCATCTAGCAACTCCTGGACAGGCTGCGTACGTTCAGAAATCGACTCTACCTCGCTGATTATGCAGGACTCGTGCCGACGAGTGTCCAGGGCGCTACCCTGGACGGATGATCGGTTGTGACTACGCGTCTGTTGACAAGAACGCTCCCCCCAACGCGTCCGCGGCCAAGACCGCCGGCGTGACCTTCGCGATCGTCCGAGGATCCTACAAGACCTGGACCGACCCCACCGCGAGGAGGGACGCCGAGGCGTGGCGCGCGGCGGGTGTGACCTTCGGCGCCTACATGTTCCCGGTTCTCGACCGGGGGGCGCCCAGCCCCGCCGAGCAGGTCCGAGCATTCGCGCGCTCCGGTGCTGTGCAGAAGTTCGACCTTCCGCCGACGCTCGACGTCGAGTTCCCCGGTGGGATCAAGAAGACCGGCCGCACGCGCGCTGAGCTACTCGGGTGGGTTCTCGAGGCCGTCGCGGAGATGAAGAGGGAGTTCGGCTGCTCACCGTTCGTCTACACGTCCGCCCGCGTGTGGGACGGCGACGACTCGGACTCACTCGACGCCGACAAGAACGGCTTCGGCGCGCTCCACCCGACGATGTCGGAGTGCCCGCTCTGGCTCGCGCGCTACCCGTACAAGACGCGCCTGCCCGCGATCGGGGACACGAGGGAGGAGAGGAAGGTCGTCGACGCACTGCCCTGGCCTCCGGTCCCGCGCGCGTGGGGCGACGCTCACAACGTCTGGATCCACCAGTACCAGGGCGACGCGCTCAAGATGCCTGGCTTCACGTCGACCGTGGACCTCAACCGGTTCCGGTCACTCGCGCGTGGCGAGGCCGGCGAGCGGGTTCGCTGGCTTCAGCGTCGCGTGAAACTCGCCGAGGGAACGCCCGGCATCTTCGACGAGGCGCTCGAGGACGCCGTCCGCGAAGTCCAGTCACGCGCCGGACTCGTCGCCGACGGTGTCGTCGGACCTAGGACGTTCGCGCGCGTCGCTTGGGCGTAGCTCAGGCCGCGAACTTCATCGGCTCCTCGATCCAGTCGAGAGAATCGCCACTGTACAGTTCGCGCAGCGCGTTTTCGTGTTCTGGGGGAACTGACCACCACCCGAGTGACCCCGCGTACGGGATCGAATCGGGCAGCGCGGCCGCCCACTCGATCTCGTAGCCGTACGGTCCGCCCCACCACGGGTCGAGGTTCACGCCGCGGAACGGACGGGTGGTCTCGGTGAACTGTCGGCCGGTCAGGATCATCGCGCCGATGATTCCGGTCTGCCTGGCACTAACCGACGCGCTAGATGCGAAGATGTCGCGACCGAGGATCTGTGTCACGGTCGCGGCGTACTCGTTGCTCCAGCCCTTGCCCCCGTGGACCGCCACGAGCGTGCGTCGGCCCTGCATCCACTTCGGAAGCGGCCGCGAGCGGTTCTCGATGCGTTTCGTCCTTGAAACGATCGCCCAGCCCATGGGTTGGATGAACGTGAGTGCTCTCATCGCTCTACTCCGTTCACGATCCAGTCGAGCTCGGCCAGCATATCGGCACAGGCTTGCTCCGTGACACCGTCGTCGACCATTGCCGTTAGCAGCGCGCGCACCTTCGAGACGAGAAGCGGGAATGCGCGTTCGCGATCACCTATCACCACACCTTGGGTCACGTGTGTTGCACCGAGACGCTCGCAGATCGCACCCTCGTCGGCGACCTTGCTGAGGAGGTCCTTGAGGCTCACGATGCTCACGGCGCCACGCATGCCGACGGTGTTGACCAGTTGTTGTCCCCGACCTTGATGCCCCCGACCGGGCTGTACTGAGGATTCTCGCATCGCATCGCTCCACTGCTCGTGGAAGCGTTCCCGTCCACGATCGTCGCGACGAAGCCAAACCCGCCGGTGCCGGATAGTCGGACGGCGCTGTAGGTCATGCCGGAGATGATGTTGTCGTTCACTCCGAGACCTCGGACGTGGTCGCCGGTCGGCGTCACGTAGATGCCCATCGAGTTCGGTCCAGCGTTACCCTGCAGGAGGTTGCCCTCGACCTTGGACAAGCGCGGAGCTGCCAGGAGGATCGCCGCACCGTCCGTGTCGTTGATGCAGGTGTTGTCGACGACGTTCAGCAAGTTCGCGCTGATTCCCGAGTGAGGCTGCGACCGGATGCACGACCCCGCCCCACCCCGCCGGCGAATCTGGTTGTGCGAGACGTCTGCCTGCTCGGCGAGGTTCGCGAGCTCGATGTTCGCGACGGTGTCGCGAGAGTTCTCGGCGTCGAGGATGTTGTTCGTGATGCTCGCGCGACGACAACGCACGCACGTGATCGCGGCGCGGCCGCCGATGATTTGCACGTCGTGAACGTTGAAGTTGTTCTGACTCGTGCCGCTGATGACGAAGTTGTCGTCCGCAGTAGTTCGCGGTCGATTGAACCAGATGAAGCCTGGACCGACGTTCGTGCCGGTGTCGTCCTCGGCGCCCGTGGCCTCCCCGTCGAATACCGTGCCCTTGACGCCGTCGCCATCCACATAAAAATTTGAGATGTCGAGCGCGTTCGCGTTGCGCTGCCACGCGACGAATGACCGACCGCACGAGACGCCCTCCACGTTCCGGATCTTCGTGTTGCGCGACTGCGAGGCGACCGAGTTCCCAGCGACTCGGATGCAGTCGCCCCAGCGTTCGCCGGCGGAGCCCGCCCAGAAGAACCGAACGTTCTCGATGACGGTGTCGAGGATCGGCTGGGTGCACGGCTGGTTCGCGCACACGTTCGTACCGACGTCGATCGCGATCGTCTGCTCGCCGGCGTCGGTGTTGTGCAGCCGCGTACCGTCGATCGTCAGGTTCTTGACCCCGCAGTGGTCGCAGCCGGGATCGAAGGAGATGCCCTTGAGGGCCCGCGCCTCGGCGTCCTGCGCGTAGACGAGCGTCGTCTCGTCCATCCCCTGCCCCTCGATCACGATCCCGTACCTGTGCGCGGAGATGCCCGCCTTGCTGTTGTAGGTGTGGATCCCGGCTCGCTGGACGAGGAACGTGCCGCTAGGCAGACGGCAGAGCTTCCCGCCGTTCGCACTCGCGTCGTTGATCGCGGCCATGATCGACGGACCGGAGTCCACCGTAGGTCCCAGGACACCCTCGATCCACGGCACCAGGCCGTTTTGTCCCAGAGACGTGTTGACGTAGTTGGCCGGATGGTAGCAGTACGGATCGATTCCCGAGGGGTCGGTCGACAAATTGGGGTCTGCCGCGCACGCCGCGAGAGGTGCGAGCAGGAGGAGGGACAAGAAGTGTCGGGTCATGTTTGACCACACAACTCCCTGGACGAGTCCCGAGCTTTCAGGAATCGACCGAGGTCGTCACTTTCGTGAAAGTCGCGGCGCTCGCGCGGAGTTCCCTGGACATGCACATCTGCCCTGAAGAAGTGGTCGTCGCGAGCTCGTGCTTCGCGTTCGTGCCGTTCATCGCCCGACGCGCGTGGTCGTGGGTCTGCTCGATCTGCGGACGGTCCCGGTGAAGCTTCCCAAGATCGCTGATCTCGCGCGCGAACAGGCCAGGTTCGTCAAGTACGAGGACGGGAAGCTCTGGTACCAGGTCATCTGGACCGAGCACGACGACCGCGGAATCCCCGTTCACACCGGACTGTTCGACTTCCCGATCGACGTCACGAAAAACGACACCGGCGGCACGTTCGGCAACTCGGAGCGCGCCGTCATGTTCTTGCGGTGGATTCGCCAGCACCTCGAGTTTCTTCGTGAGGCTCGAGACGCCGCCGAGGTCGACGGAGAGTAGCGTGTACGTCTCCCACGACGAGATGTTCGACGACGTTCGGAGTTGGGGAGCTCTGCTACTCAAAACTCGAGTAGGTGGAGCGCTGCCGATTCAGTTCGAGCTCACCCCGCCATATAACTTGTATTCCTCGCTGTACGTTGAATTTCGAATGCAGGTCCCGTGCGTTCACACTGGGAAGCAGATTGTGATCATTCGGCGCGCTCGCCCACCCCACGGAATGCGCCAAGAGCCCGACAGACTGCAGTGGCTCCGTCGCGAGGTCCACGCGTTCTATCGTCACGAGGCCGACGAGTGGTTCCGGTTTGACGAGAGCGCCGTGTTCGCGCCGCACGAGGAGCATTCGAAGTGAGCTACGTCTGGACGACACGTGAAGGTGAGAAGGTCCGACTCGACCAGATGTCCGCGTCGCACCTGGTCAATTTGTTCGCGTGGCTCGACAAAAGATGCGAGCGATGGCGCGAGAGCGAGTTCATGGGCTGGATCAAGCATCAGTCGTACGCACAGTGGCTTGTCAGGGTCGCTGACGAGATCGAGCGCAGGCAGAAGGCGCGACCGAAACTTCATCCCGATGACTTGATTGCGGCGGAGATGGCCGCTCGCGAAGAGATGTGGGACGTCTGGGACGGCGACTGACGCAAGTCCGGAACACCCGTGTCCGGAATGCGACGGTTAGCGCTCGGATAACGCGAGCTCAATTCAAGCGCTTGCCACTGTCCAGGGAAGACTCCTGGTTGGTTCGTGGTTTGTAGTGAACGACCCACATGAAGTCCAAGACGTCCAGGAAGACTCTCAAGAACACGGTCGCAAGTCGCATCGCCCGCGCCGCCGGCTACTTCAGCAAGGCGAAAGGTCCCGCACCTCGGACACCGGTACTCCGCGCCTTCCTGGATGACGACGCGATCATCGTGGATAACTTCGCTGGAGGTGGCGGCGCCTCGAGTGGCGTCACGCGCGCAATGCACTCTCTAGGCATCGCGAAGTCACCCGACATCGCTATCAACCACGACGCAGAGGCGATCGCGATGCACCGGGCGAATCACCCGGACACGAAGCACTACATCGAGGACGTCTGGCAGGTCGACCCGCACGAGGCCTGCGACGGTCGCCCGGTTGGGCTCGCCTGGTTCTCGCCGACCTGCACGCACTTCAGCAAGGCGAAGGGCACCGCACTCGACGAGTCGAGCATCAAGATCCGCGGCCTCGCGTGGGTCGCCGTGCGCTGGGCGGCCGCGGTTCGCCCTCGCGTCATCTGTCTCGAGAACGTCGAGGAGTTCATGAAGTGGGGACCGCTGCACCGTCAGCACACCGACGGTTGTACCGGGGAGACCCGCGAGCGTCGTATCGATGGTCGGTCGCGCGAGTCCGAAGGGTGTCGCAAGACGTGTCGCCTCCACAAACCAATCAAGGAGCGCGAGGGCACGCTCTTTCGCGCGTTCGTCTCGCGTCTCGAGAAGCTCGGTTACGTCGTCGAATGGCGCCTGCTGCGAGCGTGCGACTACGGTGCCCCGACCACGCGTCGACGGCTCTTCCTCGTCGCGCGCTGCGACGGCCAGGCCATCACCTGGCCCGAGGCGACCCACGGTCCGGGTCGCGAGAAGCCTTACCGCACCGCCGCCGAGTGCATCGACTGGAGTACCGAGTGCCCGTCGATCTTCACGCGCTCCAAGCCGCTCGCGGATAAGACCCTCGCGCGCATCGCGCGCGGCATCGACAAGTTCGTTCTGAGCACCGACAAGCCGTACGTGGCTCCTAAGCCTTGCATTGTACCAGTTGCGTACGGTGGAGATGCTCGAGTGAATGACATCGAGGAACCGCTCCGCACCATCTGCGGGAATCGTGGTGGGCATGCGATCGCCGTTCCCTACCTCGTCCACCGGAGTAACGGCGAGCGTCGCGAGGTCGTAAAGTCCGATGGGACCGTCGTCCTCGGCCAAGCGCCACGCATCTACGACATTCAGAAGCCGATCGGCACCATCGTGGCGCAGGGCCAGAAGCACGCGGTGACCTGCGCGTACCTCGTCAAGAACAACGGCGGGAACAATGACGCACACGGCTCGTCCGGTCAGAAGCTCGAGGAGCCGCTGCACACGATCGCAACACACAACACGAAGTCGCTTGCGCTCGCACACCTCGTGAAGATGCGCGGTACCAGCGAGGCGCATATCAACGCGTCCGCGCACTCCCTCGAGGATCCGGTTCCGACCGTCAGCGCCAGCGGAACTCACCTTGCGCAGGTCGCGGCGTATCTCGTTCGCTACAACGGCACCGGGGACGCGGAGAGCGCGGATCGTCCGATGCCCACGCAGACCACGAAGCCCCGCTTCGGCCTCGTCGAGGTGACCCTGTCCACGGAGGTCACCGAGCGCGCGATGCAGGTCGCGAGGTTCCTCGGATACGACCACCCGTTCGTGATGGAATTGAACGGCGAGCAGTGGGTACTGGTCGACATCGGCATGCGGATGCTGGCGCCGCGCGAGTTGTACCTGGCCCAGGGCTTCGACCCGGACTACGTAATTGAGTGCCCCGGCCCGAACGGGAAGCCCCTGACCAAGACCTCGCAGATTCGCATGGTGGGCAACTCCGTACCGCCGGTGATGGCCGAGGTCATCGCCAGAGCGCAACTCGCTGCGTAGGGAAGCCACCTCCCGTCCAGGCAGTTGAATAGTTGTGGATCTCGACTACGAAGTGTTCGTGCGTCTGTGTGAGCGCATCACGAGCGATGAACTCGACCGCCTGGCGGAACTGAAACGGTCGCATCGACTCGAGTCTTGCCCTCTAGTCGAATTACTCCGCGATGTTCCGCGCAATCCGTCGTGGTACGACGTGACCCCTTATGAGAACGACCCGAGGCACTTCTCGGCCACGTTCCGCAGCCCCCTTGGTCCGCAGACCATGAGTGGTGGAGGAGAGGTCCGCCCGGACGGCGTGATGCGCACCTGGTCGTGCGTCTCCGGTGAATTTCACCTCAGGTGATGGAGTGACGATGTACTACGACGACTACGAACCCGACCCCGCGCTCGACGAACTGCTCGATGAACGCGACAAACTCGCTCGGCAGGTGGAGACTTGCGTGCGCGAGCTTTGCACCGTCGCGGTCACGCTCGGTGCGGAGACCAACCTTGCGAGCGTACTGCAGGCCATCGTCGATCGACACAACCGGTACTGTGAGATCGCGCAGGAACTCGGCGTCGAGCCCGACCACGCTCAAGTCATGGAGCGACTTCGCTCGCTCCAGACTCGCTAGCGTACTGTCCGAGCGGCGTACACCAGGGAAGACACAGAGGAAGCACCTCCAGGTGCCGAGGGTTCTCAAGGGAGGTATGCTCGACAACTCCCACGCCAGTCCCGAGTGACGCCGGATCCAAAAATCGCCGCCTCGCCAGGCGACTCCATCGCTATCACGACCGCTGACGATCTCTTCGACCAGGAGACCGTCGGGCGCGAGGTGATCGGCCCCTGGACGGCCTGGGCTGAGCGACTCACGACCCACGCGCGACGTCCGAGCAAGGATGTGGGCCTGGGTGACGAGGCCCTGTGCTTCACCCTCGCTCGTTTCCGCGACGCACCGTGCACCTGCCGACAGGCGCCGACCCGTCGGCCCGACGGCACGTGGACCGTCGGATGTCCCGATTACGAGCACGTCGCCGGTCGCCGGCACCGCGGCCACCGCATCGCGCGTAACGTCGTCGCGGTCACCGCGCTCGGCATCGACTTCGACAAGGACGAGGCCAATCGATCCCTGACCCCCGGCTCCGCCGAGCGCGTTCTCGAGGCGTTCGTCGCGCGCGGGCTGCGCGCCGTCATCTACACCACCCACTCTCACACCGACGAGCGGCCGAGCTACCGCCTGTGCGTGGCGCTGAGCCGCGAGGTCCCGGGACAGGATTGGGATCGCTTTCTCCAGGCAGCGCTGACACACGTCGGGATCCCGGCAGGCTGTCACGCGGACGCTCGCCACGTGTGGTTCTTTCCGTCGGCGCCTGACGGTGCGCCGGTCGGCGCGGTCGCACTGGACGGCGCACCGCTCGACGTCGACGCGATCCTCGCGACGGCAGCACCCGTTGTCGGCCGGGCCAGGGTCGGCAGCGTCCACCTGCCCGACGAGGGGGCGGAGCCAGAGTGGCTCGCCGCGATCCCGCAGGAGCAGCGCGTCGCGGACATGCGCGCCCACCTCCGGCGCGAGCTCGGCGAGGTTCACCCGGCGCACGCTGGTCCAGACACCGACGACCGACGGGTTCGCAACGGCCTCATGTGGACCGTCATGTGCACGGTCTCGCGGGTGTACGGCGTCCGCGACCCGGACGACGTCCTCGACGCGGTGCTCGAGGTCTACAACCCGAAGTGCGTCCCGCCCTACGGCGAGGACCGCGTGGCGGACGTCGTTCGCCGCGCGTTTGCCGAGGGCGAGAAGACCTGGGGCGACTACTACTCGCCCGAGCAGGTCGCCGAGCGCGCGCAGCAGATCGCGGACGCCTCGGACCCGGCGTTCGTGAAGTTGTTCGCGGACCTCGCGCCGCGAGCGAAGCCCGTCGCGACGAGTGGCGTGTTCGGGGGCGCACCGGCCCCGGTAACCGCGACCGCGGTCCTGGATCTCCCCGTGGTCCCTGGACCGACGGTGACCGAGGTCGAGCTCGCGCTCCGCAACTTCGCGCGTCGTCGCGGTCACCGTTTCGACGACGAGACGATGGACGCCGAGTACCTCAGCCGCATGTACGCACTCGGGGAGGAACTCGTCGGCGGGAAACGTACCCGACGCCGTCACGCCGAGATCTTCACCACCAACGAGGACGTCGGTCGCGCCGCGGTCGCCGTCGTCCGGCGCGCGCCGCGCGACGCAGCCGACCAGACCCTCGCCGTGATCCTGAGCGGGCACATCCAGAACGGCCTCGTGTCCGATCTCCAGGAGTTCGTGCGCGAGGCGCGCGAGGCCGCGTGGCAGGAGCGCCGCCAGCGCGAGGCCGACGCCCAGCCGCTAGACGAGAACGAGTTTCGGATGGACAAGGGTCGACCTGTCTCGACCGCGGAGCACAACATTCGCGTCGGGCTGAAGAAGCTCGGCGTGTCGCTCCACCACAACCGACTCGCCGACCAGCAGGAGATCGACTGCGGCGACGGGAGAGAGTTCCTCGAGGACCACCACCTCAAGACGCTCCACAACCGACTCGAGCGCACCCACGACTTCGTCCCCCCGAAGGAGAAGCTCTTCGACACCGCGGAGGTGATCGCTCGCGAGAACGCCTACCACCCCGTGCTCGACTACCTCGACTCGCTGCCCACGTGGGACGGCGTACCACGCGTCGAGACTTGGTTGATCGACCACGCCGGCGTCAAGGACACGCCGTACGTCCGCGCGGTGTCGCGTCTGATCCTCGTGGCAGCCGTCCGGCGCGTCCGCCGTCCGGGCTGCAAGTTCGACGAGATGCTGATCCTCGAGTCGGACACGCAGGGCTTCTTCAAGTCGTCTATGGTCAAGGCACTCGCGGTGAACGAGGACTGGTACAGCGCCAAGCTCTACCTCGACGGCGACGACCGTCGTTGGATGGAACAGACGGCGGGGCGCTGGATCTGCGAGGCCGGCGAGCTCTCGAAGATGTCCAAGACGCAGTCGAATGAGCTCAAGGCGCAACTCTCGACCGAGGTCGATCGGACTCGCAAGGCGTACGGTCGCCTGCCCACGACTCGCCCGCGACAGTTCGTGATCATCGGAACCACGAACGAGCGCGAGTACCTGGTCGACTCGACCGGCAACCGTCGCTACTGGCCCGTACAGGTCACCAGGCCGATCGACATCAAGACGTTCCGGGCGATCGTGTCGCAGCTCTGGGCCGAGGCCGCCCAACTCGAGCAGGAGCACGCAGACGACGACGAGTACATCCGCCTCGACCCGTCGCTCTACGGCGCGGCCGCGATCGAGCAGGAGGAGCGCCGGACCAAGAGCCCGATCGAGATCCTCCTCGAGGAGCGACTCAGCGACCGTAACGGTCGGATCCGCGTCAGCGACACGTGGATCCTCGCGGATCTCGAGATGACCAATCGCAAGCGTCCGTCGACCACCGAGTCGAAGGAGATCGACACCGCGATGACGCGCCTCGGCTGGCACAAGCCCGAGCGCGCCGTCCGGTTCACGAACGGCGAGGCGCGCGCGTGGATCAAGGGCGACGAGAACGAGTGCCTCGCCGAGATCTGCGTCGACGCTCAGGGGAAGCTCCAGGTCAGGACGCCGAGCAGGATCTCTAACAAATATTCGTAGGCTGGTCCCGCGCGTGTCCAGAGAGTACCCTTGGAAGTGAGACCTCTCTGCTACCTGTTCCTCGTGCTCCTCGCGATTGGTTGTCGTCACGAGTACGTCTCGGGACGCGCGCCGACCCTGACGACCCCCGCGGTCGCTAGGATGATTCACCGGGGGCAGTTCCACTGCACTGTCTGGAAGGTCGCCGAGGGACTCGAGATGACCGCCGGTCACTGCTGCGAGGACGAGGAGACGTACAACCTCGAGGGCGAGTTCGCCGTCCCAGGCGCCGAGCTCTCCGTCTTGATCGACGACGACGCGCATGACGTCTGCGTCCTGCGCGGCGAGATGCGCGGGGCGCCTATCCAGCTCGCGCCCCACGACCCGCCTGTCGGCGAGGTCGTCTGGACGGCCGGCTACCCGCGCGGGATCTACCTCCGGTCCGAGGGTCTGTGGTCCGGACGCTCGCGCATCGACGACGACACGTACGACACAGGTATCTGCTCCGCGGTCGGTGGGTTCGGCGGATCCGGCTCGCCGATCATGGACGTCGAGGGTCGCGCGGTCGGTGTCCTGAGCAGGCGCTACCAGGAGATGGACAATTTGATGATCCTGTCCCCGATCGAGTGGGTGCGGGACGCTCTTCGGCGAGCGCGCGTGCAGCCCCGCGAGTAGGGAAGCCTGAATTGTGTCCGGGGGGTTCCTCCTGGACATGGTCGACAACCCAGCCGAGTACTTCTCAAAGCTCGAGAGTGATCTGCGCGCCTCGCGTGCCGCGCTGCGATCAGCACAAGATCGTGTCGAGGAACTCGAACTGGCGCTCGCTTACTCGGACAGCATTCGAGCCTCGCTAGTAGAGGCGGCGTCCGACGTCTCGAAGAACTTGGACGTCGCGCTCGAGAGGCTCGAGCAGTACCAGGAGGTCGTTGACGCGGCTGTGGAGTACTTCGAGACCGACGGGCGCGCGGACTCTCACGGACTGCTGATGCGCGCTGTCGAGCCGGAGATCGCGCGCCGCGAGGCTCGTTCGTGAACGACAAGGGGCATCTCAAGGACGGTCAAGATCGACCGAAGTATCGGACGTACTGGTTGTCGCGCAATCGACTGGCTGGAGAGTTGTCCAACAAGGTCGACATCTGGCTTGCTGTTCCAGAGCGCCTCCGCTTCGCGGACGGTGACGTGCAGTGGGTGGTTCTCGGCGAGGCGCGACACACCGCGCACTACGGACGATGGTCGCTCGAGCAGGCGCATCACGAGGTCGCGGCGGGGGTGCCTGCGACTGATCGAGAGCTCCTTCGCGTCGGCGACGAGACGACCATCGTCCCGGTCAACATCGCGGGACGGGTGGCGGCGTGACGAGTCGAGTACTCCCAGACATCAATTTCACCGCTCGACTGCAAGGTGCAGTTCACAGTGTGGTCTTGACGCTTCCGTGCAAGACACTTCGCCGGTTGTCACGTCGAGCGCGTCACTGCCGTCGCATGCGACGCAAGAAGCTCAGGGGCTGGGCGTGAGCGAGCAGGTCAGCGAGTGCCCGAGTTGCGGCTGCAAGGAGTGGTACCCGACGCTCAATCGGAAGTGCGTCTCTTGCGGCACGTACCTCGACGGTCCAACCGAGATCAAGACGTACGACCCGAAGGACGTGAAGGTCACGTTCAACGGAGTCGAGTTGACCGGCTTCGCGGACGGCACATTCATCAGTGTTGACCCCGCCGCACCAGATTCCGATCGGACTGCTTTCACTCGCGCAAAAGTTCGTGATGGAACGTGCACCTTCACGCTCCTTCAGGAAGGTCAGAGCGATCTCGTCGAGAAAGTCTACGACGACGTCCAAGTACGTCATTGGAATATTGACGTAGAGGCGTACTTCACCCGGTGTCGTCACCAAGAGCGCAAGCGTCGCCGACGCGCTCGCGCGCTTCGTAAGAAGCGGAGGGGTTGGGCATGAGTGGTGCGACGCAGAATGCCGACGGTTCCAACAAGGGTTGGAAGCACGGCAAGACAATCGTCAACGGCGAGGTTCGCTTCGCGTCAGTGAGCTCGCTCGAGACCGCCGACTCGTCGAGCACGAGCGGCTGCCTCCGCAAGTGGTGGTTCCGCTACAAGCGGAACATCAAGGAGCCGCCGAACAAGGACACCGAGCGAGGCAACGCGTGTCACGCCGAGGTCGCGAAGTACCTCACGACCGGCGAGCGAGGTCATCTCTCGTCGGTCGTTCTCTCTGGACTGCACCAGCTTCCCACGCCCGGCGACGACTTGCTCGTCGAGTGGGACATGGTCCCGGACTTGCCCGATGGAAGTTCCGGCATCTCGCAGGCGAAGGTTCGCGTCGCCGGCATCCCGCTCCTCGGCGCGATCGACCTCTGTCACGCGCGACCTGAGAACTACGGCGTCCAGGATCCAAGCGCTGCGTACGACGAGCCTGGCGTCATTAAACTCCTGGACCATAAGTTTCCGAACACCATCAATAACGCAAAGTCTCCGACTGACTTGCCAGAAACGTTTCAAATGGCCGGTTACGGAATCTTCGCGTTTGAAACTTTTCCAGACCTCGAGCGCGTCCGACTGACGCACAACTACTTCCCAACTAAGGGCACGCCTCGCGCGCCGAATATTCTCGTCGATCGCGAGACTCTCGAGCGCACGTGGCGTCGCGCGACCGCGGTCGCGAACAGCATGAAGCACGCCGCGCGTGAGTCGAACCCCGATCTCGTCGACGCCAACACCCGCGCCTGCAGGGCGTACAACCGAGACTGTCCAGCGAAGGTAGCCGGCGTGTGCCGGGCTGCCAGTCACAGCAGCCTATCGATGCTGGTCGGTGGAACCGCCGCGGCGCGACTGCTGACGCCGCCCAGCAACCTCGTGCAGATCGGGAAGCGTCCGACTAGTCCAGGGGTTCTGTCGGGGACAACTGAGGAACTCACAGACATGACGACACCCGTGACGCCGATCTCGATCATCGCCCGCCTGCAGGCCCAGCGGGCTGGTGCACCCGCGCCCTCGACCGTCCAGACCCCGGCTCCCACGCCGGTCCCCGCGTCCGCGCCGCCGTCGGCGGACGTCGAGGCCGAGATCGTGCGCCTCGCCGCACTCGAGGCGGCCGAGAACGCCCCGGCACCTGACCCGACGCTCTCACTGATCGCCGATATCGACGCGTGCGGTATGGGGCGCCCGGCTCTCTCCGGCGCTGTCGCCCTCGCGTACGCGAATGCACGCCGTGCGGCCGGCGAGGCATTTGACTCGAATGGTCCGTTCGCTGGTACCGGCGAGCTCGCGAAGTTCATGATCGAGGACCCGACGCACCTGCCCGCGGTCCGCGACGAGGTCCGTGCCCTGGCCGCGAAGCGAGCGGCGGAGATCGCCTCCGAGGCGCCGGCATCGGACCAGTCATCGTCAGTCGAGACCGCCTCGAGCGAGAAGCCGCCGAAGAAGCCCCGCGCGTCGCGTAAGAAGGCAGACGCGCCCTCACAGGCTGACCACGTGACCGAGGTCGCCGCTTCGCCCGTCGTTGCCGAGACGCCCGTCGCCAGCATCGTCAACGTGAGCACCCCTGCCGTGGCCGCCTCGAGCGTCCCCACCGAAGCGGTGACTGACCAGCCCGCACCCGGCCCGACGCCTCAGCCGCCCGGCACAATCAACGTTTACGTCGACGTCGCGATCGAGGGACTCGAGACCAAGAGCCTCTGGCCACTGATCGACTTGATCTGCGCCAACATGAATCAGGACGCCGCGCAGCCTGGACCCGACGGTAACACCGTCGTCACGGACTTCCGCTGTGCCGCGCCGGACTCGAAGTACGGCTTCGGTCGGCACAAGGGTGTGCTCGCGGCGTGCATCCGCGAGCTCCCGGCCGCGGGACTCCTCCCGCCGGGCAACTATCACCTCAACGGCTCGATGGGCGACATCGGCTCGGTCGCGGCCGAGACGTTTGGCCAGATCGCTCGCGCTACCGGTGGCGTGTTCATCAAGGGAGCGCGGTGATGGAATACGAACCATTCATCGAAAACACGAGCCCCGTCCACGACGTTAGTGACCAGCCTCTGAACCCAGAGGACCCCGGCTTCGACGAGCAACAGCTTCGGGGCACTGGCGTGGCGCACGACTCCCCGGCCGCCGTGCAGTGGCTCGCGCAGGGCCGCGTGGTCGTGGTGACGTCCAACTACCTCGGCGGACCTCCGCAGCTCCGAGTGCGCAAGGTCCCCTTCCCCGCGCTCACCGATCGCGAGCGCGCTGTCGCGCTTCTCCTCGCACTCGGAGAGAAGAACGCCGAGATCGCGGCCGCTCTCGGCATCTCGATCAAGACCGTCGACACGCATCGAGGGCACATCCTGAAGAAGCTGAAGTGCCGCAACAACGTCGACCTCGCGCGGCTCGCTATCCGCGAAGGGTACGTGCAGCCATGAGTCGCTTCGACCGAATCGTCAAGCGAGGTCTGGTCGGCCCGTGGTGGGAGTCTCGCTTCGCGGACCTCGTCGAGCGTCGCCAGCCCGACGGGACCTACTCCAAGCGCGAGAGGCGGATGGTCACGATCGAGCCACCTCGCATCGCGCCACAGATTCTCCCTCGCCCGTCCGACATGACGCGGCAGGCACACCGTCGACTGTTTCGCGAGGCGTGCCGTCTGTCCGGTGTCGACTACCGCGACGCCAAGAAGACCTGACATGCGCCACGGATCCGGCTCAGGACACTTCGATCTCTCGGACGCCGACCTCTCCTACGGCGAGGCGCCAATCGACACTGTCGACACCATCGTCACGGTCGCGACCAGTGTACTGGTTGACTACGCTGACGAGTCGGGCTGCTCGAGGATCGAGCGCATGGCGCGCTGGATCATCCTCAACTTCGGTCACCACGACGCGTGGTCGATCGTGACCCGCGTCGGGGGCATCACGCACCGCGAGCTCGAGCGCGCCAGCGTGTGGTGTGTCGGCCAGCAGCTCGGCGTCACGACCAACGTGGCGACCCGCGAGGAGCGGCGCGACCCGCAGGCGATCAGTCACGACGACGCGCGCGCCATCGCGGCGGCGCTAATCCGCGCGGTCGAAGAAGCGGAGTCCTAACTTGGCCCTCGGGTACTGCACCGAGTGCGAGACCCTTCGCACGATCGTCTCGCTCGGTCAGAAGTGGGGTTCGAGGGAGTGCGAGTGGGCGCCGATCGAGCACTGCAGTCCAGACACGCACATCGGATGCGGAGGGACAGTAACCGAATCCGAGAGTCCTTCCGGCGGCACTCCGCGCTACTGGTGCGAGGTCTGCTTGGGTTACGTGGGCCAACACGCTCGCTTGGTCAGCGGTCGCTGCACCGGCTCTGGCAAGCCCATCAGGTAGCCTGTGTCCGACGATCGCGACGACGAGGACGACGACGACCTCGATGAGGAGACTGCGCCGTCGTTCTACCCTGCGGACTGGAATGGCCAGACGCGGACGATGCAGCAACTCCTTTCCGGTTCGATCCGGGGGATGCCCGTTTCGAACAGTGACGAGCTGAGGCGGATCGTCAATCTTCCGCGTCGACCATCGGTGACCACGGGCTCGACGACCGCCGAAGCGCTCGTCCAGATGATGATGGGTCGCTACTCGCTCGGGCCGCGACAGTGCCGCTGCGCCGAGATCGATAAGCGCGTGAAGAGTGGCAAGCGCAAGTGCATCAAGCAGCTCAAGTGGGAGCAGGCGTGGGCGCTCTACGAGATGAGCACCTACGGCGGTCTCATCGCGTCGTGCCCGGTAGGTTTGGGAAAAACGTTTTTGGACGTCGTCGGGGCGCTGGCGATCAAGAACTGCAAGATCGCGCTGCTGATGATCCCACCTGGGCTGCGGAAGCAGATCATCACCGAGTACCGACTCATCGCCGAGCACTTCCGCGTCCCGAACTTCGTCGTCCACCTGCCTGGTCGACAGACGTGGCGCAGCGCGGTCCAGCACCTACCTGACGGCTCGCTCGCGCCTACGGTGCACGTCGTCCCGTACACGTTCATCTCCGGGAAGCAGAACTCTCAGTGGATCGAGAACCTCCGGCCCGACGCGATCATCTGCGACGAGGTCGACGGGCTCTCGTCGATCGAGTCGAGCCGGACGATCCGCCTCCTGCGCTACTTTGAGCAGTACTGGCAGACGACGAAGTTCTTCGGGTGGACGGGCTCGCTGACGAACAACTCGGTCTCTGAGTTCGCCCACCTCCTGGCCATGGCCTTGCGGCACCGCTCACCGCTGCCGACTGACAAACTCGTCATCGACGAGTTCTCTCGCTGTCTCGACGCGGTGCCGAACCCGTCCCCTCCCGGCGCGCTGATCGCGCTGCTCGAGCCTCACGAGGGCGTTCACGAGATCCGGAAGGCGTACCAGCGCCGCCTGGCGGAGACCCCCGGCACCATCATCATCGGCGGCCGGCAAATCGTAACGAACGACGCCGGCGACGAGGTCGTCAACGATATCCGGGAGAAGGTCGTTCCGCCGATCCCCCAGCGAGTGCTCGACGCCCTCCGCCTCGCGCGCAACAAGCTCCGGCCCGACTCGATGGTCAGCGACGACCCGGACGAGATCCTCGTCGACCCGCTCGAGCAGGCGCGCGTCGTCCGGCAGGTCGCGACCGGCCTGGTCTACCGCTGGAACTGGAAGGGCATCCCCACCGAGCTCCGCCTCCGGTGGCTCGCCGCCCGTAAGGCGTGGCACAGCGAGCTCCGCTACAAGATGCTGCAGGGCGAGCTGCACCTCGACTCGGCGAAGCTCTGCGAGGAGGCCGCTCGCCGCGCCTACGAGGAGTTGCCGAGTAGTCCCGATCTACCGAACTGGCCGGCGGAGAACTGGCGGGCGTGGCGCGACATCCGCGACCAGTGCAAGCCCAAGCCGGAGGCGCGGTGGATCGACGAGTGGCTCGCCGAGGACGCGGCACAGTGGGCGGTCAGTAACGGCGGCATCGTCTGGTACGGGATGCGCGAGTTTGGGAGCAAGCTCGGTGAGCTGACCGGCCTCGAGGTGTTCGGCGAGGGGACCGGCGCTCGACTCGCGGAGATGATGGAAGAGGGGAAGTTGAGCGACGAGCGTTCCATCATCGCCTCCATCAACGCGCACGGTCGAGGCACGAACGGGCTCCAGTACACCTACGACACGCAGCTGATCATCAACACGATGGCTAGTGCGAGAAAGTACCAGCAGACCTTCGGTCGCTTGAGGCGCGATGGTCAGCAATCTTCCGTCGTGTCGACGGAGATCTGCCTCCACACCTCGGAGCTCCGGTCCACGTTCCAGCAGGCCCTGACCTGCAGCGAGTACGTCCAAGACATGACCACCGAGGCGCAGATGCTGATCGACGGGTGGCGCGGGTACACGTGCTCGCTCCGCGACTACTAGGTCGAGAGGGAAGCTGCCGCGTCGTCCAGGGAGTTCTCCAGGAACAACACAACGTCCCTGTTTGCAATCCCTGGAGTCCTCATGTCTCAGCAGCCCTTCGGCAACATCTTCGGAACCATCATGCGCGCCAAGCGCATCAGCAGCTACGCCGATCGCCTCAGCGACGGCACCCACCAGGTCATCCTCAAGACCTACAAGACCAAGCAGAGCGACCCCGCCAAGGGCGCGGCCGGGATGGGGACCATCCTGGAGTCCGAGTTCCTGATCGCCAAGTCGACTGACGCGGCCCTCAAGGAGGGCGACTCGCGCGGGTGGCCGTGGTTCATCGAGGGCAAGGGCTGGGCCGCGACCTACGCGCAGGACAACGCCAAGCAGTACCTCGAGTCGATCATGCGCTCGATCGATGTCACTGAGCTCCCCAAGGATGCGGAGGGCTACATCCTGAACCCGGTCACGGGCGCCCGCTTCATGGTCACCGACGAGTTCGGGATGCCCGTATTCATCCCGGGGACCCGCACGATCGCCGAGAAGAAGGAGCACGACACGATGACCATCGGCGAGCTCGCCGCGATGGGCGTGTTCCGTGGTGTGATCGTCGCCGCGATCGTCTCTGCGGCGATCAACAAGAAGACCGGCCAGCGCATCACCGACAGCAAGGGTAAGCCGGTCTCGAACGCCGAGTGGCGTCCGGTACCAGGTCAGACGCTCGCCAGCATCGCCGAGCTTCGGGCGTATCTCGACACGATCGACCCGCCGGCCGAGGTTCCGCCTCAGCAGCCGAATCACCAGCAGACCCAGCAGGTCGGCGGTCAGGTCCAGCAGCAGATGGTCCAGACGCAGGTCCAGTCGGCACCTGTTCAGACGCCGCCGGCAACTGCCCCGGTCACCTCTGGACCGCTCGGCAGTGTCCTGGATCGTCTCCGCAAGGGCGGCTGAGATGTACCGCTACTACGCGAAGAGGATGCAGATGACCGCGGACCTCAAGCGCGTCGCGCACGAGGTCCGAGCTCGTCGTCCGGATCTGTTTCGACAGCTCGAGATCAACGAGTCGAGTATGGACGGTGAGGGCAAGGTGACCACGGGGATCCGCAAGGACTCCAAGGCCACGGCCTTGTCGCCGCGCGCTCGGCACGCGCTCGCCACGCGGAGGGACTGACGTGGAGTCATGCACCGTCAAGTCAGGTCGTCGATTCGTAGTAGACGAGCAAGGAAAGTGCGTTCGCCGCGGCAATCCAGGAGCGGGAATCGTCGAGTACCAGGTCATTCTCGTCCGGGTTGACGAGATCCGGGTTGACGAGATTCGCATTCGTTACCAGGGACTCTACGGTGACTACTACACGTCTCCAGACCAGTTCGACCTCGACTTTGAGGTCGTCGATCTCGATCGGTTGATCGAGATTGCAAGGCAGTTTGAGCCAACACCTCGCCAGCGCCAGGAGCAGGTCCTCGGCCTTGCATACGCGACTCTCGCCCGTTCGACGAACCACAATCCGCATCGTGCCGCGTTCCACGCTCTCGCCGCGTCGAGGTACGGTTGGACGGACGATGAATTCGAGCACTGGGCTGAACCATACGTGTGGTGGTCGTGAGCAGCGAGATCCGCATCGAGCACGATGATGACATGGAGACTGTCATCGAGTCGATCAACGAGGCTCTTGCAGAGCACGACCTGACTCTCGTGTACGACGAGGATCAGTCGGCTGACGGGGTCGTGATCCTGACGCTCGAGGAACTCGAAGAGGACCAGTGAGCGTTACCGTCGTCGAACGCGACCCCTGGACCCGACGCCTCGCGGCCGCGATCGGCCACGGTCAGTGGGGCCGGGACGATCACGGACGTCTGCGACGTGGCGATTGGATCGCTACCTATTCAGGACAGAAGGTGTGGCCTCTCGACCCGCGAGCAGACGAGATCCACTACGACGACGTCTGCATCGGTCTAGCGCGCGAGGGACGCTACGGTAACCAGAGCCGCGAGGTCTATTCGGTTGGAACGCACAGCGTCATCGTCTCGCAGTTCGTCGAGCAATTCGCCAGAGAGCGCGGTTGGTCCGAAGATGACGCGTTGATGGCGGCGCGCGAGGGATTGATGCACGACGCGTCAGAGGCGTACATCGGTGACGTCACCCGTCCGCTGAAGCGTCAGCACGTGATGCGCGGATATCGTCGAGTCGAAGATCGATGGTGGCGAGCAGTGTGCGAACGCTTCGAGATTCACCCGACACCCGAGTCAACCATGCTGGTGAAGGAAGTCGATACCCGGATCATGATCGACGAGATCGACGCGCTGATGCTCGACCCACACATGGAATTCAGCGTTCGCTTCTCCGGCGTCGAACAACTCGGCGCTGAGATCCCGTCGCTGACGTGGCAGCAATCCGCCCACGTATTCTCGCAGCGCTTCAACGAACTTTTCCCCGATTGGATCAAGGAGGCAGCGTGACCTTCAACGAACGCGACCTCGAGATCACGACCGGGTGCGTCGCCGCACATCCCGACCAGCGTGGCGGACAACACGTCGCTAAGGAGTGCAGCGGAGTCCGCATCCTTCATCGCCCAACAGGCATCGGTGTGCTCGTCAACGACGAGCGGTCGCAGTTCAAGAACAAGCAGAAGGCGCTCGAGAAGCTGCGAACGGTCTTGGGCACGGTCGAGACCGCACGGGCGCCTAAGAACACCAAGGCGTGGTGCAGCGAGTGCGGGTGGGTCCCGCACGATTGCGAGGGAACGTGATGTGTCAACGATGTGGTGGCCGCCGATGTGAGTCGGACAGGTCGGCCCGGTGGTGTACGTGCTCTGATTTCCCCACACAGTTGACCGACGAACTGGCGTCACGCATTTGTGAAGGTCGAAGGATGCGGGGTTGGATGGACGCGGTCGGCGGACGACCGTCGTCGGAGACGAACGTCGAATACCAATCCGGGTATCTCCAAGGTTTGAAGCGATGAGCGTCCTCGGCAAGGCCATCCTCTACGTGCTCAAGGAAGTCACGCAGCCCGCGCTCGAGAACTTCGGCAAGCACGTCGGTGACGCGATCGGGACCGTCGTGGGCCGTCGGATCCAGCCCGACCACGAGGACGGCGGCGGGGACGATGAAGAGTTGGAAGACGATGACACCGGGGACGACGTCGACGAAGACGAGCGCACGCCGTGAGGTCCTATCTTTTCCTGGGCGACACCCACGGCGATCTCGATTTCGTCCAGCAGGCGGCCGAGCTCGCCGCGGAGCACGACGCGGAGATCATCCAGGTCGGTGACTGGGGATTCCTCTGGCCCGGGTCCGACCAACACGTCGCGCTCGACACGGTCCTCGTGCGTGCCGGAGAGCTCCACGCGAAGCCTCCGGTGACGATGCGCTTCGCCGACGGCAATCACGACTGGCACCCAACCCTTCGCCAAGGCGTTGCGCTCGAGAAGCAGCTCCCCGGTGGAGGTGTGCGCGTCACACCCAACGTCATCTACCAACCCCGGGCCTCGACCCACACAGACGCGGACGGCACGCACTTCCTCTTCGTGGGTGGCGCGCCGTCGATCGACCACGCGCTTCGCACCCCGGGCAAGTCGTGGTGGCCTGAGGAGACCATCACGGAGGAGGAGCACGAGCGCGCGCTCGCGGTCGAGGGACAGGTCCACGTACTCGTTACCCACGACGCGCCGGACTACCCGCCCGGGTTCCAGCCCAAGGGAGACCCGGCGTTTCGCGAGCGCAGTCGCCGGTCGATGGAGATGATCGCGGAACTCATCAAGTTCAAGGCGCCGGGCCTGCACATCCACGGGCACTGGCACCACCGCCACCAGTACGCGAGTGGCCCGCTAACTACGACGGTTGGACTCGCGTCGAACGTCAACCGCTTCAATGACGCCGTGATGCTGTGGTCGCGGCCTGAGTGGAGCGTGCTGTGATCGTACCGGTCGCGACAATCAAACATCCATCGCGCGGCTTTCTGCTGATCTACTTGAGCGACGGACAATGTAGAGAGAAGTCAATCACGAGGTCCGAGAACATCAAGTGGAAGCGTTGGATCCACCGAGCCGAACGTGCATGATTCACATCGGCTTCACCGGCACCCGCCGCGGCATGACCGAGGCGCAGCGCGTGCGCGTCTACGAGCTGCTCTGGTACAAGACCTACTACGCGCACCACGGGGACTGCGTCGGCGCCGACGCGGAGTTCGACGCGATCGTTAAGGGATGCGCCGGACTTCGCGGCATCTTCTATCATCCGTCCAACGCGCTGACGCGCGCCCACTGCGTGCCTCGCTACCCGCACGACGTGGTCTACGCGGCGAAGCCACCGCTCGAGCGCGATCGCGACATCGTCGCCCAGTCGGACGTGATGATCGCGACCCCGAAGGAGACCTCGATGGTCCTTCGGTCCGGGACGTGGACGACGGTCCGCTACGCGCTCGCAGCTCGGAAGCCGATCTGCATCGTGATGCCGAACGGCGGTCTGGTCTACGACGGCGGACCGTGGCCACTGTGAAGTGCATGTGGTGCGGCCACGAGGACGCGCTCGCCCTTCGACCAGTGCGCCGTTGCTTCGGCGACGACTTCGTTCGATTCGAGTGCGCCGACTTGTCCGAATGCAACAAGCGCATCGATGTACTAATCAATCGTCGGTTACCAACATGAAAAAGTTCTCAGAACTGCACATGGTCGCAATCAATCACCTTCAACGATACGAGATCGGACATCTCGATCATCATGATTCCGGGGACGCAGTCATCGTCGCCAAGACGCTGATGGATTGGCTTTCCAAGAACGTTGACGAGCAGGCTCGCGAGGACATCGCGGAGTGCCTCGCGGTGGCGCTAGGGTTAGGCGAAATGTGAGGTTCTTTGTCTTCGGCTCGAACCTCGCGGGTCGCCATGGCAAGGGGTCCGCGCTTGTCGCGAAGCGTGAACACGGCGCCATCTACGGCGTCGGCGAGGGTCCGCAGGGTCGGTCGTACGCGATCCCGACGAAGGACCACTCGCTCCGGGTTCGGCCGCTCGAGGACATCGCGCGGTCCGTGGAGCGCTTCAAGGCGTTCGCGCGGAACAACCTCGAGATCACGTTCGACGTGTGTCGGGTAGGGTGCATAAACGCGGGCTACAAGGACGACGAGATAGCGCCGCTGTTCGCGGATGCGCCGGAGAACTGCACGTTGCCGGAGGGGTGGCGGTGAGCCGCACCCGTCTCGTCGTCAACGTCCGGTCCGGCCTGAGGTACGACGTACTCGTCGATCGTTCGACGGACTGGGGCAACCCCTACACACATCGTCCCCTGGACGGCACCCTCGCGCACTTCTCGGTCGCGACTCGCGAGGAGGCGATTGCGAGGTTCGAGGACTACCTCCTGTCGCGGGCAGATTTGATGGCTCGGCTGCCCGAGCTCCGGGGGAAGGTCCTCGCGTGTTGGTGCTCGCCGTTGCGCTGTCACGCCGAGATCCTGACGCACTACGCGAATTTACGGCAGGCCTAGGCGAGACGTCGCTAGGCGTGGCGGGTCCGGACAAGACATGGGCTCTTGTGAGCATTGGGTCGATTTTTGAAAGCGGAGCATTGTCCAGGGAGTTCCCTTCTTGCGAGCACGACAACGGCAATCACGCCAAGACGTCAACGCTCCAAGGCTTACATGAAGACCACCACGTTCACGATTCGCGGCCTCACCCCTCTCATCATGCACAACGGGCAACTCGCCGACCCTCTGAATGAGATGGCGCGAGCGCTCAAGAAGTTGACCGATAAGAAGAAGAAGACTGACGCCGATCTGCTGGAGATTCGCCGGTGCGAGTGGAATGGCGGACTCTACGTGAACAACAAGGGCGCGCCTTGCTTACCCGGTGAGGTCCTCGAGGGAGCCCTTCAAGAGGGAGCCAGGAAGCTCACGCTGGGCAAGCAAGTCAAGGGTGGGATCATCATCGAGGGTGATTGGGCCCTCCAGTATCCGGGTCCCAAGACCGTCGAAGGACTCTGGGATAGCGGAAACTACCTCAAGCTTGCTGGGGTCAAGGTGAAGCAAAACCGCGTCATTCGCGCGCGACCGATCTTTCCATCGTGGGAGTGCACGTTCGACGTGCAGTGGGATCCTTCCATCATCAAGTCCGACGATCAGCTCGTCGACATCGTCGAGACTTCCGGCATTACCGGGGTCGGCGACTGGCGACCGAAGTTCGGTCGGTTCGAGGTGATCGGATGAATCTCGAGTTGCAGACCGTCGAGAGCACGCCTGAGACCGAAGAGGAGATCACTCCTGCTCAGCGGGTCGCTCGACTCGAGCGAGGTGATCATATCGCGGTTCACGAGATCGAACGCATGTTCCGAGTCACGCGTGACACGCCTGAGTACAGCACCAGGTGCCTTCAACTCAAGGGACTCGTCGAAGCCGAGTGGTTAAGACGCGACCCTCCAATGCACGTCGCCGTCAAGATCGACTCGGACGTCGGGGTGATGCTCTTGACTGCGTCCGGCGCCAGCGCCTACAGCACCAAGACATCTCGTAACGGTCGACGGAAGCTCCGTCGAGCGCTCGCCATCAAGCAGGACGTTCCACGGTCTGAACTCGCGTCCGATGAAGTCGTCGCGCACGATCGCGACCTCGAAGTCCAAGGACGCGTCGTGTCTGCCGTGAATCGTGAACTACGGCGCAAGATTCCAGAGCCTCGACCACGTGAGCGTTCGACGCCCGTGGCTGCGTCACGTAAGTAGAGTTTTGGCTCGGCCAGGCCAGGCGTGGCACGGCGTGGCACGGCGCGGCGGAGCGTGGCACGACAAGGGCGCTTGTGCGCATTCTCTGATTTGAATTGGTTGGGCAAGGGCCGGGTCAGGCTAGGCGTGACACGGCGTGGCACGACAAGTTGGGCAAAGGCCGGGTTAGGCATGGCAAGGTAGGACAAGGGCTCTTGTGAGCAATATTTGAACGGAAGCTCCGACCCAGGTCCAGGCGTTCTATCCTGGATGACGCGCGACGACCTCATCTCCGTGCTCCTGGACGCCCTCAAGGAAGGCCGCGACGTCCGCGAGCTCGTGCTCGAGGTGACTGCGATGCCCCAGGAATACCGGACCTGCGCCGACGGATGCATCACGAATGACTTGGGCGGCTCCCAACAGGCGCTCCAGACCGCCCTCGACGGCGGCTACGCGCTGCTCTACGAGCACTACGACGACTCCGAGGGCTGGGGTCACCACCACGCGAACATGGTCGCGGTTCTGCCAGATGGACGAATCATCCACGCCGAGTATGGTGGGTGCTCGTGCGAGGGACACGGGTCGTGGTCCTTCGTCGATTCGCTCGAGGAGGGTCTTCGCATGATCCCCGAGCACGTCCGAGAAATCGCGCCGACCCCGGAGATCTGACGGAAGCTCCGACCCCGGTCCAGGCGTTCTTCCTGGACAGTGCGGCTCGCTCGCCTCCAGACCTTCGCCCAGACCGCCGTCTCGATCGACACCGAGACCTGGGCCATCAAGAAGGGCGTCCCCGTCCCCAAGCTCGTCCTCGGCTCGGCCGGGTGGCTCGATCCCCAGGGGAACATCGTCGGGGCCCTGCTCTCGAAGTACGACGTGCTCGAGCTCTTCGCGCAGGTCCTCGAGGACCCGAGCGCGATCCTCAACAACGCGAACCTCGCGTTCGACGTCTTGGTGATCGCCGACGAGTTCGCGCGACGCGGGATCGACATCTGGCCGCACGTCTTCGCGCTGCTCGAGCAGGGCCGCGTGTTCGATCCCCTGGTCACCCAAGTCCTCTGCGCGATCGCGGAGGGCACCCTCGGCCGCGATCCGCGCACCGGCGGACCGCTGAAGAATCCCGAGACCGGCAAGCCCGGCTCGTACTCGTTGTCCATGGTCGTGGACCTCGTGCTCGGCCGACAGGACGCGAAGTCGAACGATGAGTATAAGCTGCGCTACGGCGAGTTCGACGACTGGCCGCTCGAGAAGCTCCCGCAGGCCGCGCGCGACTACCCCGTCGACGACGGCAAGAACACCCACGAGGTCACGCTCGCCCAGATCGGGGTCCTACCCAAGGTCTCCTCGAGCCACAACTGGTCCGACGCGGGCGCGTGCCTCGACTGCGGCTCGACGCGCTTCTCCTCCCAGTGCCTCGTCCGCCGTCCGCACCTGAATCTCCACGAGGTCGCGACGCAGACCTACTCCGCGATCTGCCTCGCGCTCGGCGACGCGCACGGCCTGTGGGTCGACCAGTCGAAGGTCGACGTCATCGAGACGTACTTCAAGAAGAAGCGTGCCGGGTCAATCGGCAAGTTCATCGACGCCGGCATCATCCGGGACGACGGCTCAGTCAGCCAGGCGATCCTGAAGAAGATGATCGCGGTCGAGTACGGGTCGACCGAGCCTTGCCCTCACTGCGCCGGCGAGGGGAAGGTCCCCCACCATGAGCAGCCCACGCTGCGCTGCCCGGACTGCAAGGGCCGGTGTCAGCCGTGGAAGGCGGGTGGGAAGGTCAAGGAGCCCACCGTGGCGACCTGCGCGACGTGCGAGAACGCGGGGCGAGTCCTTCATCACAACGTGAAGCTCAAGGGTTGCGAGGGACCGGAAGGCGAGGTCACGTGCGACGGGACCGGGCTACTCCTCACGAAGGACGTGCCGCGGACCGAGGGCGGTGGCGTCTCGTTCGGCGCCGACGCGTGCCACGAGAGTGGCGACGAGTTCCTGATGTCGTACGGTGACTTCGGGGAAGACGGCAAGGTTCTCAAGGACTACGTGCCGTACCTCCGTACCGGGCGCGTGTGTGTGCACTGCGGCGAGCACGGCACGAAGAAGTTCCCGCACGCTGAGACGTGCGTGACGAGCCTCGGCGTTCCCGAGAAGTGGCGCGACGTCGGAATCTTCCTGAAGTCGAACGTCCTCCTCGAGAACGGACGCGTCTCGTACAGAGGCTACGTGCAGCTCTTTCCGAGGGCGCCAGGCTTCGTCGACCGTGAGACCGGCCAGTACATCCCGTCGCTTCGCGAGTGCTTCGTCGCCCGCGGTCCTCGCGTCGAGCACGTCCAGGTGCCGATCGACTACGTGCTCCAGCCTGGCGAGTGGATCGTCGAGGGGGCGGCGGCGTGATCGACCAGGTCCGACTCACCGAGCTCGAGGGCGCGTGCACGGCGCTGTTCGCGCTGTGGGACATGGGTACCGCGTTCGGGAACGCGTTCGACGGCGCGCTCGACACTGTCGAGTCGACGGTGCACGAACTCGCGCACTGGTACTCGCTCGGGCACCGCGCACGGCCGCGAAGCGTGATGTACACGTCGATCGCGAGCTCCCTCGACCGCATGGCAGTCGCGTGGAGGGACGTCGAGGAGGCCCGCGCGATGGCAATCGAACTGCGGGCTCTTGAACTGCTCGGGGTAGACCTGTCCGACAAGCAGCGAAACGACCTGATTAGATACGCGGCGGCGGGGATGTCGAGGGGCTCGGGGCTAGGACAGAGGCTCGTTCGCGAGTACGCGGACGACGGCAAGTCCCGAAGAGAGATCGAGCGCCTCGCGCGACGCGTGGCGCGAGTCGTGCGCGAGCACATCGGCATTGAGGTTGACGAGGAGTTGAGGTGATGGAGCCCTGTCAGGTCTGCGTGGAACTGGGTCGTGCGGGCATCGACGTGCCCTGCTCGGTCTGCGACGAGGTCCCCACGTTCGTCGTGAAACCCAGGGACCAGCACGTCGCGTGCCCCTACGCAATGGGCAGATACAAGTGCTGGGACGGACATTGGGAGCCGGACGAGCGCGTTTTCGGCGGCGCTCGGTGGATGGGAGGCTGTCGCTGCAACGCGCAGCGCACGCTCCATGACCCCGGTGACGAGGACCGTCGCACCGAGCGAAGCGACGGAGGGTTCCGGTGATCCAGGACATCCCCAACTTTGACGTCACCGACTCGGCAACCAACGCCGCGCGCATGATGACCATCGCGCGTCCGCTAGACGACGGTTGCGTCCTCAGTTCGGAAGACTACAAGGCCGGTGAGATGGTGACCTGGGCCCAGGTCTGCCTCTGGATCGTCGGCCACTCTGAGCTCGCGAAGAAGCTGCTCGCGAAGATCGACCCTCACGCGGCGCTCGCGTGCACGATGCTGGGCATCGACCTGAAGGACTTCTCCAAGAAGATCCTGATGCACGCAAACTGTCGCCAGGGCTCGAAGCCGTGGAACTTCAGCAAGCAGGGCGGCGGCGGCGTTCCGACCCTCGTGTTCCAGGCTCGCAAGCAGGGAGAAGACACGCCGCACCCGGAGGGACCGTCGATGGTCGACGACGGCAACGGCAATCTCGTCCCGGGGTTCAAGGGACTCCGCTTCTGCGCCCTGATGCGCGGCGAGTACTGCGGTGGCAAGGACGGTCGCAACAAGCGAAGGACCTGGGGCAAGCCTGGTCGCGAGCGTCCCATCACGCCGATGTGCGCCTCGTGCCTCGAACTCGGCGTCGAGTTCGAGAACGGTTGGAAGCGCCAGTGGCCCGAGCAGGAGCAGTACTTCAAGTACACGTCGGGCTGCGTGGACGACGGCATGGTCATCGAGCCGAGGTTCTTCGACCTCTGGCCGTGGTGGCAGGAGATCTTCGAGCCGTGGCAGCAACTCGACCCGATGCAGATCGCGCAGTTCTACTCAGGGCGCATCCGCAAGGTCGGGGCGAGCGCGGAGACCCCGTTCTGCGTCATCTCGAACACACTCTTCTCGGGACTGCTCGCCGACGCGGCCAAGATGGCCCACCGGATCTGTACGAGAGAGTGCTGGGACCGGACAGTTCGCGTCCCGGACATGTTGTTCCCGAACAGCAAGCGGTCTCGGTACGCGGGCCTCGACTCGCCGCTCTTCGACTCGCACATCTCGGTCTTCCAGCACGACGAGTTGATCGGCGAACACCCACGTTCGATGGGGAGTGACGGTGCGTGGCGCATCAGTGAGGTCATGGAGGCGTGCCTCCGCCGCGTGTGCCCGGACGTCGCGGACGCCGTTGAGGTTGACCCGACGCTGATGGATTGTTGGCAGAAGGGTGCGGAGAAGGTCGTCCACGACGGGCGCCTTGTCCCGTGGACACGAAGTCACGACAGCAAGAAGTGCTCCGAATGCGCGGCGGAGAAAGCGAGGAGCGCAGCGTGAGCGAGTTCGTTTTCCAACTCGTCGCCGGCGTCCTCCACCAGGCCGTTCAGCAGACCCAGCAGTTCGGCAACGAGTGGTGTCGCGACTCCGGCCAGTACCTGAATGCGTGGCGTCAGCTGCACTGGACGCTGTACGACGTGGAGACCGCATTCACGACGTGGCAACCACCTAACGAACGGTGGGTTGAGTATTGGAGGAGTGTGGTATGATCGACGATCAACACATCGAGTCCCTTCGCGAGTGGCTCGCGAGTTGGGGAGACGGACCAAACTGGTCGGACGCTTCCGGGCAGAGCGTACCGATCACGAAACTAACTCTCGTGAACCTGCTCGACGAACTCGAGCGATATCGGAAGGCGCTCCGCGAGATTCGATCGGAGGCGCTCAATCGCAGCGTCGGGCAGCAGGTGGACCATCGTCTGCGCGCGACGATTGCGACTATCGCCGACACGACGCTTCTAGGGGAAGAGTGACCACGCTGTCGGCACTTCGGACTCTCCGCGAGACACTCGTCGTGCTCCACGACGCGATGCTCGATGACCTGGTCCCGACCGGACAGGTAATGTACCTCGTGCGCGAGGCGCTCCAGGCGTGGTGGTCCATGTTCGGTGAGCACGACGTACCTGCCCCCGGACACGAGGACGTCCCGCCGATCCGGTACGGGGCCAGCGGAAACGCGCTCCACAATCCGACGACCACCGCGGCGGACATTGCGTGGAAGCGTCGGATACCGACGACGCGTCAGATCAGGAAACAGATAGTCCGGCAATTCCGCGAGACGTTCGGCGAAGACGTTCGCCCTGGCAGCTTCTTCGAGGTGATGGCCCAAGCTCACGCTCACCGCTTGGTCGAACTCTGGAACATGGCCGAGAGCATTCTCGCACAACAGCAACTTGATATTTCTTGGAGTCTATCGTGAGCAAGGAACGCATCATCGAGGTCGGCCACGCGATCGTGGTCGCGAGGAACAACGTCACGTTCGGCGAGTCGATGGCGCGCGTCGCCAGGAAGCAACTCGCGGAACTCGAGGCGGAGCTCGACACTCTCGTCGGGGACAGGGTCTCGACCGAGGAATCGTGCATCGCGATGACCGTCGACGACGTGTGGTCGAAGTTGTACGTTGAACCGCTCCAGGACATGCTGTCTCGAGGCTCGGTTCTCGTCGCCGTCAACGCCACGTGTGACAACGTGGTGGTACCTCCGAAGTACAAGAGTGACCCGGCACTCGTCCTGCGAATCGGCTACGATCTCCACCCCCCTGTTCTTGACCTCGTCGTCGACGAGCGCGGCATCTCTGGAGCGCTGACGTTCAGCGGCGCACCTTTCCAATGCACGCTTCCGTGGTCTGCCGTCCTCAGCGTACGGAGCGAAGCAGAAGCGACGTGGAAACAGGCCGAGGTCAAGGGTGTCCGCCCGCGCAAGATCGGTCACCTCCAGCTCGTCCCGCTGTGCTCGGCGTGCAACGACGATCCCAAGGTCGCGTGCGCGGAGTGCGACGGACCGGTCGAGGACGACGGGCCGGGTGCGGCGTGAAGATCGCTGTCGACGTGTGCGTTGGCAGGCGCGGTATTGATGTGTTGCGCGTGGCTGGTCACGAGGTGGTAGTGGCAGCTGAAGGGCCCGAACGAGACGAGACCTGGCTCGATCGGGCTGTCGCGGAGGATGCCGAAATTGTGATTACTGGCGATAAGGACGCGATCAAGCAGGCCAAACAACTAGGGTTCGTGACCTTCAAACCGCGCCAGTTCGAGCGCGGTGTGGTCGCTGCCTGTAGGTTCGTGGTTTGGATCGCGGCTGGTAAGGTACGCGAGCAGTTGGCCGGCGACTCTCTGTGACCTGCCCCGACTGCGACTACCCGATCGAGATCGGGAGCCCACGGTCCAACGAGCGTCCCGAGCCTCGGATCAAGTTCAAGCCTTGGGACGACCTGGACGAGGACTCGAGGAAGGTCTGGCGCTCGGCCGAGCGTGCGGCGGCCGCGGTAGCTGGGTGGCCGTCGTGGAAACTGGGGCGCTGCAACTGTCCAGGAATCAAGAAGCCGGACGTATTTCCAGGGGACGCCGGACAACCGTGGGCCTACTACGCGCTGCGGACCCAGTGGGCGTCCGGCGTACTTGAGAGCGACTGGATCGAGTACCTCCCTCCACTTTCGTGAAAGCAGCTGGACCGTCCAGGTGTTTACACTGGACATGGATGCCACCTGGTTCCTGATCACCGTTGCCTCCGCCGCCGCGATTGTCTGGATCGCGGTCGCTCTGTCGATTCGCTCTCGTCGCAGGTCCGGGCGACCGCGCAAGTACCGGCGTCCGCATGGCGACTGGTCGTTCTCCGGGACCACGGCTGCGACTCCCTTCTTGGACGATCATGTGTGGTCCAACGTGATCTTGCCCGCTGACTCCGACACCGGATCGCATGACCACGGCGCTCACGCCGCGTGCGCGGAGGTCAACCACACCGGGCTCGACCACGGGTCGTGCGACTCGTGGTTGAGCGACTCCGGCGGCGGGGACTTCGGTGGAGGGGATCACTGATGTCGCTCCAGACCATCCCCACGCTCCTCGAAGTCGAAGTGCGCGAGGGCGTCATCGTCTTGTCCGCCGACGACCCTACCCGACCCTGGAGCGACGACTATCCGCTCACTGCCGGGACCGCGCGCGAGCTCGCCAGACAACTCGAGAAGGCCGCGCTCGAGCTCGAGACGGGGGTCAAGTGACGGACCTGCACCTCGAGTACGCCGGCGCGTGCCGAACGAAGTTCCGCGGGGTACCCGAGAGCGCTGGTCGCCTACTTCTGCTCGGTGAGGACAACCCAATCAGCATGGCGCCCGAGCACGCGCTGTACCCGCTCCCCGAGGGCTGCGCGGGCAACCGGCTCTGCGACCGCATCCTCGCGGTGTCCAGGCAGACGTACCTCGCGATCTGGCGCACGAACCTCTGCGTGGAGAAGTGGTCGCGGAAGGCGGCGCGCAATCGCGCCATGAACCTGGTCGTGTCGTCGGCGCCGTGGCGGACCGTGATCCTGCTCGGGTCGAAGGTCACCCAGATCTTCAACAAGGCGTTCGAGAACGAGTTGGCCGGTGGTTCGTCGTCGGTCGGGAGAGGGAAGATCGCCCCGTTCACGCACGCACGAGCGACGGTCGACGACGCGGACTTTCTGTTCGTGTCCCTGCCTCATCCATCGGGACGAAATCCCTTTTGGAATGACCCGCGGAACGCGGTCGCGGCACGGCGCCTCCTGGCCGAGATCGTGCCCGAGTACCCGTGGGGTGAGCGGCTCGTATCAGGGGCAGTGCCGGCGGCGCCAGCACTGGATCTGGCCGTTCTATCACCCGATCAAAGGGAGCGCGCAAAGCGGGCGGAGGAGAAGTATCAACAATTCGCGGCCCCGGTGAATCGACCACGCTGCTACGCGTGCTGTCAGGAGAACTGCGGCTGTACACCAGGTGGATGCACGTGTGACTGCCACGGATCGGGGGCAGCGTGACCGCCTCAGTCGATCAGTACTGTCGCCTCGCCGAGGCACTCGGGCACGACCCAGAACAACTCAAGTTGGATTTCGAAGCTCTGGTGAGCGCGGTGCGCCTGCAACGGTGTGCGCTCCTGGAGATCCGCGACTACGAGAGCTCGTCGACTACAACTACCGACGGCGAGAAGTACATGCGCCGACTCGCGCGCGCCGCGCTGGGGGACAAGTGAACAAGGCAATCCAGGACGCGATCGCGGAGGGTGAGCAGGAACTCCTCGCGAAGAAGGAAGCCGATCGTGTTCGCACGCTCGAGCAGGCGCGTGAGCTCGCCAGGTTGTATGACGACCAGTACGCGAAGGCCGAGGTGTGGGCTGCCGTCGAGCTACCGCAACTCATTCGCGAGGCCACTGCCCGCGGCGAGCGGTCGCTTCGGATCGATCAATTCCGGGCCAGGGCCTGCGAGACGCTCGGACTCAAGGTGGAGTCCTACTACGTCGAAGGTTGGAACGACGAAGGCGCTCGGTTCGGCGACTACTGGGCCTACGAGGTGAAGTGGTGACCCCGACCCCCGGCATCACCGCCCTCCTCCGGCACGCGCGGCTGATCGCGCTCGAGGATCTCTCCGGCCAGGCCGCGACGTCCCAGAACCTACAGCGCGCCTCGACCATCATTCGCGACACCGTCCTGCGCCAGGTCCTCGCGGGCCTGTGGAGCGAGTACGGCGTCACCGACGTGAACCAGATGCTCGGGCTGCAGGTCGAGGTCGTGATCGGCGCGCGTCTGCGCGGGGAGTCTCCCCTCAAGATCAACTGGGACTTCTCGCGGACGGCGCTCGCGCTGCTCGTGGTCGATGATCAGCGGCCAGAGAGGTCGTCGTGAGGGTCGAGGACGCCCTCGTTCGAGCTCGCGCCCGCGCCGCGGCCACGGCACCCCACGATCGCGACGTCCTGGTCGCGATCGTGGGGTCGTTTGGGTTCGTCTACGACCGCGACCTCGACTTGATCCACGTCCGAGTCTTCGGCGCGCAGTTGACGAAGGCCGGACACCGGACCGTCTACATCGTCACCGACGAGGGCGGTAAGTCCTCGACCGAGCGCTCCCGTGAGCGTCGACTGCGGCTCCGGGCGCAAAAACTCAAGGAGGCGGCCTGATGGCGCTCCTCACCGAGGCGACGTGCCCGAAGTGCGGCCAGGTCCACGCGGTGACCGGCGTGCACAGCGTCTTCGGTACCAACGTCCAGGTCTGCGGCGAGTGCCTAGTTCGCGAGGCGCGTGACACCGCAGAGAACGCCAAGCAGGAAGCCTACGCGGCGTCGCGGAGGCGGTTTGGTTACGGGGAACGTGCCAACACCGTAGTCGACCACGCCGAGAAAGACGTCACGGTTCGACTTCTCTGCGAGGGCGGCTTCTCTGTCCCGCCGAACCTCGGGCGGCGCGGACGCGAGCTCCAGGTTCTGAAGAACCTGCGCCGCTACTGGGAGCGCGTGCGCGAGGAGATCGAGCGATGACCGACAGCTACGAGCGTACGCCCAGCGGCGATCGCTTCTACGTGGCGCTGATGACCGTTGGACTCGACGACCCCGAGATTCGGGAAGTCGTGGACGAGGTGCGAGCCCAACTTCCTGGCAGCACCGACGAGGAGGTCCTCCACTCTCTTCGTCGAGTGATGCAGCTCTTCCCGTCCTCGAGTGGGATGTCGTGAGCAGTTCTGACGACAAGGCCGCGATCGACTCAAACTGGATCTTTGACGGGGTTTCCGGTCAGCGGGGAAACGGTAAGCGCGGAACAGCGCCCTGCGGTCACCCCGGGACCCATGTCACGAACAATTTCGTCACGTGCGACTACCGCTGCGAGTTCAGCGACGGCGTGCCCGAGCACGTTCGACCCGAACGCACGACGCCCATCTGCCGACTCGATGGGTGCGAAGGTGGCGGGCGCGTCATCAAGTGGCCCGACGAGTGGTCGAGGGACGGGAAGGATTTCTGGATGTGCGAGGCCTGCGGCGGATCGTTCTACGCGTGACGGAAGCGGCACGCGTCTAGCGGAGTTATGTCCAGGATGTCGAGCGCGGGACCTATCGTGAAGTGGGCGGGAGGCAAGACGAGGCTTCTTCGTCAGCTGTTGTCGAGAATGCCGAGAACCTTCGGTCGGTACTACGAGCCGTTCGTCGGAGGCGGTGCCCTGTTCTTCGCGTTGAACCCGTCCAAGGCGGCGCTGGGCGACACGAACGACGCTCTCATCGAGACATACCAGGCGGTCGCGGAGAACGTGCAGGCCGTGATCGACCGGCTCGAGATTCACAAAATCGAACACGGAATCGACGGACACTACTACTACGAGATCCGTGACTTGTGGAACAAGCGTCGTCGTGAACTCGACGTCATCGACAGAGCGTCGGTCTTCCTCTACCTCAACAAGACGTGCTTCAACGGCTTGTGGCGCGTCCGCCGCGACGGCGGATTCAATGTACCGAAGGGTGACTACAAGAATCCCACGATCTTCGACCCCGCGTCACTGCGCGCCAGTGCCGAGGTACTGGCAAGAGCCCGACTGGTGACCGGCGAGTACGCCGCGACTACTGCAGATGCGGTCGAGGGCGACTTCGTGTACTTCGATCCGCCGTACGACCCCGTCTCGAAGACGTCCAATTTCACGTCCTACACCAAGGACGCCTTCGGCAAGCAGCAGCAGACTGAGCTCGCCGAACACGCTCAGGAATTGAGCAAGCGCGGAGTCCGCGTGATGCTGTCGAACAACGACACGCCCTTCGTACGGTCGCTCTACGAGGACTTCCACGTCGACAACGTCAAGTGCGGTCGCTCGATCAACAGCAACGGCAGCAAGCGCGGGGCCGTCGACGAGGTGGTCATCACGTCCTACGACCCGAAGAAAATCGCGATCCGGACGGAAGCGGTCGGTTAGTCGCGGAGTTTTCCAGGGAACATAATGCAAGCAGCACTCACACCCACCTCCAAGTCACCGAAGCCAAGCACCACACGTGCGTGGCTGGTCTCGGCAGGGATCCACAAGCCCGGTTGGACCGTGCACCACTACTTCGAGACGCGCGTTCTCGATGTCAGCTCGGACGGCACCGACTACGAGTTCATCTTCAAGTGCTTCAAGACCGGGGCGTCGCGTCGGTGGGGCACGTGCTTCGTGGAGCGCCTGGCGCCGACCGCGGATCCGATCACAGCGCCGGTGTTGGAAGTCCCTGCCCTTGCCCCGATCGAGGAGAAGAACTGATGCTCGTCTGGCTTGACCTGGAGACCACCGGTCTCGACCCACTCGAGGAGGACGTCCTCGAGGTCGCCGTGATCGTGACGGACGATGCGCTGAACGAGCGCGCGTGCTTCCAGCGCGTCATCTACTCACCGATCGCGGACCGAGTCCTGAGCCGCGTGCCCGAGTTCGACGAGAAGTTGCGGGCGCTCGCCGCGGGCTACAACAACATCGACCTCGGACTGATCGTCGAGTGCTACCGCTTCCACGACACCGGAAAACAGGACGTCGATCCGTTCGTGGTGAAGATGCACACCGACAACGGTCTGTGGCAGGAGGTTCGCCGCGGCCAGGCACTCGCGACCGTGGACGCCGACCTCGCGCGCTTCATCGAGGAGCACGCGCATCAGCACGTGGAGGTCAAGGACACGCGCGGACCGATTCCGAAGATCACGTCCCGCCTCGACAAGCCCCAGCTCGCGGGTTCGAGCATCTCCTTCGATCGCGGGTTCCTGGCCGCGCACTTCCCGAAGACGCTCGACACGTTGCACTACCGCAATCTCGACGTCAGCACCTTGAACGAGGTCGCGCGTCGGTTCTGGCCCTCCACGTACGAGGGGCGCCCGCGCGCCGCGAACGACGCGCACCGCGGGATGAAGGACATCGAGGTGTCGCTGGCCTCGCTTCGCTACTACCTCTCGGTGCTCGCGGTGGTCGAGTCGACGTCGGAGGCCGCGTGAGCCAACTTGTCATCGAGCAACTCGACCGAGCATTCGAACTCGAGGTCAAGCGCTTCCATCTTTCAGCGAAGATCAGATCGACCTGCCCGTACTGCGGGTACGTTGACGAGCGAGACTACTCGGAATCGGACTACCTCTCTTACCCTGTCGCGAACGAGCCCTTCAACATCACGTTCGAGCACGAACTCGAGGAGGGTCTGGACGACGCGAACGCCACGAGGTGGAAGACCCACGAGTGGACCGAGCGTGTCGTCTTGAAGGTGTCGCTCGAGCCCTCGACGGAGGCAGCGTGACCTACGAACCTGGTTGGGTTCGCTACACCGCAACCAATGGTGAGCACTCGATTCGACGCGCCGTCAGACTGTCTGACTCGAATGCGATTGCTCTAGCGCTTCGATGTACTGATCGGGACGTCTGCCTCGACATCTTCGGCGACTCTCACGAGTTCGAGATCGGCAGCGACTGGGACCGACTCGCCGGTTGGTCCTTCCACATCTACGATCTTCATCGTCTAGGCGTTGAGATCACGACGCAGTACTTGACCGATGAGTCAATGAGCAAGGAACACTCATGAAGTATGTTGGTTTCGACCTTGATGGCACGCTCGCGATACACGAGGAGGGTGCGGACGTGGATCACGTCGGCGCGCCCATCCCAGAGATGGTCGCGCTCGCGAAGCGTTACCTCGATGACGACGTCGAGGTCCGCATCATCACGGCACGCGTCGCGCCGGAGTACTCCGACCGCGAAGTCCAGCGCGCGATGATCGAGGCCTGGTGTCAGGAGCACCTCGGCGAGATCGTCCCGGTGCAGGCGCACAAGTGCGGTCGGATGGAGCGCCTCTACGACGACCGCGCGGTCGGAGTGGTGCGAAACGAGGGCATTCTGAGTACCACCTTGTATCAGAATCTCGGAATCCTCATGGGCGAGTCCAGCATCAAGGCTTACGATCGCATGCACTGGATCGACGACGACGCCGAGGCATTCTTCATCGACGACTGTGACGATGACCGCGACATCTGCGTGCGTATCTCGCCGTTCCTCGACGTAGAGGAACAGTTCTTCCTCGACGTGCGCGAGGCGCGCGTTCTGGCGGCGTCGCTCCTACGCGCGTGCGACGAGGCCGAGAAGAAGGAAGCGGAGTGACATGATCGAAGCCAAGAACAAAACCTGGTACTTCCACTTCGAGCGCTCCGTTGAGCTGCGCGTTGATGACATTTGGCCCGACGGCGACGCGCCCGACAATCCGACCGTCTTGGACGTCGTGAACGTGGTCAACAACTGCGGCGGGGCTCGCGACGTGTTTCGCGACTGGGACCTCGACTCGGAGATCGAGCTCGTCATTTCGGACGGGTCGGGCGATCTCTTTCCCACGGAACCTTAAGATGACCCCTCAACAAGACGCACTCGAACGATTCGGAGCTTCAACAACGCCCCTCGACTCGACCATCGCGAACGCGATCGCGGAGGGCGAGGCACGCTTCGCGGAGGGCGAGAAGAGAGCGCGACAGGCAGCCCGGAAGTGGGCCCACGGCGAGGACGATGGGCAGCCGTCCACGTTGTACAAGAAGGTTCTCGAGGCCGCCTCTAGCGGTCAGCGCCGCCTGCCGACAGCCGTCGACAAGTACCAGGCCGAGGTCGCCGCCGAGCTCGGGCTGAAGGTGAGGGTCGACGAATTGGGTCTGTTCTGGGTCACGTGGTGATTTCTGAAAGCGCGAGCGAGGCGATGGAGTTCTTCGAAGTAGAGACGAAGGAGTAGGCCATGAGAAAGCTTTTCCGAATGAAGTACGAGGCCTGCACGGGTCGCTGCTACGCGTACAGCGACGTGATGCGGATCCACACCCTCGGCCTGACCACCGCGAACGCGGCCGCGTTCCTCGAGCGCCTGGTGAAGGTCCACGAGCCGAGCTGCGGGAACTCGGAGATCCAGTTCCGCCTCGACGCGGACGAGTTCCTGCGCGCGGAGTACATGGGCGGTGACTACGAGGACGTCGAGCACACGCGGTTCGTCGCGTCGTTCTACCACTACGGCGCGCTCGACCTCTTCGCGGCCGACTCTCCCCTCGACGCGCTGAACCAGATGATCGACGCCGCGCTCGCGTACTACGCGTCCGATGACTATCGGACCGACGCCGCGGCGCGACCAGGTCTCGGACACGACGTCTGCGAGCACGGCGACGACAAGAAGCTCCTCGAGTTCGCGATCTCGTTCTCCGGACTCGGGACCGAGGAGCAGGCCAACCTCCGGGCGAGGTTCTCGCTGTGAGCGACGTCATTGACCACGGCGTCTCGAGTCAACTCTACGACAAGATCGCGGCGGAACGTGACGCTGCGCTGATCGAGCTCGCTGATCGTAAGCAGTTCGATGCAAAGATCTCCGCGTTGATCCAGGAGCTCCAGGACAGTTACGAGTCCCTCCGCCACGACTTATACGTGGCCCTCGACCTCTTCGGCGCTGGTGCACCTGCCGACTTCAGCGACCGGTCCATGACTTCTCAGGTCGGCTCGATGCGTCTTCAGGTCATTGACCTGATCCGGAAGCTCGACGAGAAGCGTGCCGCGGACGAACTCCCCATCCGCATGCTCCTGGAATGCCCGAATTGCTTCGAGCGCCACATCGACGAAGGTGAGTGGGCGACTCGACCGCACAAGATCCACGAGTGCCAGGCCTGCGGACACCAGTTCAAGGTCTGCGACCGACCGACGGTCGGCGTGAAGTTCTTGGTCGAACGATGAGCGGCGACCTCCGCGCCATCGAGCGCTACAGCAACTGGTGCTCGATCGATCGCCTCGATGGCGTCGATCTCCGAGACGGCGAGGAACTCCTCGTCAAGTGGCCTAATGGTCAGCACGAGGTCATCGTCATCAAGGTCCGGACCGGTTCGTTTCAGGTAAGCGACCACGGGCATTCCTACGATGCTCACGAGTCACTTGCCTGCTTCGTGACGGACTACTGCGGTGTGCGAGCCGAGGTGCCGCTCGTCGGCGTGCTCGCGAAGAGAATGAAGTGAGACGTAAGATCATCTTGTTCGGTGGATTGAACCGATGAAGTGCGAAACGATCGAGGTCAAGCCGGTCCTCGTGCTTGGTCCAGACAAGGAGTACGAGGAGGACTACCGCGACGTCCTTTGCGAGAACGAGGCCTCCGCGACCACTGAGTACGGACTTCGTGTCTGCGCGAAGTGCGCCGAGGGCTTTCGCAGGGAAGGTTTCCGCGTGGACGAGGATGAACGATGAAGATCAAGTTTCTCAACTGCGAACGCATGGAGGCGCACGTGTACCGCGGCATGCTGTGGTGGAAGCGTCGTGCGACTGTCTACTACGGCACGGCCGCGGGGGACCCGTTCACTCGCTGGCGCTTCGTCGTCAACGAGAAGGAGATCCCGAGAACGCTCGCTGAAGAGATCGAGCACGCGAAGTTGCTGGAGAACGAGCAGTCGCCGTGGGTGCTCGTGAGCGAGGTCGAGCCGTGACCCGCGCCCTGCCCGTCATCGGTGCCGTGCTCGGCATCGCCTTGGTGCTCACGCTGATCGTTTTCGGCATCGTCGGGGCGGTCCGCGAGTACCACCGTTGCGTCGACAACGGCGGCCACTTCGAGCGTCGAAATTGTCATCAGGTCGAGGACCAGATCTGCTCGACCGTCGACTACGGCAACGGAATGGTCATCACGAGCTGCATCCCGACCACGACTACAGAGTGCGACCGCGTGTGCGTCGGCGCGAACGCGGAGGCGAGATGACTCACATGCCAGGGACTCCAGTGAAGTTCGACGAGCCGGACGAGTGGAAGTCGGCCAACATCTTGAAGTGTCGACGTTGCAACGTCGCGGACGTGAAGTATCGAACACACACGTCGTCGTGCGGTGGATGGGACGATGACGAGTTCAGGTGCTTCTCCTGCCAGCACACGTGGTGGGTCGACGGGGTCGACTCGTGACCGTCGCGTTGACCGACCTCAAGTTCCCCGAGCCGACACTGCTCGAGCTCGTCGAGCAGCTCTGCGTGACGCCCAGCGGATTCCGACGGGTCTACGAGAACCGCGACGACGGCGACGAGGAACCGAGACGATACGTACTCTTCGTGTGCGGGGGTCCTCGTTTTGGAGGTAAGTATTGTCTCCAGGACCCGCATTACTGGGGTCCCTGTGACCCGACTACGAAGCTCTAATGCCCGGCCCGCTGAAGGTCCTCCGCGACGTCAGGGATGTTCACGAAGTCCTCAAGGACGCGAGAGAGTCCCAGCAACCCTGGCACGTCGTCGCTGCCCTGATGAGCGAAGTCGAGGAGCTCCTGACTCCTCTACTCGTCAACTCGAAGGACTTGCCGTGGACTAACGCGACGCGCCTGCCGCCCATTGTCGAGGTCCTCGAGCGCGAGCGCATCGTCGCGGCGTTAGAAGAATCCATGCGCGTCGGCGTTGGACCATTATTGGGGATGGAGATTTCGCGGCAGACACTGAACCGGGTCAGGGACGAGGTGCGCCACGTCCTCGAGACTCATGGTTTCGACGATCCTCAGGTAGACGTAAGACTCGTGAACGGTCAAGTACACGTTCATTGGAACGTCAGCTGACACATCGTCGAATCTCTCAGCGAAAGCACCGCCCGCCGTCCAGTGGTTCCACCTGGACGTGCACTACGCTGACCTCGATCTCGCTCGCCGCCTGGCCCTCGGATGGTTCGCTTCCGCGGACCCCGGACTCCGCAACCCCGCCGCGGCGGTCTGGGATCGCGGTCGCCTGGTCGCCGCGTCGCGGGTCAAGGTCCCCAAGGACTTTTCCGAACTCGGCCGCGCAGAGCGATGCCGACGCGTCGGTGTCCTGGTAGCCGCCTGGATCCGAGAGCACGCGGCGCCTAGCGCGCACGTCTCGGTCGTGGGAGTGGAGTGGCCCCAGGTGTATCGCCAGGGCAAGAGCAAGGGCGACCCGAACGACCTAGTACCGCTCGCCGGCGTGGACGTCGCTATCGCGTGCGAGCTCGACGCCGAGGTCCTCGACTACCTGCCGAGAGAGTGGTGCGGCGGGATCCCCAAGGCCGAGAAGGGCGACCCGTGGGCCTCGCCGCGCGGTGTGATCGTCCGGTCCCGACTACGCGACGAGGAGCTCGCCGCGATCGTGCCCAGTCACGACGCAGTCGACGCGACGGGCATCGGCCTCAAGTTCCTCGGGCGCCTCGAGCGCTTCGCCCTCGACCTGTAGCGCGTCCTCTAGCATCGGCGGCGGGAGCGCGAGGCGGTTCTGGATCGCGTACTTGGAGAGGGACTTCTTGAGCGACTTCCGCGCCCGGTGCAGGCGCGTGAAGACCGTGTTTCGGGGGATGCCCAACTCGACCGCGATCTCGTCGATCGCCCGACCCTCGAAGTAGTACATCTCGATTGCCTGGCGATAGGCCGGCGTGAGGCTGGCGACCGCGTCGAGCACCTCCTCCCCAGCGCCCTCGTCCGCGTCTCTCGGGTCCTCGCCGGCGAGCTCGACCTCGTCTACGAGGTCGTTGACACCATCGACGCGATTCTCGACGATCAGCTTGGCGTTGTGCTCGGCCCTGCACTTCGACGCCTTGTGAGCGCTCATGAAGGTGTTGTGAACGATGCGGTAGAGCCAGCCCAGCACGGCGCGCTTGACGTTCGCGCTGGGGTCCAGGACAAAGTGTGACCATCCCCGCATGGCGCGGATGATGGAGTCCTGGACGACGTCGTGGGCCCTCTGGACGTCTCCTCGCGCAAGTCGTCGCGCGTAGTTCGTCAACTCCTGGAGATGCGGCAGACAGTGTTCTTCGAATTGTAGGTCATTGGGGGAGAGGTCGGAGGTCTCTGGCTCAGTCATCTAACTTCCTTCTCACCAGGAAATGTGGCGTCGCGTGCTCCCCGATCACACTGCGCTTCCCCGACACGACCCGACCAACTTCCCACGACCGCTGTTCATCGGCAATACTAAAAATGCACTGTGATGGGGTAGTCCAGGGGTTCTGCACTGGACTGCTGCGTTACGCCGCGTCGTCGACTAGTGCAGCCTCACGCTCGGCGATGCGTGGGATCCCACAGAAGTGTGCGGCTCGGTCTACGAGCTCGAACAGTGCGTCCAGGCCGTGCTCGCGCGGAGCGATCCGGAGATCGTACGCGCACTTGGACCACTCGGCCTCGGAGGCGTGAGTCGGGTCCGACGTCAGCGCGAAGCGTGGCGACTCGAGGCGCCAGACGTAACCCAGGTCGACGTCCCAACCACCGAGGGCGATCTCCCCCCCGAAGGTGCAGCGAAATGCTGCACCCAGGCGGTCGAGGAAATCGTCCATGGTCAGGTCGCCGGCGCGTCGTCCGCCCAGTGTGTACCAGCCAATCTCCGTCACGAGCTCATCGGTGATCTCGACCACGTCGACCGGGTCCCCGCACGTCCCGCGAACGCCGTCGGCCTCGTTGACGAATCGCACGTCCTCTATGACGGCGAGATCAGGAGCGTCGATGGAGATGCGGGCGAGCGCGTAGCGCCACCAGAAGTCGGGCCCGAGCACGGTCCGCACACCCTCGGTGCCCAGGCGCTGGATGAACCAGCGCGCCGAGAACCCGTAGCGCGGATCGACCGCCTCTTTCTGGGCCTGGGTACCGTTGAGCTGCTCGTGGGCGAAGTCCAAGGTGCGGATGCAGAGCTGCTTGAGCGGGTCCGCGAACGCGTAGCGGCCGGCGCCGTAGCGTTCGACGAGATGAGACGCGACCGTGGACTTGCCAGAGCCGGCGGGTCCGCAGGTGCCGATGATGGTGGTCATTTGGCCACCTTCACGAGCCCGAACGCCTTCGTGCACTGCTTTGTGCGGCAGAGCGACCCGAGAGGTGCGCCACGGACCTCGTAGTATTCGTGCTCGTTCAGCACGAGCGACTCGTTGCACGCAGCTACGAGTACATTCCAAATCGGCGAGTTGGGATGGGCAGCGTGCCAGCGACGTGAAGTTCCGCTGGACCAACTCGCATCGACGCTGTAGGCAAAAGGTTCGGTCATGACTGAGCCTCCTCGCAAAGCGCGAGTTCGTCGGCCAATCCGTCGTCGGTTTGGGGGAGAGACTGCGGGTCGAACGGGTAACCGTGCAGCAGACCACACGCGATGCAGTGCTTGATCGGGTGACCGAACTCGATCACGCGGTACCAGATGCCGTCCCAAATCTGACGAATTACGTTGAACTCGTACCTACCGTCTGACGTCCGAGGGCACACGGTCTCGAGCGCGTGGGTGCAGATCACTTCCCACCTCGCTGCTTGAACTCGCGACGGTCCGCGATCGCCTCGAGGACCTGCGAGCTGCCCTCGCACTTCGGGTTCCCCAGGCAGCGGATGACCCACTCGACGACCTCGACGGTCGTGGGCTCGGTGCCGAAGCACTCGTACTTGTGCCAGTCCTCGAGTCCACCGGGGCCCTCGACGATCCGGACACACCAGGCCTTCAAGTCCTCGTACGAGAACTTCACGCTGACACCAGCATGTACAGCACGATCGTCAGGCCGCAGATGGGCACGAGGAAGCTCACGCCGACGTCGCCGCGACGCACGTAGCGCATCGCGCCCGCGACCTCGTTGAGGAAGCCTGCAGCCGAGATCGCGAGCAGCGCCCAGCCGTACCAGTGAAGGTTGTTGAGGTCGAGGTTCATCGTTTGTCCTTGTCACGGGCACGCCAACCCGCCTTGAAGAATGCCCACGCGGCGTTCAGTGCCGACTCGCCGTACAAACGTCCCTCCATCGTCTCCATGAACGACGGCCACGCCTCGTGCATCCAGCAGTCGAGGTCGGTGATGAGTCCGTAGTCAGAGTGCCTGGGCATCAGCAGCCTCCGTTGAAGTACAGAGTGCACCAGAGGAACACCCCGAACGTGCCGAACGGGATGATGATCATGAAGCAGAAGTCCTTGTCCTCGTCGGTCATCACACGTCCATCGCGCACTCGTGCGCGCACGAGTCGCAGCAGAGACAGGTTCGATCGACGCCGTTGATCTCCGACTGGTACGAGCACTCTCTCGCGGACGCATCCGCGTGACCACACTCCGTCCAGTACTCGGTCTTCGGCTCCGCGCCGCGCGACGCGCACCCCGCACACGGGTCGATCCCGCGCTCGAGCAGTAACTTCCTCACCACGTCGTGCTCTTCCTCGAGGTCGAGCGTGCGTGGACCGGCGGTGGTCGCGATAGCGCCGGACGGCCATCGGATCGAGTGTCCGGACTCGAGGACCTCGGACACGGTGCACGATCCGGCATCGCAGTCCGGCTCGATCGGACATCGTCCCGACGGGTCACACGTGCACTTCATGTCGTCGCCGATCGGTACGACCAGGCAGCAACCCTCGCACTTCTTGTCGCGGCACGACCAGTGGTGACCGTAGTGTCGCGGTCCGCCCGCGCGCCGGTCCGTCACTTGGACTCCGTGGGTGGGACTTCCGCGGGGACCTTCGTCGGGACGGTGGGCACGACCAGGACGTGCTTGATCTTGTCGCCGAGAACCTGACACTCGAGAGGACGGCTCGTACAGAGCCACCACTCGGACGGCGCGTTGGGCGCGACGTTGCGAAAACAGATCGCTACGTCGCCGAAGTTCTTGTCCTTGTTATGGAGGTCGGTGCAGTCGACCTTCGGGTCGAGGAACTTCGCGTAGTCCACGGCATCGTTGCCGCAGGCCGCGAGGAGAAGGAAGACAAGTACAGCGCGCATCAATGGTCCTTCGGCAGATCGAAGATCGCCAGGTCGCCCGTGAAGGGGATGATTACTCGCCACCCGATCAACTTGTACTTGTCGAGGACGACTTGGAGGTTTTCCGGTCGCCACGTACAGCGAGCGGAGGGAATGGTGAGCGGCCACTCGTTCCGTCGGTTGGCCTGAAGGTGTCGATCGATGTGGTCCTCGATGGCCTTCTGCTCAACCTTGGTGACATCCAGTCGAGTGGGGAACTGGTTTGGGTTGATCACTTGCAGTTCTCCCGAATCCTCGCAAACGCCTCGCGGAGCCGGTCCCACGACCTTTGTTCGAGCGCGCGTCGGAGCTCCCGAGAGTCGACGACGTGGAACGGCTTCCCGTCGAGGATGTCGTCCAGTAGTCGGTTCCACGTGTCGTTGCTCTTGGTCTCGTCGATCATTGCTTCTCCGTCAAGTCGAAGTGCTCGTCGTACACCAGAGAGCGCACGCCGGGATGTGCTCGCGCAGCGCGGCGAACTCGCGGACGTTCTTCCAGAAGTCGCTCATCTAGTCGAGGCTCCAGGGCCCGCTCTCGTCGATGGGACCGAGCGTCAGAGTCTTGCCCCGGCCGAGTCGGGGACGTTCGCGAATGCAGCTATGCATGCACCCTCGCTGCAACCGCTCGGACACGTACCGACCCTGGAACCCCGACTGGATGATCGACTTCAGCATCACTCGTCCTCTTGCTCTGGTTCGTAAACGACTGACTTCGCGATGGCGATGAATCGGGTCGCGACTTGGAACTGAGTCCCGCACCTCCTACACGTGTACGGGCTGTGGCGATTCACATCCATCAGGACATCTGCCGGCGCGTCGTCGAGGTCGTACGTGTAGAGGCTGCAAGGTCCACCCTTGGACTGGAAGTCCTCGACTTCCTGACAGGTCGGACACGGGACGCGGATGATGTCGTAGCAACCCATGCTACTCGTCGACCCACTGAACCGACGTCCGTCCGCCGTGACCGTGGATCTGATCGACAACGTGCATGTTCGCGCAGATCTCCATCGACTCGAGCTGGGAGATCCAGTGGATAGCGACCGAGCCGTTCGAGAACTCCACGCCCTCGGCGACGACGCCGGTACCGGACGTGCCACTGACGTCCTCCGCGCGCACGAGGACGAAGCGTCGCATGGTACTCGCGCGACTCGAGGCCGACGACTTCAACGTCTGTCGATAGTGCTCGCGCCACTCCTCGGCCGTGGAGCACTCGAAGCCGCAGCTACAGCCCTTGATCTCCTGGCCTGCGATGCCGTTCATGAAGTGTTGCGTGCTCATCAGATGTGACAGTCCACGATCACCAGAGTATCCGTGCTCTGGTATCGCTCGAAGAATGCGCCATGGAGCCACTCGGCGAACTCCAGGTACTGATTCGGCGTGTCACTGGAGCACCCGAACCAGCCCATGGCGCCAGGCGCGTGCCAGCCGTCGTCGTCGAGCGCCGCGTAGGTCTTGAGCGGGTGGAGGCACGCGCCGTACTTGGCGCGGAACTCGTCGTACGAGACGCGAGTCGCGACGTCGTTCCACTCGAAACGTTCGGTCCCGCGAAGATTCTCGTATCGCGACCACGGCAGAACGACCTCGTGCGCCTTCGGAGACGGATACGGACCTTGTTCGATGCGAAGGAGTCCGATGTCTAGAGCTCGACTTCGCGGACCGTCGAAACCGTCGAACTCCTTACCAGCGATCAACTCCTCGTACTCCGCGAAGTATTTCTCCATCTCTCGAGCGTGGTCCGAGTCGACCTTCTCCCAGTCGATATTCACTGCAGTCACGACGTCCGAGTATCCGACCTTCGGAATAGCGTCCCACTTATCCCGCGGTTGCGTCACCCTCACACGAGCGTCGGGTACTACCGGGAAGTGCCCGGTCCAGCGACCGCCGACGCAGTACCAGTCCCACTTCGCGTTTGGATTCGCGTAGTGACCGTAGCGATTCTTCTCCGGGTCGCGCGCCTTCGTGCCGTGCCAATCTCCTACGAACGCCTCGAAGCTCGAATAGCGCTCCTTGTGCGGGACCTCGAGCTCGACCGCGCCGGGCGGGTACTCGTACCTGTCGTTGCTCGACCAACCAATGCTCGACCGGATGCGAAATCCGTACTTTGGGTCGTACTTCGAGACAACCTCGCCGGACGCCAGGCGCACGCAACTACTCGTCTCCGTCTCGTACTCTCGCAAGTACTCATCCTCGTCGTCGAGGAACTGGAAGTACTGCTTCGAGTTGCCGTCGTTCTCGTGTTCGCAGAACGGTGCGAGCAGCTCCGCGAGCGCGGAATTCACGTTGCCTTGATGTCTCGCGAGACGCTCGCTGTTGATCTTGACAGTGACGGTGAAATGAGTCATTTGGCTTCGGTCCTCGGCCTGGTCCAGGTTCGTTCCCTGGACAAACTCCGCGGAGGGGTCCGAGCTTTCAAGAATCGGCTAGACCGCCACCTCGTACTTGATCGCCGGGTGCGGGTCATAGTCGAGGAGCTGCACGTCCTCCAGGCGGACCTCGAGTACCGGCTTCCGCGCCACCACTACTCGCGGCAGCGGCTTCGGCGCCCTCAGGAGCTGCTCGCGCACGCCGTCGACCTGGTTCAGGTAGATGTGCGCGTCGCCGATCGTGTGGATGAGGTAGCGCGGCGTCAGGTCGCACTCCTGCGCGACCATCATCAGCAGAAGAGCGTAGCTCGCGACGTTGAACGGCACCCCGACGGGGAGGTCGGCGGAACGTTGATAGAACTGCATGTCCAAGAACCGCGTCCGGCCGGACCCGGTCCCGGACACGTAGTACTGGTGCAGCACGTGGCACGGCGGGAGACGCATCGCGTCGAGGTCCTCGACGTTCCACGCCGAGACGATGTGCCGGCGACCCTCCGGGTTCTTCTTGATGCCCTCGATGACCTGCGTGATCTGGTCGATGCCGAACGGCGCGTCCTGCGTGACGGCGCGTCCTTGGTCGAGACCTCCCCAGTTACGCCACTGGTGCGAGTAGATCGGCCCCAGGTTCCCGTCCTCGTCCGCCCACGGGTCCCAGATCGAGCAGCCGAGATCCCTGGTGTTCGTGGATCCGGACAGGAACCACAGGAGCTCCTTCACGACGTTGCGGAACGGCACGCGCTTCGTCGTGACGAGCGGGAACCCGTCGCGCAGGTCGTAGCGGGACTGGGTCCCGAAGAGGGAGATCGTGCCGGTGCCGGTGCGGTCACCGCGCTTCTCGCCGAACGCGAGGACTTCTTTGAGGAGGTCGAGGTAGGGTTTCACTTTGATGCTGATCTTTCAGTGGGGAGGATAGTCGTGGTCGAAGTCAGGCCAGATGCGCTGTGCCTGGGCTTCGGGGTCGGGGTGCTCGCGGCACACGTTCTCGTGACCGCGTACGTCCAGCAGTCCGCAGTAGACGCACTTCGGAACGCCGAGGCGCTCCGGGCACGACGGACCACTTGCGGTGCCAGCGCAGCGTCGACCCGCGATAGCGCCGCAGCCGTTGCAGTCACTGTCGAGCGGTCGGCGGTTCACAACTTCCCCGCAGCGCGTCGTCGCGCGAGCTCGGCGTCACCGACGCAGAGACAGTTGTTGAAGAAGTGCGCGCCGGACCGGCATCTCGGTGCGTGCTTGCGACACCACGAGCCGCGCACGCGACCGAACGCCGCGTGGTAGGCGGGGTCGCCGCACCAGCACGGCTCGGCTGGATTCGGGTCGGTGTTGTCGAGGTCCGCTGCCGGGACCACACGGATGGTGCCGAGCAAGCTCACTTGCCAGTCCCGAAATGCGACAGCCACCCGTCGATGACCTCGTAGACGCGGTCGAACGCGCGGCGCTCCTCGTAGGTCAGCTCGGACCGGATGGAGAACCGGCGGTCGCGAACGTCTCGGAGCGCTTTGAGATCTGCGGTGTCGAGCGGCGGTATTGTACGGCTCATCGAGCCTCTGGAAGTGGTGACACGCGCCGCATCACAATCCTTGCACGTGCCCTCGAAACACCACGTACTATCATCCATTCGACAAACGCTCACGTGCGCTCCCTGAGCCGACGATTCTCGACTCTCAGTCGAATGCACTCGTCGAGCGTACCGTCCCAATTCACCATCGCGGCCTCGTACATCGCCTCGAGCCAGCGGATGTACTCCTCGGGTTTGTCCGCGAACTCAGACTGTCGGATCGCCAGTAGCTCGTCCGCGTGTTCCTTCGAGGCCTCGTACAGCTTCTCCCAGTTCTGGTATTGACGATCCGCGCTGTAACAGACGCCCTGCTGTGCGAGCTTCCCGTTGAACTCGCAGCCCTCCTCGGCGCAGTACCACTCGTCGATCTCCCGCGGACGATTCTCTCGCTTGTGGTCGCTCACGCGCTCTTCTCCTCGAGGACCTCGCGCACCGCGATCTCGAGGTCGCGTCGGCGGTCTGTCATGTAGAACTCGCCCGAGATGCCGCGGGTGTTGAAGATCTCGAGCCCGGCGCGCTTCAGCATCTCCGTCACACGCTCATCGGACGGTCCCTCGTCGTAGTGCTCGAACAGGAACGGCAGGTCCCTCGCGATCGCGAGCGGGCAGTACTCGTGCCACGACTCCGAGTAGTTCGCGGCGCCGTCCTCGTCCCGGTCCAGGAGGATAGGATGGCCGTCCTCGATCCACTGAAGGAGGCGCTCGAGTTCTATCCGCGTGCACTGGCGAAGCCCGCGCTTGAGTGCGGCGCGTCGGGGGTCCTCGTCCTCGACCTCGAGGACCCCCGTCGCTACCCCGTGACATGCGCACTTCTGCGTGCCCGGTCCAAACGGAACACTGTACTGACAGTAACTTCGTGCGACGCGTCGAGGGCCTTCCTTGCCCCACGTGCACTTCGCGTTCGGGCACTGACCCGCGACTCGGTCGCTCGAGCAACCCATGCAGACGTCGACCTCGCCGAGGCCGAGCCCGACCTCGAGCGCCTCGAGTCCGTGCGCGACGCGCAGGTCGTTGACTGTGCCCTTCGCGTTGGTCGCGTCCTCGTCCGGGACCCCGAGCTCGATCCACTCGAGCGCGATGCGCGACAGGGTATCGATGGCTGCTAGTTCATTCATCTCATCCTCGTATTCGTAGTCCCATTCACTCACGAAGGCCTCATCCCACGTACGCCGCGATCACCGCGTGCACGGCCGCGTCGTCGACGTAACCGTAGATCTTGTTCAGCGCGTCCTTCACGCGGTCGAACGACGTCCGCGCAGGTGCCACAAGAACGGTGTTGGCGACCCTTCGCATGGCAGCTTGAACTTCGTCGTCGGACGAGGTCTGCGGAATCGTCTCCGTGTAGCGGACGCCGTTTTTGTACGCGTAGACGTCCAACTCGCCGGTGTCGGTATCGTTGACGATCACACTGACGCCGTAGATGATGTCGTCACCCTGACTCACAACACCCTCGCTCCGACCACCGCGAGGGCGATCGCGAGGCACATCACTACCCAGACCCGCGCGACCGACAGGACCTGGAACTCTGGCCACTCTGGATCCGGACCGCGGTGGACGACGCAGAAGCCTCGAACGCGACCGCAGGAGCATCGAGGTAGAGTCATCGCCACTCCACAAGCGTCTCGTAGAGCGCGCAGCCGAGTTCGTAACCCTCGGCGTATCCTGGCCGATCTACCATCGAACGGAAGTGACAGTGCTGGGTGGCGGTGTGGTCCCACCCGTCCATGACTCCGTACGACTCCACTTGCGTCAGTCCGACGTGGATGCCGATCACCTGCATACTCTTTCTCCAGTGCTCGCGACCGAGACTTTCGCGCACCCTCGCGAGAGCACACTGATGGCGATCCTTGACCTTCGCCTTCATCGCGAGTCGCGTCACGCGCTCCACGATCTCAGGCGTCACTCGCGCACCAGCCTGCACTGCCCGCGAAGGCAGGTCACGATCGGACCCTCGTAGTTCGCCCACGCTGCGCCGTACTTCGCGCAGTGAACCGCGCCTGGCTCGCCGTCGCACATCATCATGGTGCCGGCCATCTCGGTCGCGCGGACCGTCATCGTCGAGACGGACTCGGGCTGGGCGCGCATCCTCGAGAGCTCGCTGCGGACCTGGATCAGGTCGAGGTCGCTCTTCCGAAGCTCGGACTGCGCTCGCTGGAGCTTCTGCTCGAGAGCGGGCTCCTCGACGAAGCAGTGCATGATCCCGATCAGGGTGAACGCTGCGACGGTGCAACCCATAGCGAGGACTCCTGCCACCTTTCCATAATCCGTCGTGCGGTGCTTTCGATCGATCTCGGACTTCATCACGCTGCCTTTCGTTCCAGTTGTTCTGAGCGATGTGAGGTCTTGGAGTCCCAGACCCGATTGAAGTACGCCGTCACCAGTGCCCGAGCGCCCTTGTGGCTCGACACTGGGAAGGTCTCGCCGTGGAACCCGGCCCCCGATATCTCGAAGCCGATGAGGAACCAACGGTGCGCGAAGAGGCGCAGGGCGTTCCTGTGCATGGTGATGAGCGTGCGGCGGATCATGACTCACCTCTTGTTCTGGGTTTGAGTGCCCCGACCTCGACTGCGCGGACCACGAGATCAGTTCGACTGATCCACCCGATATCGCGTGACAGAGTCGGGTGAGTCGCCATGTAGTACTCGACGCAGTTCGCGGAGCAGAAGGGATGACCGGCGAAGTACGCGGCCTTCGGGGCCTGGCCGGGGTGGAGGTCGCCGCAGTGGGAGCAGGACCAGGTCACGACACACACCCCGTCCTCCGAACCACCTCGTCGAGGATGCCCTCTGCGATCGACACGCAAGACGAAGCGGTAGACGCGGCCCGGTATCGAGACGATGCACTCGCCGACACCTAGAAACGCGGGCGTCACCCACTGTCCGAACAGACCAAGCAGCATGAGCAACCCGAACACCGTGAAGATGACGATACCTAGTGGCCAGACCACCGCGAGCGCCTTGAGTACCGTGACCTCCTCGTCGATCACACCTTTCACCCTTCGAACGACGGCGAGCGCGACGCTCGTCATGAGGGCGTAGCCGACGACGGCAATAACGACCCACAGCGAGGACATCACTTCGCGTCCTCCCGCGTACGGGATTGCGCGACGAGTGCGCTCAGCTGCGCCGGGTCCATCGGCCGCGTCGGCGACGTCGCCATCAGGCGAGTCAGGACGCACGTCTCGCAGCCGCAGACTTCGCCGATCGTCCGCGCTTGAGGGCAGGAAGTATTCACTTCGACTCCTCGGTGCAGCCGTACTTCTGGTAGAGGCGACGGCCGAGCTCGACTCCCTCGTCGTAGCCCGGCTCCTCGTCTTTCACGGCGCAGGATTCCTGTCCGCCGCTCGCGAGGTCCCAGCCACTCATGATTCCACAGGACTCACCGAACGTCAGGCCGATCGATTGGCCAAAGTCAGAGAGCCTGCGGAAGTGAACACCCAGTGCATATTGGGCACGAGTCAGTGCGCACCAGCAATAGGGGTAGCTATCGGGCGGCTTCGACGGCGTGTACGCGATCAGGTCCTCGAGGCGCTTCTCCACTTCAGGTGTCACTTCGTCCTCCCGTACTTCTGGTAGAGGCGACGGCCGAACTCGACCCTCTGGGTGTGGCCGGATTCCATGCCGTACATAGCGCAGGACTCTCCTGCGCCACGTTCGAGGTCCCAGCCACTCATGATCCCGCAATACTCGGCGAACGTCAGGCCGATCGACTGGCTGAAGTCGGTCAGCGTGTCGGCCAACACTCCTCGCACGTGCTCCGCTCGGCTCAGCGCGCACCAGCAGTACCTGTGGTCGTCAGGTAACTGTGACAGCGTCGACGCGATCAGTTCCTCGAGGAACTTCTCAAGCTCGGTGGTCACGACTTCGCTCCGTACTTCTGGAAGAGTCGGAAGCCGAGCGCGTAGCCACGGTCGTACTCCGGTTCGCCGTCACGACACTCCAACGCGGGACGACGTCCGTCGGCCTCGTCCCACCCGTTCATGACCCCGTACGACTCTTTTTCGGTGAGTCCGAGCGACACCGCGAATCGGTCGAGTGGAGTATGGAAGTCGATGCGCCCGTTCTTCGAGTACTCGGCCCGCGTGAGCGCGCACCAGCAGTACGGCCCGTCGGGACACTCGCGCGGCGCCGCGCCCACGAGGTCCTCGAGGAGCTTCTCGAGCTCGGGGGTCATCGACGAATCCTGTTCTGGAGCCACGCGCGCCACTCGTCGCGACCCGCGACGATGAGGATGAGCAGGTGCGCGATGACAACCCCTGCAAAGTAGAACCCGATGCAGTACCCGGCATTGACGACCTGCCTCGTCCAGGGACGTCCCGCGCACACTCCAATCACCGAACCGACGAGTAGTCCGAGCATGAAGAACTTGCTCGTCTTCACGTCGTGCCAGATCTGCGCGAGCATCATCGCTGCACGCACTCCTTCTGCCCCGGACCCGGCGCCGATCCGGAGTCCGTGGCCGACTGTCCAGTGAACTGGGGTGCCTTGACAGGGCACGGGGTTCCGGTCCCGGACTTGCCCAGGAGATTCACCCCGCAACCCGCGACGAGAGCCGCGCAGAGGAGCGCGGCGCGTACGTACTTGCTCATCGCTTGCCAGAACTCCGCGCCCACGTCCGCGCTTTCAGAAATCGACGCGTGTCCAGCGATTGTTCCTGGACGCAGTGCGCTACAGATCGCAGGAGCCGGACCGGCACCGATCGGAACCGGTCGACTCGGCAGACGCAGCCCCGACCAGCGCGAGCGCTTCCTCACGCGACAGTGGGGTCAGGGGCTGATCCTCGCGCGAGCCGTCCGGGTACACGGTGACGCCCTTCAACTCCGGGAGGAACTCCATGTAGAGCTCGCTCATCTCCTCGATCGAGGCACCCTGAGGCACGTTGATCGTCTTGCTGACCGCGTTGTCGATGTGCCTCTGGCAGACCCGCTGCATCTCCAGGTGATCGCGAATCGTTACCTCGTGCGCGCCGAGGAAGTGCGACGTGTCCCTACCCTCGGCCTCGAACCGCGCGAACATTGGGTCGACGACGATCTCCTCGGCGAGCGCGTCACCCTTCCGGTACCGTCGCTTGTGCGCGACCGCGAAGATGGTCTCGATGCCGGAGCTGCAGTCGGACACGATCGAGATCGTGCCGGTCGGCGCGATCGTGTTGCTCGCGCAGTTGCGGACTCCCTTCGCGCGGATCTTGGCGCGGATCGTCGGCTTCAGCGACTTCACGAACGCGCCCTTGAGGTACTTCTCGACGTCGAACGCCGGGAACGACCCCTTCTCCTCGGCGAGGTCGGCCGAGGCCGAGTACGACTCGTTCTTGATGAATCCCATCAGCTTGTCGACGAACTCGAGACCCTCGGGCGAGTTGTACGCGAGCCCGAGCTCGAGCAGCATGTGGTGAAGACCCGTGATGCCCAGGCCGATGCGCCTGAGCTGCGAGCACTTCGCCTGGATCTCCGGGAGCGGGTACTGATTCACCGTGAGTACGTCGTCGAGGAACCGCACGCCGGTCGCGACGACGTCGCGGAGGAGCTCCCACTGAACCTTCCCGTTCTTGACGAAGCGTGGGAGCACGAGTGCGCCGAGGCAGCAGCAGTCATACGGCGACATCCAGATCTCGCCGCATGGATTGGTGCAGGTCAGGGGCTCGACATACCAGATGTTCGACATCTTGTTCGCGAGGTACCCGTTGAGTAGACCTGGCTCGCCACCTCCCCCACCCTCGCGAGGCTTGATCGCGTTCTCGACGATGCGTTGCCACAGGTCCCTGGCCGGGATCGAGCCGACCTGGCGCCCTTGGTGTACGAGCGGGAAGTCCCCGCCGGTCCGGACGAGCTCGAAGAAGTCCTCCGGATCGTCGTCGAACACTACCGACACGTTCGCGTTGTTGAGCTCGTTACGGTCGAGCTTCTTGTCCAGGAACTCGAGGACGTCGCCGTGGCCGAGCGAGAGCGCGAACATCAACGCGACGCGGCGTCCACCGCCGGCCTTGATGACGTTGCCGACCGAGTTGACCATCTCCATCTCTGAGACCGCGCCCGTCGACACACCGCCGGTCCCGCGGATCGCGGACCCGCGCGGGCGAGACGGCGAGAAATTGATCCCGACGCCACCGCCAGTACCGGAGATGATGATCGTGTCGCTGACCGTCTTGCCCCAACCCTCACGACTGTCCGCGGTCGGGATGACGTAGCAGTTCAGAAGATTGCCTCGCGCCCGTCCCGAACCGTACCAAATGCGACCGCCGGGCATGAAGAGGTTCTGCTTGAGCACGTCGGCGAACTTGTCGCGCCACTCCGCTCGAGCTTCTCCAGACTCGGCATTCGAGACGTGTACCGCGACACGGTCGCAGCCCTCCTCCCAGGTCTCGTTCTCGTGTGCTGCGTGACGCGCGCGGAAGATGTCGAGCGCGAACCCTGTGGGCTGATACATGCTGTTCTCCGAGAACGTGACTAGGCAGCGAGCGCGAGCAGCTGACCGATGCCGACGATGTGACGATTGATCTTGCCGTGGAGTCGGTGGACGACGTCGAGCTTCATGTCGCGACCAGCGCGGTAGCCCTGGCCGTGGTGCCAGGCGTCGCGTCCCGCGAGCGTGCGGAACGACTCGACGGTGACGCCGGGGAGCTCCTTGAGCGTGTCGTGGTGGACGTGGCCGATGTACCAGTAGCGGTGCTCGGTCTCGCCCCAGTCCTGCGCGCGATCGCAGGCCATCACGCCGAGCAGGTCCATCGGCTTGGTCTTGTCGCCGTGGTGAACGCCGATGAGGACCTTGCCGAAGCGGTACCAGTGGAACGGCTCGGGCGAAGTGTCGATCGTGACGCGAGGCTCGCGCTCGTAGAACTGCGCGAGAGCGATCGACAGCATGATCGACGAGTGGTCGTCGTGGTTGCCGATCTCGTTGATGACGGTGACGTGTGCGTGCTTCTCGAGCGCGCGGTCGATCAGGCGGCGCATCACGCGGATGCCGGTCGCGAGCACCTTCGGCCAGCGACTGTCGACGTCGACGGGCGTGCCTTTGGTGGTCTCGTTCTTCTTGTTATCGGCGTGGAAGAAGTCGCCGAGGTTCATGATGAGCGCGTTCGCGGCGGGAGGCGCGAGGTTCACCAAGTGGTCGACGGCCGCGAAGAGACTGTCCTCGGCGATGCGCAGGTCGAACGCGTTGCCAGTCTCCGCAGGCCACGCCATCAGGCCCACGTGAGGGTCGCCCATCGGGTAGACGCAGAGCAGGTCCGCGTCGTGAACCGCGCGAGGGGTGATCGGATCCGCCAACCCGCGGAGGGGCTCGGCGACGGCCGAGAGCGCGTCGAGCATCGCCTCGAACCGGCTCTCCTCGTCACGCTTGGTCTTCACCCACTGACCCGACGGGCGCGACTCGCCGGTGTCCGGATCGATCTTGTAGTACGTCGACACGCCCTTGACGTGGTAGCCGGGCGGCGTCGTCTTGGTCATGTCACTCGTCGGCGACCAGCCTCGCGTGGCGGCGCGGCGCTGGAGCTCGCTGAGGTGCGCTCGAAGCTGTCGCGGGTCGAGTTGGAGCTCGAGAGCGGCCTGGACCACGCTGCCGAGTCGGAGGAGCGACTCGGCGCTCGCGCGCTCGAGCGGCAACGCGAACGACAGCATCGACTCCCCGCCCTCCTCGATCATTCGGAGGAGCGCCTCGTCCTGGTCGAGCAGCGACCTCGTTCGCCGGTACTCGCGCTCGCACTCTCGACACGTCCCTCGACGTCCGTCCGGGGAATCCCGCCGCGGTTGGAAGTCGTCTTCCGGAAGCGTGCGCTCGCAGTTGCTACACGTCTTCAGGTAGGTCGAGGTCGCGTCTGAGGACTGCTCCATCGTCCTGAAAAACTCCGGGCTCAACGCCGCGCTTCCGCTCCTAGAATCTCGTGCCCAGGTAGACGCCACCGGCGACGCCGACGACGAGCGTGGTCAGGAGGATCTTCCAGCCGGGCTGCCAAGAAGCGGCGGTCTTGCGGAACGAGTCGTTCTCCGCCCTCAACCGCGTTTCTGCTTCCTGCAGCCGCTTGAACTCGACGTCCAGGCGCTCCCACGACGGCGGGGTGAGGAGGTGCGAGCCTACGGGGAGGCCGAAGATGCGCGGACTCGGCTCACCAGGCACGACGACCGTTGCACCTTCGGTGCGCACGACAACGTGCTCGGTCGGCAGGGGCTCGGGATCGCCGAGCGCGACGCTCGGCGCGGTGATTGTGAGCGCTGCGGTGAGCGCGACTGCCAAGCGGCGAGTCACGGCGACCTAGATGCTCGAGGGTTCGCCGGCCGGGCCAGCGGCGCCCGCGGGCGGGTTCGCCTTCACGGCCTCTTCGCCGGCCTTCTCCGCCTTCGCGACCGCGGTCGAGCCGATCAGCGCGAGGAGCAGAGACACACCCGACTTGAGCCATGCGGGCGCGTGGTCGGCCCACCAGTGCGTCGAGACGAGCGCGCTCGCCAGCTTGTGCAGGGCGACGTAGCCGCCAATCGCGACCAGGGCGAACTTCGAGGCCGCGTAGACCATCGCCATGCTGACCGTCGCGCCGGTCGGCGCGAGGGCGATCGCGAGCGAGCCGGCGAACGAGAGCACGAAGGTCGAGAGCACGCCGCCGAGCCCGTCGCCGCGGACGAAGCGCCCGCCGAGGCTGTCGGGCAGGTACTTCTTCGCGGCCGCCATCAGCAGCACGACCGAGACGGAGCCCGCGAGAGCCCACTGACCGTGCTTGACGGCGTCGACGATCGCGGAGAAGTAGTCGGCGAGCGCCGAGGAACCATCAGGTGCCACCGCGCCGGCCGCGAACGCGGTCGCGGTGAAGGAGACCAGGGTGAGGCCGAGGATAGAGAGGGCTGTGTACGCACGCTTCATGTGTAGATTCCTTCTGGAGATCGATCGGAGTCGCGAGATCACGGGATCAGCCCACCCGAACACACCTTGGCGATCGTCTTGCACGGCGCCTGGTAGTCGTGTGGCAGGAGGTGGCAGGCAAACCCGAGGAGTACGCCGGCGACGAGCGCTCGGCGACGCCACTTCTTGCGGTTCTCGGCAATCTTGTCGGGGTCTTCCGCCACGTCCAGGGACTATGGCGCACCTATTGCATCCTGCCCAGCGTCCGGAGCGCCAGTCCAGGGATCAAATTCCCGTGAAATTACAGTGGACAACGCGGATGCGGGGATCCATGATGGGCAAAAATGCGACTGCTCGTGCTGACTGTGTTGACCGCGTGCACCCCGTCTCCTTGGAGTGACTTCCCTGCCCCGCTGCGCGCGGTCGCAGCCGACGAGTCGATGACCTGGTGGCCTCGCGTGGTCCACGCGGCCGCCGACGTCTGGAACAACCGTCTGCGGGACGTCCACTGCGACGCGCCCGCCTTTCTACACGCACTACCTGGACAGCCCGAGCTCGACGACGGACACAACGTGGTGCTCGTTCCGAACGCACAGTGGCACGAGGACACCTGGGAGATGGGCACGTACGACTACGACGGTGTCATCAAGATCCGTCAGCCAGGCACCACGACCGACGACACCGGCGACGCCGGTAGATTCATGGTCGGGATGCTCGTGCACGAGCTCGGACACGCGATGGGCCTCCCTCACTCGAACCTACAGAGCTCCGTCATGAACGCCTACCCGAGCACGGGCGAGCCCTCGTACCTGGACGCGCTCGACGCGCGCGACTCGCTGGACTGCGGGGCGCGCTAGTCCCCGAACAGGTAGCGCACGCTGAGGTAGCGCAGCGGTGAGACGTGCATCGTCGAGGTAGTGGCGCCTGTAGACAGCAGACCGATGGTCGGACTGAAATCGATCACGCCGCTCGGCATGTTCGTCGTGTTAGTCGCGACGAGCGCACCGTTGATGTACAGCTCCGCGCGCTGACCGCCGCTGTCGACCGCAGACCCGAACCACAGCAGCGTGAAGCGCGTGACGCCCGAGGCCGCCGCGACGTTGGTGTTGGTGTTCGTCGTCGTCGGGCCAGTGCCGTTCGTGGTTCGCAGGAAGTAGTTCGCCGACGCGCTGGTCTTCTCGACCGAGACCGCGTCGGTGACTGCCCCGCCGTTGGAGAAGCCGGCAGCGAACGTGAGCCCTGGCGTGCCGACCAACTCCGTGGTGTCGCACTCCCACTCCATGAGGTGCACGGTCTTCGAATCGCACGGCGCCATGCGCAATTCGGTTCTGACAATCACAGACGCTAGGTCAGTGTTCGCCGGAACATCGAGTACGGCGGCGATACCTCCACCGATGACCGTCGAGAGCACCGTCGTAGTGACCGTTCCGCCACCCGCCGTCAAAGTAGTCCACGGCGTCAAGTCAACGTAGTTGAGAACTTGTGCTCCGGCCGCGAAGTCTCCGGTCACGCCCGACGGCGTGAACTTCAAGTAGTACTCTTCTTGGCTGTTCTGGACCTTGTATGGCGTCGTGAGCGTGTGGTCGAGCGTGATGAAGCCGGGATTGTTGGTGCTGTCTGTGTCCGTGCTACCGATCGCGGTCTCAGTGCCGGTGGTCATGTTCCTGCGAAACAGCTGCGCCGTCAGCGTGCCTGTCGCGGAAGTCTTGCGCAGGTAGAGTTTCCACCCCGTCAACACGCTGCCGACCAGCACCTGAACCGGATAGTAGAGAACCTTGGTCGAGGTGCCCATCGTCCAGGCACTGTTCACGTAGGTGGGCGCCCCCGTATCGAGAGGATCGCCGTCGCATTTCGCGGCTGATCCAGGGATGATGACTCCGGCGCCGGGCGAAACGCGCTGGAACAACCACCACCAGTTGGTGGACAGATCGGTGACGCGCCCAACGCGATGCCCGAAGTACTTCTGCCACTCGCCGACGTTGTTCATCCACCAGTTGAGACTCTGAGGTGCGGGTTCTTCTGACGGCTCCCACCCCTCCCCCTTCTTTCCCGAGCTCGGCTCGACCTTCGTGGGGGTGCCGTTCTCGGGTCCGCCGGTGAAATTCTGATCAGTGGACCATTGAGGGAAGTTGAGCGGCTTCGACATCTATGTCCAGGGAGTCTGACTGGAACAGGGCTCGCTAGCCAGTCTGTCCCCTGGACGCGCTACTCGAACACGCACGCGAACTTACCGCCGGTGACGCTCTTCGTGAACGGTGTCGTCGCGACGACGTCGCCGGCGCCCATCGTTCCGACGCCGTCCGCCGTCAGGACTACCAGCCCCGAACTCGCATTGATCGCTGACTCGAACTGCGCGACGGTCGTCACGCCACTCTGGAAGTGGAACGTCCACGCGTCCCCCGCGTTGGTGAGCGTCCCCGCGCCTGCGCCGTCAGCGGTCAGGGCGAGGGTCGGGATTCGCGAGTCGCGGTGGCGGACAACGGTGTCCACGTTCGTAGTCAGCGGTGCCAGGTCGAGCTGCGGAAGTTGTCCGAAGCCCTTGCCCGGACCGTTCGAGAAGTTGAACGCACTGGTGGCCGGGTTCTGATTTCCCTGAACCATCGAGCGGACGCCGGCGGACGTCGCCGAGCGGAGGAAGTAGGCCAGAGCCTGGAGTACCGGGATCGTGACCGTCGTCCCCTCGACCCGGAGCACGTACGCGGCGGCACCCTCGTTGTCGAGCACGTACGTCGCGGCATCGTCGTACACGATCAAGTCGGACACCCGCAGGATGTCGGAGATGCGTCCCTTCGATCGATTTGCGCTGATGCGAGCCCGGATGTACCGGCGATATAGGTCGTCGTCTTGTCCGAGACGGCTCTGACCGACGATCTTCCCGAGAACATCGAGTTGCGCGCCAACCGAGTCATCAACGCTGCGCTCGGTGACCAACTGCTGCAGGCAGTTCTCGATGTCCTGGAACGGTGCGAGCCAGGCGGTGAGGAGCTTCTGGATGTTGTTAGCCATCTTCCCCTCTGAATTGCTGACACAGGCGCGCGAGCCCCGCGCTCACGTGATCGACGAGCGGCAGGTCGCTGGAGTTGCTGGGTGCCTCGATCGGTTCCAGGGTCTCGACGTCGGTTCCGGTGACCGTCCACCAGAACGACTGCAGCGCAGTCGGAGTCGTGGTCGAGCGAATCGTGAGGCTGTGTCCGCCGACCGCGAGGCCCGTGAGCGTGATCGGAGACGTGGCAGGGACGTACGCGGCGCCGTCGAGCGAGTACTCGGCCGAACCAGAGCTGATCGTGAACGCGAACGTCGCGGACGAGCTATCACTGCTGACCACTGGGGTGCCGGTGATGATGACGTCGGTACCCGACGAACCGCTGACCACGTCCCACGTGAAGGCCTGAGAGTGCGACGTGTCGGTAGTCGAGCGAATCGTGATCGTGTGGGTGCCTACCGACAGACTCGACAGATTGATGGGGGACGTGGCCGGAGCAAACGATCCCGCGTCGACCTTGAACTCCGCGGAACCGGTGCTGATAGTGAAGCTGAAGCTCGCCGACGTGGAGGTCGTCGACACAGACGGGAAGCTCGTGATGATGACGTCCGGCGTCGGCGCAGCGCCAACTCCGATGTCAAACGTACTGGTTCCGGCGGTGCCGTCGGCGGAACGTCCGAGGTCTGTCCCGTCGACGTACGACGCCCAGTAGGTCTTCGCCGAGTCCGGGGCGGTCGTGAGCGAGAACGCACCGGTGCCACCGCCGGTGGTCGTGGAACCGACGAACTCGACCCGGTTGCTCGCGTCGACCGACCAGACCTTGACCGTCTTACCGTTCGCGGCCGCGGCTCCGTTGATGGTGACGGTGCCGGACACCGCGAACGTACACGCGTGCATCGTGAGGTACAGCCAAGCCTGATGACCCGCGGACGCGGTGCTCGCGTGGAGATGCCACTTCCGCTCGACCTCGACATCGGCTCCGTCAACCAGCGAGGTGCGAGTGCGGAACCACTTGGTCATCGGGTGCGGTAGGATCGTCGAGCCGAGTTCGGAGATGTTGTTGTTTCCGGCGAGCCCCGATCGGTACCAACCCTTCCCGTTGTCCTCTGCGCTCTGGCGCTGGGCCCCGATACCGCAAACGACGGCGGCCTGGTTGAACCACACCAACTGCTCTGCGTACGCGCCAGAAAGCGTGTAGTCGGTCGGGATGATGACGGGCTCGTCCGGGGTCGCGGTCGGAGTCGCGCCCTCGGTGTACGAGAGCAGCTGCGCGGCTAGCAGCGTCCGGTTGTGCTTGTGCGCGCCGCCCGGGTGACGCGTGCAGCGGTAGTTGATGTACGCGATTCCTGCCGACTCACCGACCGAGGTGTTGACCGAGTTGGTGCGGACGTCGACTGAGAGGACGTTCCGTCCACGAGCCACCGCCCAGTTCGAACTCGAGTGATCGCAGCGGTGAACGACGGCGTTCCAGCTATCGCGCGCGCTGACCGTGGAACGATCGTAGGTGCGCTCGGTCTGACTTGGAGCCGAGAGAATCGTGTCGGTACCCCCGCCGAAGTGTCCGTCCCACAGCACGATGCCCGATTGGTCCATCGACGGCGACACCTCCTGCACGTCGAAGATCGCAGACCATCGATCGCAGTCGGCGGTGGTGGCGAGACGAGCCGGGGTTCCGGTGTTGTCACCGTTGTGATTCACGAGAGGGACCTGGATCGACACGAAGCAGACGTCTGTCCCGGACGGCTTGGTGTACTCGTAGGTCACGACGTCGAGACACCCGAGATGCTCGAACCCGTTCACGATGTCGTCCGACCACTCCAGTTTGTGGGCTGCGCTCGCCGAGAGCGCGGTGATGTCCACGACCGCATACACGCGATTCGAGGTGCCCGCGCCGCCGATGTTGCCGCCGAAGCACGACAGCGCGGTCGCGCCGGCGCCGTCGATCTGGTAGCGCAGCGCGACCGGGAAGCTGACGGTGGTCGAGTTGTAGTTCGCCATCACGACCAGGAACCGCTTTCGAAGCGTAAATCCGGTGACGTTCTCGAAGGCACCTCCGCTTCCCGTCAACTTGCGAATCTGGTTGGTCGGCGCGGCGCCGGTGCCGTCGACGCCCATCTCAGTCCACGTCGAACCGGCCGAGCTCGGCGGGGAGGTCAGGCCGGACTGGATCGGGAAGATCGCAGTGTCAGCCCACGTGCTCGCGGCTGAATCGTAAGCGTATGTCGTGACGAGTTCCGCGGTGATCGCGGTGACCGTACCGGCGACACCGGTGGCGAACGCCACTCCCACCTGACACGTGAAACTCGCGGTGCCGGGATCATTGGCTGCGAAGTAGTCGGTGACGTCGCGGGTCATGTCGACACGCCACGTGTTTCCAGAGTTCGCCAACGCGACCGTGATGTCGAGGTCGTCAAACGCGACCGCGTTGATCTTGATTCCGATGCGTACGCCGTCGAGATCGGTGGCCGCGTTGTGGGCGAGATGCGCGGACACGCGCACCATGACGCGACCTCCGTTCGCCTTGGCGAACGAGCGCGTCGTCTCCGGGACGTAGATCGTCTCGGCGGCGAAATCGTGACGCGTCGCCGTCCCCAGCGTCGTGTTCGTCGCGAGCGTGCTCGTCCGCATTGGGAACGCCCACCGCGTGGTTCGCTGCGCGTCGTTCGCCACTAGTTACCCACCCTCTGACTCTGCGAGTTCTGGTTGTTGGCCCGCTGGCGACGCGTGAGCTTGCCTGTGTCGTCGTCGATGATGTCGTCGAAGTCGATGTTCTGCGCGTTGGGTGGGATGTCGGTGGCGTCGTACGTCAGCGTGTTGAGCACGGTCTGGTTCCCGTCGACGTCGGTCTGCGTTGCGCGAATCACCAACGTGAGCGGGGGGAGGTTGACGATGCCGACCTGAATCCCGACTCCAGGATCGACGTTCGTGTTGATCATCGCGGCCAACAGCGCGCGCAACCGCGCGAGGCGCGGCCGTCCTGGTGCCTGCCACCAGGCCAAGATCGTCGTGCGAATCTGAGCTCGAGTCGGGAGAGCCACGCGCTACCTCACGGTGTCGAGCTGGTGCTCGTGATGTTGATGCGCGAGGTGTCGAACGTCGCGAGTTGGCGAAGGGAGATCGGGATGGTGTTACCGACGTACTTCCAGTGCGCTGTGTTGTCGGTGATGTCCGACGCGGTCGTGGTTGGTCCTCCCGAGCTCGCGCTGGTGCCGTTGGTGATGCACTCGTACATGCGGTCACCGTTCGCGACTACGTTGCCGGTGACGTAGGCCGTGCTCGGGAGCCACGTGGTCGGCGCCGCGAGCGTCGCGGTATCGATTCCCACGGCGACGACCTCCAGCACTCCGGTGACTCGGAACGCCTGCGCCGCGACGCCGGAGGGGACCGCGTTCTTACCGGTGGTCTGGAGGTCGCCCCACTCGACGATCGCCTCCTTGACCTCGGTGTTCCCGTCGGACGGATACGTCGCGGCATCGACGAGTAGCATCAGCGCCACGTAGATCGGGATCTCGGTCGGTCGCGTGAACTTCATGGTCTGCGCCGTGCCGGCGTCGTCGGTCGCCGTACCGACGGTGACCCCGTGGGTTCGGATACCCGCGGACGCGGCGTCCAAAAGCACGTCGAACACGGCCTGATCCTCGTCAGCTCCGACTGGGATGCGAATCACCGGCTCGACCGAGTGTGGCGGGACTCCGTCCGCATCAGTTACGTCGGTGTTGTTCGCGAAGATGGTCACCGACACGACGTCCTCAATGTCGAGAAGCTCCGCGCGCATCGCGTTGATGGTCGTGTTGCCACCTGCGGCCAGTTCCTGCTCGCGAAGCAGTCGCAGTTCGCCGTCCTCTCCACGGTCTCGACCGGGGGTAGCATCGAGGAGGTTGATGACCGAGCTCCAACCTCCGACGGCGGACTCGATGGCATCGATGTCGCGAGCGAACGCCGTTACCGGACCGCTCTCCTCGGCGCGCGCGTTGACGTCGATGGCCGCGGTACCCTCACCCAGGTACGTCCAGTGAACCGTACCGTCGGTGATGTCCGACGCGGTCGTGGTCGGTCCGCCGGAACCAGCCGAGGTGCCAGGCGTGATGCACTGGTACGAGCGGGAAGCGTTCGACCTGCGATCGCCGAGTGCGTACGCGGTCGTGTTGGCCCATGCGGTCAACGCCGTGATCGTCGCGTCGTCGAGCGTGACGAACGACTTCTGGGTGCTCGTGGTCTTCGCCTTGTTCCCGGCCGCGACCAAGGTGAGCGCTGTCCCGGTCAAGGTGAGGACGACGGTCGAGAAAGTCGAGGCAGGGCGGAACGTGCCGGTGAGCGCGCTGATCGCCTCGAGACTTGCGCCAGTCGCCTTGTCCGGATCCTGAGACGAGTTGACCGCCTCGAGCTTCTCCCACAACGCGTGGAGTCTCTCGGCGAGGATTCCCGTGATCTGGCCGAGGATGCTCTTGTCCCCGAGATCGATCGACGTGCCGAAGACGTTTCGAAGATTCGTGTTGAGCGCCTCGCGAATGGTGTCGAGGCTGGGGATGACGAGTCCGTTGTCTGTGAGGCCGAAGCTCATGCGACCTCCAAGTCCAACGTGTCGACCGGGGTCTCCCCGAGAGCGGTCCTGACCTGCCAGACCACGGTCAGAGCTCGAGTCGCGCCGTTGAACGTGACGTCGAGACGAATGACCTCGAGGACGCCGCTGACTGTCAGGAGCTCGCGACGAAACTCATCGCGCGCCACGGCGATCGCGATCGCCGGCTTCTGCCCGAGGATTTGGTCCCAGTACGGGATGCCTGCGTCGAGGTCGAGGAACCACTCGCCCTGAAACATCTGGAGCGCGATTCGACAGCTCTGAACAACCGCGTCGATCCCGTACGTCCATTGCAGATCCGTCGTGATGACCAGGTCGCCGTCTGCATCGAGCAGCAAGTCGCGCGGCTCGTCTACGAGAGGTAGCGCCACTACTCGGCCTTCACCTTAGGTGCGCCGCTAGCAGGGTGCGCGACGAAGTACGCGTTGACAGCTGCGGTTACTGGGGCGGTACCGTTGACCGGAATCGCCGCGAGTGCGGCGAGGAAGGCGGTGTCACTGAATAGTCCCTTGATCGCGTTCTCGACGTCGGTCGCTCGCGTGAGCGCCTTGTTGGCGCCCGGACCACCGAGTCGGACCTCGTCCTCCGCGTGGATGACGACGGCATCGTCAGGGGCCGTGGTCGGCAGAGACGTGAACGTGTAGAAGCCTGGGATCGCGATCGCGTCGCTCAGGGAGTGACGGCGATCGTCCTTCGGATCCGTCTCGACGCCCTGGCTGAGCACGAGGTCCAGCGATGCGCTCGCGAACACGAGGAGCACCAGGTCCCCGGACTTGACGGGGGTCGTCATCCGGTTCTTGCCGCTACCGGGAAACATCACCGGCACGTCCTGGAAGACCGGGATTCGCTCAGTCTGTCGATCCCCGTTCTCGTCGTAGTACGGGCGGCGCACGAGGGCCTGCACGCTCGCGCGCTGGGTCGTCTTGTTGAACGACTCGACGCGGCCAGGGAGCGCGGTGTGGACGTCCCCCAGGCGCGCGTCGATGGCGCCCTGGATGACATCGGCCCAGGTAGGTGACTGCAGTGGCACGGTCGTTGCAGGATACCTCGCTGGACGAGTCGTGCCGACACTGTCCAGGGCTGTCCCCTGGCCTAAACCGGCCAGGACCTACAAGGGCTTAATCTCGATCTCGGTAAACCACTGATCACCGTGGGTGTCGCCGTTGTGCTTCACCTTGACCACCTTGAAGCGCCCCCGAATCGTCGTGGTCTGGAGGTCGACCTGCCCACCCGGTACGAGCTCGGGATACAGGAGGTTCTTGACCGTCATCGTGGGAGGCTTGCCGTTCTTCTTGGGCTGCCCGAACTCGGGGGTACCCAGCATCCCGTACTTCTCGCCGATCGGGAGTACGTCGGTCCGGACGTCCGTGTCTCGCAAGATCTGCAGCCGACCGTTCTGGAACGACCAGTCGAATCCATATGGGGCCAGTAGGCGACTGAGCTCGATCTGGGCCGGGCCCGAGATGACAGACCCGATCGGAACCTGCGCGTTGAGGGTTCGAGACTGCTCAATGTTCAACGGCAGCGTCTGACCCATGCTCTTGGCGATGTCCCGAACGATGCTCTTGACGCTCGTGCTGCCGGGATAGGAGCGCGGGGTGACGCGCGCGTTACCGAACGCCCTCGCGCCGTCGCCGACCTGGAGCATGGTCACCCAGTTGGGACCCTCCTGCTTAGACATCGCGAACAGTACGTCGCCCGCGACCACGAGTCGGTTGACCCCGTCATAGCCGGCGGTGAAGTCGACGCTGAGCGGCTTGGTCTCGACGGCGGCGCGAGTAACGGGGGCGAGATTGTAGATCTTCACGTCCGAGCGATTCGGGTGCTTCGACAGATCCCGGTGGACGGTGAACTCCATCCTGAGATTCGTGATCTGGATGCCGTTCGTCGTCTTGCCGTCCGGACCGCCCTGACGTTGTACGAAGAAGTCGTTTCCCGTCGACGGGGTAGAAGCCCGATAGACGATCAGATCCGCGGTGCGGTTGAGTGCTCGGATGCGAGCTGTGATCGGGTCAACTGCCACGACTCACACCGCGTAGTTCTCGGCGATGAGGTCCTCGATCTTGTAGAAGCGGACCTCGACCGTGGTCCCGAGATTGTCGAACGTCGGGTCCTTGTACTGACCGGAGGTGTCGATCGTCGCGATCACGCCTCGCTGGAACAGCTTGTGCGTCGAGTACCGGCCGATGTACGAGCCGACGGTGATCTTGAGTCCCTCGGCAATCACGTCGCCGTCGGTCTCCGAGAGCGTGAAGTACCAGGCCTTGTCGTGTTCGTTCCAGTGAACGTCGAAGTTGTAGCTGTCGTCTTCGATGACGCAGTCGAAGTCGTACTCGGGAACGGACGGGATGAATGGGATGACGGCCGGACCCATTACTGCTTGAATCCTTCAAAGCCAGGGCGCCGATTCGTCGCGTTCACGTCGATCGGGCTCTTGGTCTTCTTGGCTGCCTCGTCGAACTTGATCTGACCGCTCGGTTGCCCGCGCATGTCGCGGCGAAGGTCGAGAATCAAGCGTCGGCGCTCCTCGAGCGTCAGCGGAGTCTGCTTGTCGGAGTGAAACCAGATGCCGTCCGGGCTACCAGGGTCGAAACCGATCGTCGGTAGCTTGAAGTCGTACGGGAAGACGTTCGGGATCCAGTAGACCGTCTCGGACTCGCGCACGATCGGCGCCCCGCCGATGTACACGAAGCCTGCGCCATGAGTCAGGTAGACGACGCCCTTGCGCCACTCGACGATCTTCTCGTCCTTCAAAGTGAGCGGCTTCGTGCCGAGGTTCTTCTTCCCCCCACCTCCGCTTCGAAGAGCGGTCCGAACCCGAGCGTTCGTGACGAGCGTCAGCTGCTGGAATCGTGCGCTGAACTTGAGCGCGTCTCCGGTGTCCTTCGAGCGAGGGAGCGACAGTGAAGTCAGCGCCATCTTCCTGAAGGTGCCGAGCGACGTCCTGACCGTAACGAGGTCGCGTCCGTTGTAGATGTCGAGGAGGAACTGGTACGCGGTCTGCGCCGACTTCGCTGCCTGGTCATCGTCCCCGCGATTCGCGCGCATCGGGTCGAGGGGTGTGTTGGTGACGAGGCCCTCGAAGCCCACGGTGATAGGCTTCGGTCGAATGTTGTCGCTGATCGTCGAGCCAGACTCGACAGGGTAGTCAGTGACCTCGCTCTCGAACGAGTGCTCCTCGGTGAGCGACACGTCGATCAGAAGACGAGCGGTCCCGTCGTCCTTCTCGATCATGACGAAGGTCCCGGGAGGGATGAACGCGCCTGTTGGGAGGTCGGCCACTAGCGCGTACCTCCTGCGACCGCTGCCTGGATGTGACGGAGCTGATTCTCCGCCTCTTCCTCGATGACTCGACGGAACTCGACGAGCGTGTCCCCGCTCATCATTCCCGTGACGTTGACGTGGACGTCGGTCGTCACCGTGATGCCGGCGGCCTTAGCCTGCTCATAGCGACGATTGATTTCCTGCTCGCGAACTACCTCGAGCGCTCTCGCGAGGTCCATCGCGCCGCCGGTCACCTCGCTCAGCGCGTAGGCCGTGCCGATCACCGCTCCAATAATCGGGACAGTGCCGATGGAACCGAGCGCTAGACCTAGCCTGCCGAACAACCCGCCTGCCCCAGCAGCGCCTGCACCGGCCGGGCCGAGTCCGCCTGCGAGCGCGCCCGCGTTGATGGCCGCGCCCGCAGCGGATGCCGCGGTAGCTGCCGTTCCGCCGATTCCCGCGAGCGCGTTCGCGGCTGCCACGCCCTTCGTCGCCACCTGCAGACCGAGCATGGCCTTGGTGACCTGGGTGATTCCCCCGACAATTTTCACGACCCGCGCCGCCGCGAAGATCGAGAACGCGGCAACCAGGGCGGCGCCGAGCTCGCCGATCTTGTCCTTGAGCTGGTTGAAGGTGTAGTGGATGAGCGCGATCGCAGCGACGATGCGTCCTACCGGGCCGAGGACGGCGAGCCACGCAACCCCAATGCGTGCCGCGAAGAACGCGGCGGCGACCCCCAGACCGAAGAGTAGGGACTGCGCCTCGGGCGAGTTCTCGACGAAGAACTTGATGATGTCGGAGATCAGTCCGAAGGCCGTCGCGAACGCGCCGCCGACCGTGTCCGCGAACCTCTGCACGGCCGCCTGGTTGTTCGTCAACCATACGTTCGCGCGCTCGAAGGCGTTACCGAGTGCCTTGAAAAGTGGGATCCCGACGCGGCCGAGGAACTGGAGGAGCTGCTCCTTGACCTTGTCGAGTCGACCCGAGAAGCTGTCGGCCTGGCGATTCGCGAGCTCGACGAAGACCGGGTTATTGAGCTCCGCGAGGAGCGTCTTGAAGCGGTCCTTCTCGGACAGTCCGCGGAAACGCTTCCGCCCCTCCTCGCCCTTGAACTTCTTGCCAAGCACGGCCTGCAGGAAGAAGTCGTTGACCGCGAAGCGACCGCCGATTCCTTGCAGGACGTCGGTGGTCGCGGTCTTGATGGTCGAGCCTCCGACGCCGGCCTTCGCCGCGACGGCGGTCGCGATGGTGATCTTCTTCAGATCCTCGAGAGAACCGCCGGCAGCGAGCACTGGACGAGTGAGCTTCTGCAGGACCTGCAGGTACTCCTCGGTCGTGCCCGGGAGTTCGGCCGCCTTCTGGCGGATGTCGTCGTAGAGCTTGCTCGCGGTCTGGAGTTCGTCGGTGACGGTGGTTCCGCGAACGAGCGCGATCATGCCCGCGATTGAGTTCTTCGCGTCCTCGACGCGCATGTTGAAGCCGAGCATCGACTTCAGCAGCGCGCCTGCGCCGAAGATCGTGCCGAGTCCGAGGACTGAGTTCCGGATCGCGCGGATCGCGGAGTTGGTCTCTCGCAGACTGGAGAGGTCGGGGCGCACGGAGAAGACGGCAAATAGCTCTGCGACTTTCACTTAGCTCGTCTTCCCTTCTCTGGACTGTTCTCCGTCCAGGGCTGTAGTTTGACCCAACTAGGAGTCCGGACCACTACTCCGGGTCGTCGTACTCGTCCTCGGACATCTCGCGGACCGCGTTCTTCTGCCCCATGATGAAGTTCAACGCGTCGATCGCGTCGAGGACATCGGTGATCGACATCGACGTGCTGACCTCCGTCCACGTGATCCGACGCGTCTCCACCAGCTGAAAGCACGGCAGACAGATCTGGATATGCTCTGGGAGTTCGGTAGTAGGTCGCGCTACGCGTTCGCGACCGCGGTCGGCTGCTGGGCGGCGGCTGGACCGATCGCGGAGAAAAAATCCCCGTAGTTCACTCCCAGCGCGAACGCGAGCACGCGGAACATCACCATCAACTTGCCGCTGAACGCGAGGTTGATGTTCGTCTCGGAGTTGAGCGGGATCGGCTGACCGTTCAGCGTCACCGTTGTATTCGACAGCATCTCGACGGCCAGTGCAGTCGTTGCGTCGGGATCGAGGTCCTTCATCGCATCCGCGAGTTGCGGTGCGATGGTCACGATGTCGGTCTGCGGATCGACACCGCTAAGCACTGTGATCACCGGACCGATCGTCTTCGCCAGCTTTCCAAGCATCGTGAATGCCCGCATCGCGGCAAACTGCGTGCAAGTGAACTGCATGTCCTCGATGAAGCGTGTCTCTTGCTTGATCATCAGATCACGTTCCCGCCAGCGAAGACCTTCAGATCCGCGCACTCGAAGACCCACACACACGACCCAGACTCCTTCGCACGCTCGATCTTGGGCGGCTTCGTGATCCACGCCTGAGTGGCACGACAGAGCATGGTTCCGCTCAGGTCCTTGACCTGAAGCGATCCGTAGCCGAACCCGAGGATCTCATCGGTAGCGAACTTGATTGCGAGCAGGTCGTTCGTCGGCGACGCGGCGACCAACGTGATCGTGACCTTGCCGGACGTGTTCAGGTTTCGCGTCCGCGTAACGTCGCCGGTCGCGCCGACGTGCTTGGTGAAGGTGTCCTCGTCGCGCTCAGCCTCCACGAACGTTCCGTCCATGAAGCCAGTGACGTTGATCCCGTCGAAGGAGACGGTGACGAGTGCCGGGTTGTACGTCTTGAACGATGCCATCGATGACTCCCTGGACTAGACGCTCACCACGCCGGTCACGATGACCTTGTGGACGGCTCCGGCCAGCGTTCCGCTGAACTTCACGTCGGGCAGCGTGCGCGCCGACTTATCGGTGGTCGCCACGGCGCTCGCCTTTGGCACGACCACGACGGGTGCAGGGTCGTTAGCCAGAAGTCCGTTCTGGACAGCACGCTCGAGCGATCCGCGGACCGCGTTCTCGATGAGCGCGATGCCCTGGTCCGTGTAGGGGACCTTCAGCGCACCCGCGAGCGCGTTGTAGACCGCGACCTGCATGTCGTCCTCGAGCCAGTCGAGGCCGCGAGTCACGTCGATGAACTGACCACTTGCAGTCTTGCCCTCCCACATGCGGTTCGTTCCGCCGAGGGACTCGATCGTGTTGGCGTTCTTCGCCCGAAGGTTCGTCTTGTGTGTCGACGTCAGCGTGTACGCGGACACGCCGGCTGGAGACGCGAACTTCCAAGTCTCGGAGCCCGGAGTGTAGGGCAGACGCGTGCCCAACCACGCGGACGCGAGCATCGACGCCGGCGACGGGTGGTACACGACTGCCGTGCGCTTGTAGCCGAGGAACTTCAGGTCGTCGACGCAGTCACTGTTACCCGTCCCAGCCGACGCCAGAGTGACCGTTTCCGAGTCGCAGATCAGCGGGAGGTACAGCTTCTTGACGGTCTCGATGTACGCAGCCGCGGCCTTGACGCAGGGTTCACTGTTGTAGAACGTGATGAGCGCGTACCAGCTGTTGTTCTCGTTCGAGATGTTTCCGAGATCAGTCGCCAGCGTCGTTCCGGGCTCGACGTGTGTCTGCGTGTTCTTGAGCAGCGATACGTCGGTGACCTCGAGCGAGAACCAGTCACCTGGATTGGTCCCGGTGACCTCGAGGAAGTCGGTCTCGCCCGCACCGACCTGCTGAACTGCGGTGTAGTTCTTGCCAACGACCGCGTTCAGGTCCTGGAGAAGCTGGGCACAGATGACGTCGTTTTGGTTGCGACGCAGAGTCTGCGTACCGGTACCGTCAGTGGTGATCGTGAGTTCGGTGCTCGAGAGCGCGTTCGCGCGCGATGTCGCGAGTTGGAACGTGTTGACCGCGTCACCACCAGGCAAGGTGGCGTCCGCGATCACCCAGTAGTCGGTGTCGACCGCGAGTCCGGTCGGAAGCGCGCCACCGGAGTTGCTGACGCGGAACGGGCCGTCGCCCGTCACCATCCCGTGGCTCGCCGACGTGAAGAGCTCGGTCGCGTTCGCGGCCGTGAACGTGATGTCGGCAAGCGTCGTGTAGCGACACTCGGTCGCCGTCACACCCTTGCCCTTGACGTTGATCCCGTAGGTCGCGCCGACGGTCACCGACGAGACGTCGATGCGGTACTTCTGCGTCGGCTTACCGATCGCGCGGCCGATCGCCATCTGCTCCGGGTGAGGGTTCTGGCTGAAGATCGCGGAGGCTGCGAGATACTCGGCCGAGGTCGTCACCGGGAAGTCCGCGGCGACGCCAGCGAGGTCGTCGTAGAAGCGGATGCGCTCGGGGAATGTCGCGGTCGCCGACAAAACCATCGGCACCCCGAACCCGGCCCGTGGTACGCCGAGCGTGTCCGCGGTGATTGTGATGGTTACGTGGTCGGCGAGCGAACCCAAGGCGGCCTCCAGGAAGGAATCCTGGACAGCCTAGCAGACTTGGCCCGAACCTTGCATAACGTCCCCTGGACAGCGTCTGGGTCGCAAGTGCCTGATTGATCGCTGCTCGTCAGGCCTTGAGGGCAACCGTGAGCAGCGCCATCGTGCTCGCGGTGCCTAGAGTCGCAGTCGTTGCCTGGACGGATCCGCTCGCGGCCTTGAACCCGACGGCCTTCCCCATGCCGAAGCCCTGACCGCTGTTGGTGTCCTTGTCGATAAGCTCGGTTAGCGGTGCGATGTCCGGGTTCGACCAGCCAGAAACCTGAGACGCGTTTGCCGGGTCATCCACTCGATACGCGATGTAGTTGATGACCAAGCAGTTCGGCGCCGTGGTCGTGATCGCGGGGAAGACGACTGCGGTCCCTGATGGTGCCGTCGACCCGACCGCGGTGTTGATCGGGTTGCCACTCGAGACGCAGCCTCGATAAACACTGGCCGCGAACATCTTGAAGTCGTCACCTGCGACGTCACCGATGACAGGTGCCGGCATCTGCCCACCGTTCGCATCCATCGTCGGTTGGTCAGCACGAACCCACCAGTACTGAGCGCGCGCCGCCAAAGAATTCGTTCCGTCGTGTTGCGGGGACGCTGTGCCCTCGACAAATCCGTTAGCGGTGGTGAGCGTGTACGCGTTGTTACCGAGCGCCGTCGCCCAAACGATGATGATGTCGCCCGCCAAGTGCTTCGGTAGCACGGGGGTAGCGCCTACACCCGAGCCCGCGATCACAAACGGTCCAGTAGCGATGTACCGGGGCGACGTCGGAGTGGTTGCCATCATCATCGGGATGACGGCGTCTGCGGCGTACACACCGTGCTGGGCATAACCATTGTCGGTGAGGTGGGCGGCGTCGCGCAGACCGAGGTCGTCGTTGTAGAAGATCGTAGTATTTGGAGTGATCGAGTAGAACGACTCCTGCGCGGTTCGGTAGTTGCCGATGTTGTCGTTCTTGTTGCTGAGTCGACCCAGCGCGAGATACGCGTTCGGATATGTTCCGCGCAACTTCGTGACGAGGAAGGACTGCAGCGCTGCCAGAATGGTCGCGTAGGCCTGTCCGGTGTCAGCTTCACCTTGGATGAACTGGATGATGATGTGGTTGGCGTCGACTCCGAAGAGCGTCAACCACGTAGCGATGCGAGCGAGCAACAAGTTAGCGAGCGAAGTTCCGCCGATCGGGTACGCCGGGTTGTCCCAGCCCGTAATCAGCGACGAGCCGTCGATGCCCATCTTCCCCACGTAGACCGTGTGAGGCGTGCGATTCATGATCTCGCGGGCCTCGGTCAATTCGATGCCTCCGGTCCCGGAGACGTAGGAACCTCCGAGAGCGATCGACCGTGGGGACAAGTCGCGAGGTCCCTCGTCGATGAAGTTTGGAGGATTCGCGAATGCGGAGGCGTTGCGATCGATGATCTGCCCACGCGGGTCCGACAACGTCAGATCGGTACCGTAGAAGGTCTGAGCTGACGCACTCATGAAGCCGATGTCGTTGGACTGTCCGATCATCACCAGCAACCACTTCTCGCCGGCCGGAGGTGGTGCGACAGCAGCCGGTGGGACCACGGGCGTGGGAATCTCGAACACGTGCTCAGGTGTCGGAATCTGGTTTGTCGCGATTACGCGCTCGATAATCGTGGCGTTCTCGCCTTCCTCGACTGGGATGCACATGTGCACGTCGAGATACGCTCGAGGTTCGAACAGGAAGTCGTCGCGCGTACCCATGATCGCGCGGACGCGATCAATGTCTTGAAGCGTGACGTTCGCGGCCTCGAGGAGCGCTTGTTGACTCGGCCACTGATAACGAGTTCGGATCCTTTGAAGGATCGCGACCGCCATGTTCGGGCCGATCGTCAAGTCGGCATGACACCGAATCTCCAGGGTCGCTCGAATGAGTCCGCGAGCTACTGCCTGAAGCTCCTGACCGGCCCGTACCGTGGCTGGAGTGTCACTGACGGTGATGATGCCCGAGCCGCCGGTCGTGAACTCGACAGGTACCGGCGTCAACGCCATCGCATTCTGAAACGTGTACGCGAGCTGGAAAGAATTCGCGTCCACCTTGATGATCCAGAGGTCAGTACTTGCGTCGACGACTGGATCAGTGCTCGGGTAAGTACCTGTCGACGAGAGTCGAACGGGTCCGTCGCCGGTAAGTAGGCCGTGCGCAGTCGAAGTGAGCGCGCCGGTGCCCAGGTTGATCGACGACACCAACTTGTCCGCAAACACAAACGGCTTGTCGACGAAGTCAATCCACGTCGAGCCGATGTCGCTGATGTTAGAGATTCGAAGGGTCAGGGCCGGGAACTCGGGGCGCGGGGCGTCCTGCTGTCCCCAAACAACCTGCTGCGAAGATAGACCGCTCCCGCTCACGACCCACGAGTGCATGGCCGCGAGAACGGTGGTCCAGTCGATTCCGCCCGCCGGCACTAGCTAGCTCCTTTAGTCTGCTTGGTAATGACTACGTGGTAGTGCACCTCACCGTCAAGGTCCCACTCCTCGACGCGAGCGACTGTCCAGTTAGCCCCCTTGTAGGAGACGACGTCCGGGTCCGTTGTCGGAGTCCGAGTCTTCAACAACGTCGTCGTGTGGATCTGGTAGATCTCTTGAACGCGCTGGTTGTCGACCGCACCTTCGAGGTCGGCGCCACCGATGATTCGATTCAGGTTGAACGCAGGCTGGATGACGACGTCGATCGGGAACGTGCTCGTCGAACCTGGAACGTAGATCCCGTTGACGTACACACCTTCAACGGTCCGAGTCACGGTCAACGTCGCGTTGCCGAGACTAGAGATGCTGTCGTTGACCGACATTACTCCCCGCCCCCGATCTCGAACGACTCGAAGTCGCCGACCGACGATCCGGCCTCGAGCACGTCCCCGCCCTCGCGAACCACTCTGTGAGAGATGGCGTCGTAGAGGTTGAGATGATCGATGAGCGGGTGATCGAAACCCTTCTTCTGGATCGTGAACGGTGCGTTGTGCGGCGAGATACCGGGAGGACCCATGATGGCGTCTCGCGAGATCTTCTCGAGTTCGTAGCCTGCCCAGTCGAGAGCCTGTTCGGAGGTCTCACCTCGGATGATTCGCCCGACAACCCGTCGCATGATGCTCGCGACCTGGTAGCGTGCACTCGTGAACGGTTGGTTCAAGAAGTCGCGAGGCGGTGAACCAGGTGGACCTGCCAGCCCGTACTGCTGAATGACCGCGTTTTCTGCGTTGGTCAGTCGTCCGTCTGCAGTTGGCTGGGAAGCCTTCGCGCCGACAACTCCGACGCGAAGCTGGGTGAGGTTCGCACGTGCGACGTCGTCGAGGATCTTCTTCAGACCGAAGTCGCGATACTCGAACTTGACTCCTCGTCTAGTCTGAATCGGCACTCGTTACCCACCCAACTGAGGTCCGTTGCAGAACGTTCCGGTCAGGAGCTCCAGGTAGAGCTGCCCGTACGGCGTGGTCTGTAGTGAACTGTTTGCGGTCGAGGTCGCGATCACGCTGGCGTACGACCGTCGAACGCCACCTACAGACTCCGATGTCACCGGCCCGGCGGCGCTCGTGTTGCTTCCTGGCTTGATCTTCTTGCCGATGTGAGCCGCGAGGTAGATGCGCGCGAGTACGCGATCCTCGTCAGTGTCGTCGGAGGTCAAGTTGATCTGATTGACGTGCGCGAGGATCTTGGTCCACGCGGCGTCCGGAACCGTCGAGAGTTCGGCCGCGAAGTCGAGCACGTCCTGCTTGACAATCGGAGTCATGACTTCTACTTGGTCGTGTAGCGAGTGACCGTGGAGCGGCCGTCCGCGCTGTCGCGGATTGCGCCGACCTGCGCTCCTCGGACGCCGTCGATGTCAAAGATCACGCCAGCCGGTACGTAGGTAGATCCGGCGACCGCGGAGGCCTGCATGATGCCCGCGGTGATCGTGAAGCCAGCGTTCGCGACGGTCTCGTCGATGGTGAGACCGCGAGAGTCGACGAGGTCAACCTGTAGTGTGCCGTCGGTAGGGTCGACAACGCGCAGCGACGCCTGATTTGCCAGGATCGCGGTCCGAAGAATCGCTGCGCAGTCCGCGGCGGTCGTCGCTCCGGAAATGTTGACCTGAACGCGCCCGGCAGTGACGCCGTTACCGGCCGTGTCGAACTCGTACGTGACGGGAACGGTGTTGACGGTGATCGTGATGAAGTCGGTGTCCGCGAAGTTGGCCTTCGCGACGCACGTGATCTTCAGCGCCGTTCCCTGTCGCATGTAGCAGTTGGTCGAGCACGCGAATACGTAGTCCGCGCCAGACACGAGGGCGCTCGCAGCCGCGACTGCGGACGTCGAGACAGCTGCAAACTGACCAGATCCTGATACTGGGTAACGGCGCATTGTTGCTCCTCAGAAACGAAAAAGCCCCGACGCTCGGGGAGCGCGGGGCGTCGATGGGGCGCGCGTCCCGCGCCAGTGACTCAGATCTCGTCGGTGTAGACCACGCTCTTCGGACGGTGGGCGACGACGCCGGCGGTGCGTGCGTGACACACGACCGTGGTCTCGGTCGGCTCGACCTTCGGCGAGAGCTGCTCGAACGGTACCGGGAGGATCATGGCGACCTTCAGCGGGTCCTTCTTGAAGTTGACCATCCGCTTGCCGGTCCAACCCGAGTTCGACTCGAGCTTGTGCGACGACTCGACCATCGTGATGTGCGGGTTGTTCCTCTTGAAGTACGTCGCGATCACGTCGCTGGTACCGTCGCCGACGCGACGAGTGGTGACGTCCTCGAACGTGGAGGTCGGGAGCACGGTGGTGTCCGGCACCTCGATCTCGAGGGTGTTCACGACGACCTGGCTCACCGAACCGTTCCAGTCGGAGAGGATCTCGGTCGGAGTCTTGGCAGCCCACGACTTCGAGGCGCCCGCGCCGACCGGGGTAGCGAACGTGTCGGTACCGCTCAGCGTGAACATGCCCTTGAGGCCTGCGTCCGAGTAGCCGAGGAGAGCGATGTCGTCGATCTCCATCATGATCTGCTGACGGCAGCGCAGCGCGCGGTCCGCCTGCAGCGGCTTGCGCTCGCGCATCGCGGCGCGAACCTCCTGCAGCGTGTAGCCGTACGCGAGCAGGATCGAGTAGATCGAGAACGTCTTCTGGCTGACGTCCATGTCGACCGACGGGATGATTCCGCGCATGTCCTTCGAGATACGGGCGCGGCCTGCGCGGTTCGCGTAGGTGACCGTGTAGCTCTCGGCACCGTCATCCGGCGACGTGTCGAACGGGACGATCATCGACGACTTGAGCGGCGGGAAATCCGCGTCGATCACGCCCTGGCGGATGTGCTCGAGCTGGCGCGCGACGTAGTACGCCTCGGCGCCGTCCTGACGAAACTCGCCACCGGACGGGAACGACTTCAGGATGTCGTCGAAGCCGTCGGAACGGTAGTCGGTCCGGCCGAGCTCCTTCGCGTGCGCGAGCATCGCGAGGAGTCGGTCCTTGGGGAAGAGGGTGGCGATGTTCTCGGACATGTGTAGGAACTCCTAGAGGAGACGGCCTTCGATGATCAGCGAACCGGCCGGCAGCGTGCCGGTGCCGAACTTGGTGTGAACGAGGGTGATGGTGTCGCCGCCCGCGACGACGCGATTCATGACGTCGACGTCCGCGGTGAACTCGAGGAACGTGTTGACTGCGAGCGTCGCCCCGATGTCAGGCGTCAGGTCCGAGTCGGTGTGGAAGACCTGAGTGATCAGGTTTCGCATCAGAGTCTGCGTGCCGGTGCCGTCGGACGTCAGGTCGATGGCCGTGCCCGCGAGCGCGTTGGCGCGCGACGTGGCGAACTTGAACGTCGTGGACGAGACGACGATCAGCCAGTAGTTCGTGAACGCGAGGAGACCGGTCGGGAGACCGCCACCCGTGTTGAACACACGGAACGGGCCCGCACCAGTGACATGGCCGTGCGCCGAAGAGGTGGCGAGGTCGGTCGCGTTCGCTACGGTGAACGTCAGGTCGGCCAGAGCTGACGCGCTGGTCTTGATCTCGAGCTGACACGCGTTGGTCGTGTCCTCGACGAGGCCGGTCGGATTGATGTAGAGGAGCCGATCGATGCGATACGAGCGACCCGACGGCACCCTCCACCGCTTGACCGAGGTGGTCGCGGAGATCGAGCCGTGATCGTACAGAATCGGGAAGAACTCCTGATTCTGCTCGGGATTGCGTGGTGGATAGGGCATCGGTCAGTTCCTCTAAGTGAGCGGACTAGATGTTCGCGAAGTCGAAGACGAGCCAGGCGAGTCCGCCGGCAGCGCACGACGACTCGAACCGAGCCTGCGTGGTGCAGTCGACCGTGTTCGTGCTGTCGGCCGCGTTCGCGATGTCACCGGGAACCTTGCCGGCGTTCGCGACGGCGTAGATGTGAAGTCCCTGACCCGCAGTGCAGCCAGTCGCGACAGTCACGAGCATGCGACCCTCGGTCGCGACACTCATCATCGTGCCGGGAACGAGACCGGTCGCGTTGAGCTGACCGAGCGTGTTGCCGTCGGCGTCCGTCCAGGTACGCGCGTAGGTCGTGAGACGCTCGACAATGCCGAGAATCTTGTCGCCCTGAGCGGCTGGAAAAGTCGCCTGGAAGTCGGTCGTCGCGCCCGACTTGCGCTTCACGCCCTTGCCGAACGGGATCGCCGAGGTGGCCTCGGCGTTCACCATCGTCAGACACTTGAACGGGGCGTTCTTGTCCAGGGTGCCGGAGTACCCGATGGCCGGCATCGTACTGTAAGTGGTCTGCTGACCCATGGGTCTACTCCTTGTCCTTCTGCGCGGGCTTCTTCCACGCCGAGCTCAGGCTGTTGCGAATCTTGTCGGTGCCGCGCTTCTCGGCTTCCGAACCCGTGACCTCGTCACCCTTCGACTCGACCTTGGACGAGTCGATCATGACGGCGACGTCCTTCTCGACTGCCGCGCGCGAGGACGCGACGCGAGCGTGGCGCTTGACAGCACCTGCGTAGGCGCCGGACACAAAGTCGGCACTGGGCTTCGGGTCGAGGGTCTCGAGGTCGACACCGTCGACGCGCAGAACGACCGCGCACTTGATCGCGCGATCACTCATCTTCGAGAGATCGACGGCCTCGCCCTTCTCGTTCTTGCCGATGATCGGTGCTGCCTCGGCGATCAGTGCGACCTTCACGTCGACAGCTGCATCGATGCGAGCGTCGACACTGGCGGCCTCGTCGGCGCGAAGACGCTCGGCCTCGTCGGCGCGGGTCTTCTGGGTCTCGAACTGAGCGGTGAGAGTCTTGATCTGCTCGTTCGCGACCTTCAGACCCTGTTCGGCCTGGTCCGCACGAGTGCGCTCGGTCTCGGCAGTCTTCGCCTCGGAGCGATTCTCGAGAGCCTCGAGCCGAGCTGCGTCACGGGCCGCCTCGGCCTGGTCAGCGCGAACCTTCTGCGCGTTGGCCTCGGCCTGAGCCTCGGCGAGCTTCCTCTGGAGTTCGTCCATGGGCGCCTTGTCCTTGTCCGTGTCCGATGCCGTTGGCATGTGAATTGCAGATTGACCGACGTCCAGGGACTTGGCAAGACCCTTGCACGCACATCCCTGGACTCCAGCGGGATGCTCCTGATCGTGGATCGGTAGACCCTCGTTCTCTGGAACGGCGAAGGAGTCGTCCAGGGAGCGCCGCTCGCGCGCGCTGAGGTTTCCGTCGGTGTTGATCTCGCAACCGCAGTCCTCGGCCCCGTCGCAGTCCGCCCGAACCGCGCAACCAGCGCCGCATCGGCCGCGGGGCAGGACCGCGAGGTGGTCGACCTCGGTGTTTCGCTGATAACCGGCGTCGTCGAGGTCGCAGCGATAGGTTAGCGAGAGCTCGCGGATGCCTCGTTCAACGGCGTCGATCCCGTGACTCGCGGTGACGGCGATGTCGACGACGGCGTAGCCGTCGACCAGTCGGGCCGCGACGATTCGGCCAATGATGTCGGCCGTCGCCCCGTCAGCGATTACTCCGCGGTGATTCTGCTCGGACGAGTCCGGGTGCAGCAAGCAGACCGGCTTGCCCACCAATTGGCGAACCACGCGCTCGAGCTCGGCCTGATCGCGCAACTCCTCACGATAGGAGCCGTCTCGCAGGCGATACCGAAGACCGTCCCCGCGACTGTGAACGCGAGCGGCACGTCCCTGGAATACGCGCGCGACCAGCGGGGCCGCAAGTGCGGGGAGTCTATCGTGATGTACGTCGAGAAGCACCGTCCAGGGTACGCCCCTGGCACGATACTTGCAACTAAGCGTCTACCAACGGTCTAGTATCCGAACCTTGTGCGCGTCGAACTTGTCGAGCGCGGCGATGAGGTCCTGGCGTGTGAGTTCGACCGGACAGTTCTCGCGATGATTCTCGCCGTTACAGCGATGACACTCCGGGACTCCGAGAGTGGTCTTCGCGAACATGCACTCTGTCTCTCGCCACGTCTTCGCGCATCCTACGACCTGAGCAACGACGCGTCGCGTCTCCGAATCGTCCGAGCACCACGAGATGTCCTCGACCTTCACCTCTGTACCAGAGACCACTCGGCCTTGTTCTCGTCGGAGATGAGCATGTCATAACGGACGCCGTAGACGTCAGTCACGACCACACTGTAGCGGCCGACGACTTCCTCAATCTTGAACTCCATGCCTGGGACGAGGATCATGCTGAGCTCCCAGCCCGCGAATAGTCGACGCGAGCCGCCGTAGCGGACCTGCATTCCGACAGGGAATGGTGGCTGCGGACCAGGTGACTTCACGATCTCGGCGTCGAGATCAGGCAAACCTGATTCGGCGTGCATCAGGTCAAGCGACTTCGGTTTCTCGACCTTCGGCTTGCCCTTCTGCTTCTTGGACTCATCCGATTCAGACGGTCGTCCGAGCAGTGCGCTCAGCGGGTTTCCGGGAGGATCGCTGTTCTCTGGCATCTGTTGAGAAACCGCTGATGCGAGTCTGCACTTTCAATTCGTGGAAGGCAGAGCACTCGAAGCCCAGACCTGTCGGTCCCAACCGGGTAGCGGCCGGCGCCGGCTCCTCGCCGGTTTACCTTCCAGATAGCGGAGCAAGCAGGACTCGAACCCGCACGACCTCTCGGCCGTGGGCCCGTTTTCGAGACGGGTGTGGGCACCCGCCCACCTCATGCTCCAGGAGTTAGCGCGCCGACGAGCGGGAGCTCGCGGAGCGCGACGTACTCGACTGGGATGAGATGGAGAACACGATGCTCTTGTTTAGCCGACGTTCGTCGGTTCGTCCAGGGAACGCGTTCGAGCTTGATCTTCGTCGGAGGCAGGGTCTAGGATGAGTGCGTGCTGAAAGTCGTGACTTCTGCGGTCTTCGTCGCCGCGTGCGTATCTCAAGAACCAAAGCCGGAACCGATGCCTCTCGAGGTCTTTCCGTGGGCACCGCGGTACGAGCTGCGGTGGCTCCACCCGACACTCATCGCCAAGGTCAACGGCGACTCGAGACAGCCGATCGACTGCACGCCGGAGCTCTGCAACTTCTTCACTCGAGATACTGTTGGGTGGGTGGAGCAGGAGAACTACTGGGACCTCCCGCTGTGGCGATTCGCGCCCGACAGTCACGAATTCGAGAGTTCGGTCCCGTCAACTACAGTCGATGATCAACATCTTAGGGTTCAGGTTCCCGGTACTGTCATTCAGGACTCTACGGGCGCGCGCCAGCCCACCACGCTCGTCGTGGACGATGCGGGTGTCTGGCGCGGGAAGATGACGTGGACGTTGGTGACTTACGAGAACGAGCCCGCGTCGATTGAGTTCGACCTGCAACTCGCTCCTCGATAGGTCAGTACTCCCAACCCTGAGCGTCGATGACGGACTGAAGCCAGGGAGGTGACGGATACGAAGTGTCGGTACCGTACTCGCGGAAGGCATGCACGGCGTAGTAACCGAAGGACCGGTACCACCCGCCCGCGACACCGAGCGCATATCCCGTGTAACCAGCGACACCGCTGCAGTTATCGTTGTAACAGGAGCCGTCAGGCTCATCGAACACGACCAAGTTTGACGTCGAGTTGAAACCGGACCCGCTACCGTACTGGGCAAACTGATCGAAGGCACCCCAGCCCATGCCTACGACGTGCAGTCCCTCGTGGTACGCGTAGAATGGATTCTGCTGCGTCCACGTGGCGTCCCAGATCGACACGACGTGCTGGTACCCGACAGATACCTCAGTGAAGCCACTGCAGATGTTCCAGCCAATCGAGGTGCGTCCGAAGTGCGCCGCTGACGGCATGCACTTCGCTGACGTCGGGACGTACTTCACGAACGACGCCGACGGATCCCCGACCGCGCTCTGACTGTTGTTGCCCCAGCAGCGAAGTTCGGAGTTCGTCGAAGTCAGTCCGCCAATCACGCACGTCTGATAGGTGTTGGCGGCGAGCTTGCTGACGTAGTTCATCGTGATGGCGGTGCCATCCGACTTTCGAGGCGCCTGCCACGCCGAATTATTCGTCGTCGTGTTGTCCCCGAGCTGACCGTAGTTGTTTTGTCCGACGCAAGAGAGGATGCGAGTAGTTCCGGACGTCGCCGTGATGATGCACGTGTGCCCCCACCCGGCGGCCACGAAGACCGACTTGACACTGGCGAGAGTCGGGGTGGTGCGGTCGGTCGTCGTCCCGTCGCCAACCTGACCGTATGCATTGTCACCGAAGCAATACATGTCGGAGTTACCGTTGCCGTCGGTATTCGCGTTCGGTGACTTGCGGATCGCGCACGTGTGTTGCGAGCCGTTCGCGACGCGATAGTAGGTGGCGGTTCCGACGCGGGTAGGCGAGCTACGATCGGTCAAGTCGCCCTGCCCGAGCTGCCCGTTATCGTTCTTGCCCCAGCAATACAGTTCGTCGCTCGAGTTGATCGCGCACGTGTGTCCCCAGTTACTGGAGACCGACTTCCACGAACCACTGTGCTGATACTGATTCGCGTTCGACCTCGCAGTCGTGGTCCCGTCACCGACGGCTCCCATCGCGTTCGGGCCCCAGCAATAGAGCGTCGTACCCTCGATGATGCACGTTGCATCGTAGCCGCTGGCGAGTTTGTCGTTGTTTCCAACGCTGTCTGGTGTTGCGGCAGCGACGGGCCAAGCAAGTACGCAGACCATGAGCAGTGACAACTTGAACATCTTCATGCAGTTCCTTTGTGATAGGTAACGGTGTCCAGGTACAACCTCCGGACCCCGGCTCCGCTTTCACAAAGCGTGCGCATGCGCTCACTTTCTTGAATAGCGAGTGATGATGACGACCTAGTTAGTGACGTCGGGGAGAATCGAACTCCGAGGGTCGGGTTGAAAATCCGACGACCACACCAGTAGTGAACCGACGCCGAAGTGTCACCGGCGGGGATCGAACCCGCTCGTCGAGCTTCGGAGGCCCGAGTCGCGTCCATGCGCGGAGACTTGGTGGAGGGCGAGACATCGTGCGCTCGACGCTCGCTTTGCGTTGTAGCAACGCCACCCCCGTGCTCCTGGCAGGAATCGAACCTGCGGATCCAGGTTTAGGAAACCCGGTCAACGTCCTCGGTCAAGAGCGAACTACTTCATGACCGGGATGCCGGCCTTCTTACAGTCCCTGTACTGGATCTGCTTCCACACCCGCCAGTCCTCCTCCTGCTTCGCCTGGAGGTGGGCCTCAACCACGATGCCGGCACGGAGACACATCTCCTGCTTCAGTCCGGCCCGCGCAACCATCTGGTACTGTGCGATCGCCTCGTCGATGACCTTCTGGTTGAACTCAACCTCTGCCTTCTTGGTCTCCTCCTCGAGTTCGCGCTTCACCTGTGCCTCTTCCTGCTTCGTCGGACACCCGGTCAGGACGATCAAGAACATCGTGGCCCTCATCATGGTCGAGATAGTACCTCGCCCCGGAATTGAACCGGGCCGCCAGAGTTAGAAGCTCCGGGTTCGATCCATCGTGCAAGGTGTGGAGCACTGGGAGGGTCTCGCACCCTAACGCCGAGCCGGGTTGCAATCGGCCGTGTGGTCCTGCCACGCCAGTGCATCGTCAGGACGGGCATGACTCCGTCCAGTGGAGCGCGACTCCGGACCTAGTCCCGCCGACACTCTCCCGCAGGTTCATGAGGCCTGCCATCGATGTCGGCTTCCGGTTGCTACCCGGGAGAGTTCAGGCGGTAGGGTTCGAACCCACGCACACAGAGGGTCAAGGCCTCCGGTTCTACCAATTGAACTACGCCTGAATGTTGCCGGGCAGTATGCACGTACCTGCCGGTCTCGGCTTTCTGGGAAACCACCGAAAACCCATCACGTCGTGCTTACGTCGGAGCTCCGTCGCGGAATCGAACCGCGCCGCTGTCCATACCAAGGACTGCGTGCTGACCACAGACTCGGAGCAGTGACGTGTGCTCGGATCCGCCGAATGCACGAGTCGAACATGCGGCACACGGTTTCTGACGCTCCAAGTTTCAGAGGAGTCGAACCTCTCGTCATTGTGGATAGGATCGGAATCGAACCGACCAACAGCCGCATTGCAAGTGCAGCTCGCCTCCTTGGAACATGCCTACCCGAACGCGGGCCTAACGGGGATCGAACCCGCCTGATCTTGATCGACAATCAAGCGCCCTCAACCAGAGAGCTACAGACCCAATACCCGAGGCCGACTCAACGGCTCTTGCGGCTCCGCTTAGCGGTGAGGTTCCCCCTCGGGCGCCGTGCCTTCACCTATCGAGGCGCTACCTCGACGGGCTTCGGCTTTACGAACTAGTGCACCGCCCCCGTCGACGACCCAACGATCAACTTGGAAAATCATCGTCGACGGGGACTTGGTCGTTTCGCTTCATCGTGGCGCACACCCCACTAGGTGTCATCTCACCACTCTGCTCGACGACCCGAACTGTCTCGCCGCGCTCTCGACCTCGTCGCCGAGGCCTCGCAGCCACTCCTCGTACCACTCATCACCACGCCACATTCGCTCGCGGATGTACTCGCGACGCGCCTTCGTCAGGCTGCCGCGCGCGAGCTCGAGGTGCTGCGCGAAGGTCATCCCTGCTCCAACTCCGAAGTCCAGTACAGGTAGTCCCTCCACGCGTCCGGCACGTTGTCCCGCGAGAGCTGGAGCACGATCGCGGGCTCCTGCGTCGGCTGTACAGGTCGCTTGCGCAGCCGCATGCGCGCCTGCTCCGGCGTCCGGTTCGCCTTCTTCGCGTTGCACTCTGTGCAGCACGACACAATGTTCGTCCAGTCCGTCTTGCCTCCCTGCGAGCGCGGCACGACGTGGTCGTACGTGAGCTCGCCCATCCGCTTGCGCTCACCGCAGTACTGGCACTCGTAGTTGTCGCGAGCGTAGATGTTCACGCGCGAGAACTTGACCTTCTTGCTCCGACGCCGGAACGCGTTGAGCAGGCGAATCACCGCCGGCATCTTGATCACGAGCAACTGCGAGCGAACGAAGCCGTCGTACTCGGCGACGACCTCGGCCTTGGACGTAAAGAGCATCGTGATTGCAGCAGTCCAGTGCACGACCTGGAGAGGTCGGTACGACTGATCGAGCACGAGTACTTGCGCGTCGGACATCTTCCTCTCCTTGGTTTAGCGTGTTCGGGTGGCCGCGGGGAATCGAACCCCGATCGTCTGGGACACAACCAGACATCTTGACCGTTGGAACACGGCCACAGTCCGCCCACGAGGAGTTGCACCTCGATCAATCGCTTATCAAGCGACTGCACTTACTGTTGTGCTATGGGCGGGAATCAGTAGCGAGACTCGGAATCGAACCGAGCAAGACAAGGGTGTAGGCCTCGTCTGTCTCCCAGGACTCTCGCCATGTCGTCAGAGCGGCAGGATTCGAACCTGCGATCCCTCGGTTCCGGGCCGAGTACGATACCGCTTCGCTACGCTCTGATGTTTTTCTCGCGACCCCGCCGCCTAACATCGTCGCCTGAGAGCGACGCGGTTTGCGTGCAGTTCTTAGGCGCCTGCCGGCCATTGTGCGAAGTCGAAAGTGGTCGCAGACGAGAGAATCGAACCCTCGCGACCGCGGATATGAGCCGCGTCGAACACCATGCCTGTCTGCGATGGCAGGCCGCGTAGGAATCGAACCCACCTGCATTCGGTTTGGTGCCGAAGCCATGCCCAGCATGCGCGACCTATGTGACCTGTCGGAACGCCTGGTCTGGCGGTTGACTTCTCGACTCCGACTGTGAGTCAACAGACCACTGTTGATTCGTACCCCCGGCAGGTATCGCACCCGCTCTCTCGAGTTCGTAGCCCGAGGCTCGTTCTATACGTCGAGGGTATGGTCAGGACCGACGGAGTTACACCGCCCCTCCCACCTGCGCAGTGAGCGACTATCAGTCAGGGCCTGATGGTATCGCGACGGGGACTCGAACCCCGATTGTCGGCGTGAGAAGCCGAACTCCTAGCCAGTTGGAGGATCGCGACATGGCGGGACAACGTCGCGTTCGTGTTTCCACGGCATCGACGAATGAGTAGCCCTCTGTTCTTCAGGCATCCGGTGCACCAGTCAGGAATCGAACCTGCGCGTCCACCTTGTCGTGGTGGCGCCCGAACCCGTCGGGACAAGTGCGTGGCCCTCTTCACCGAGTCGCTCGCCCTCGCGGGTCGCTCGCTCGACTCTCACCGCCGGCCCGTGCCGGGAGACTCTTCGTCGGAGGATCGGTAACTACTAAATGGGCATGTCCGGGACTCGAACCCTGTTCTTTGGTCTTCCACCTCTGTAGGGCAGACCGTCGACATCGCGCGTCTCGTTGGAATCGAACCAACCTCTCTCGGATTAACAAACCGCCGTACTCACCAGAGATACTAGAGACGCAATCGAGCTGCTCGTCGGAGTCGCACCGCCTCTCCTGAGTACAAAACAGGGGCCCTCGCTCGAGGACTACGTGCAGCAGGCGATCGTGGGAGGTTGCGAAATTTGGCGGGCTGTCCGCCCCACCCACGATCTGTCTTGGAGCTCCTCGCCGGAATTGCACCGGCGTGTCCTGCGTACGAAGCAGGCATCGTTGCTGCTGGATCAGAGGAGCGAGAGACGTCCGAGTGCGAGGAGCTCGTGTTTCGAGTTCCAATCGAGTTGCGTGTAGGCTCCTCGCTGCGGGACGTCATAGAGCAGACTACGGGACTCGAACCCGTCTGGGCAGCTTGGAAGGCTGCTTGCTCGCCTGGAGCAAAGTCTGCGTGTCGCGCTGCGGGTCATGCTCCCGCTCCGATAGTCACCCACCGGACGAATCTCGTAACGCGTCGAGCAGACGGTGGGAATCGAACCCATCCTGTTCTTCGTTGGCAACGAAGGGCCTCACCAGTCGGCCTCGCCTGCAGTACTCCGAACCGACTCGGCTCCCTCGCATCGTAACGACGCTTTCTCGCTTTCGGCGAGCGCGTGCCGTTGTTCAGCTTCTGCTTCATCGTTTGCCTCGCACGCGTCCGCGCGGGTAGGTCGATCGGGCGACCTCCAAACATCGTCGGGGCGACAGGACTCGAACCTGCACTCCCATGGTCCCAAACCACGTGCCTTACCATTAGGCCACACCCCGAAGGTCAGCCAGGCGTACATCGCCGTCACTCCAGCGAGCGCATGCGATGCCGTTTCTGTACTGGTGCATCCAGAAGGAATCGAACCCTCTCAGCTCCGGGTAAAGGCCGGGTACTCTCCATAGAGTGGTGGATGCGTTACATGTTCAGTCGCCAACAACCAGAACGTAGGTATGTTGCGCGCTTGTGACAATTCGCGCAACGTACATCGCACTTTTCGATTTCTCGAAGGATCGCAGGCCAACTACTGCCGCTCCTAACGAGTGTTGTCACGTTTTCGCGCTTCTTACCTCGAACATGATCAAACTCCAACACGATCGGATCCTGTTCGCCGCAGTCGACACAGTGATGCGTCCTAAAGTACTCCCACAGCAGTTCGCGAATCTTCGCCAGGAGTCGTCTCTTGTCTTCTCGAACATTCTGTAAATGCTTGAGGCGGTTCTCGCGATAATATCGAGCAAACTTCGCGTGGCTACACTCCCGACAGTGAGCCTGAAGTCCGTCTCGACTCTTCGACTTCTTATTGAAGGCATCGCGATGTCTTCTACGTTTGCAGACGGAACACTTCTTCAAGGTGGTGGGTCGCGAGAGACTTGAACTCTCACTAACACGGTGTAAGAGACCGGTGTGCTGCATTGACACTAGCGACCCATAGGAACTCCTAGAGCTAGTTCCAGGCTTCCCTGCGTGTCTCCCCTCGGTAGCGCGCCGAGCTCTCCTCCTCTTCAGGGAGGCGCTTTCACTTGGTTAGCTTGAGAGACATTCGTTCGGGGTGAAGGGATCGAACCTTCGTTCACAGAGTCAGAGTCTGTTGTCCTACCAGTTGAACGAACCCCGAATGATGCGGGCCACGAGCGCCCGCGTCGTCATCATCATCATTCACTATTCTTTTGTCAGAGAGTGGGTGAAGAAGGAATCGAACCTTCCTGGACCCTAGGGCCGCGTGATCTACAGTCACGCCCGGAACCATGCCGGTCTGCTCACCCAGAAACAGAAAAGCCGCCTCGGTTTCATCCGGGGCGGCCCTCGATCTGGTTCAGCTTCGCGCCGGTCTACCTAGTCGAGGGCCTCCTTGGGAAACGTTGGGTTGGTGGCCTGGTGATACCTGTCGACACACCACTCGCGACCGCGCCCTTCGGCGCCCTTCGCGTTCTGATTGTCGATTCGGTTCATCATGGCTGCTTGTGTCTACTACAACTCCTGGACGACGTCAACACTTCCCTGGACGTGACGATTTTCGAAAGTCGTCCATCGGCCGGGGAGTTCTCTCAGGATGGATCTCATCACCCAGGCTAAGATGTTCGCCACCCAGAAGCACGTTCTCGACAACCGCCAGCTCTACGGAGTCGTACCGTACACGCACCACTGCGCGGACGTCGAGCGCGTCCTCATCAAGTACGAGGCGGTCTATCAGGACGTGGAGCTGCAAGCCGCATCATGGCTTCACGACGTCATCGAGGATACTCGTGGCAAGCAGAACGAGGTGCGCGTGCGGGACATCGAGGAGATCTTCGGCGAGGACGTCGGGATGCTTGTCTCAGCCGTGACCTCGGAGGATGGTCCGAACCGCAAGACACGCAACGCGCTGACCTACCCGAAGATTCGCGTCACGGGGGAACGCGCGATTGCCCTGAAACTCGCCGATCGCATCGCGAACGTCGAGTTCGGTGGTCGCGCGGTCGAGATGTACAAGGCGGAGTACAGCGAGTTTCGATTCAACTTGAGGTCGGAAAAGCCCGCGTCACTCTACGCCGTGAACCGGATGTGGTATCGCCTCGATCTTTTAATGAATTGGGTCGATTAGTGTCGACGACAGGATTCGAACCTGCAACGCGCGAGGTTTGAACTCGCCGCCTCTACCGTTGGACTACGTCGACGTGAGTACCACCGCAGGGATTCGAACCCTGAATCTTCCGGGCCTGAGCCGGACGCCGTTACCAGTTAGACCACGATGGCGTGCGTGCCGCGGAAGGGATTTGCACCCTCACTGGACAGGCTCTCAACCTGCTGCCTCTGCGTTGGGCTACCGCGACGGATCTCTAGCGAGCGCGCAATCGCGCCGCGAGAAGTCGAGGTAGTCGGAGAGTCGTCATGTGTTCGTAGCGGAAGAAGGACTCGCACCTTCGACCTCCAGGTTATGAGCCTGGCGAGCTGCTTCTGCTCTACTCCGCAGCTCCTTGTTTGGCATCCGAGACGTCCGTCGTCAAGTCGCTCTCTCGAGGGCGACACGCGGCCGTCGGCAGGTAGATGACCTTCGCGAGCGGCCTGTCGAGTCTGAGCTGTCTCCGAGCTCGGCGGCGCTCGCGGACCTCAACACCGACAGGTCCAGTCGCGACGACAAGCACGAACACTGAGATGAGCGCGAGGAGCAACGTCACCCTCGCGCCCCACACTTTCCGCAGTTCCCGGTCGGTCTAGTGCCCGCCTCGGTCACTGCGAGAGCTCGACAGTTCCCGCAGCGCCAGATCGCGTGCGTGACGGTGACGTTCGCTCCGGTAGCCTTCTTCCCAATGTGTACTCGGGCAGCTCCAAAACGATCGCGCCAGGGTAGCAGCTCGTACTTTGGTGCGACCGTCTCCTGGTCCTCAACGTGATGCCACGCCATCGCTCAGAGAACTCCTGGACTAGCGACGCGCTTCCCTGGACCGCGCAGAGCCGAGCAGCGTTCCCAGCAGCAATCCAAGCCCCTCGAAAGGCAGAAACCACATCGACACACGCACGTTCACGTAGAACGCGACCGCGCCGGCGCTCCACTGCACAAGCGACCAGAGACCGGCGCGAAGGTTCCACCGTCGACGGGAAGCGCGGAAATCGATCATCGCGACCGCGTAGCGAGCGTGCGCGTAGTCGAGCGTCGCCATCGAGGCGGTCACCACGAAGGCGATCGTGACGTACTCAAGAGTCGTCACCGCGTCGTCCCCCGGGTCAGCTTCTGACCGAGGATAGCCCGCTTGCAGAGGCCGCAATTCAGGCGCTTGATCGCCACGTTCCAGCCAGCGAACGCTCGACCGCAAGCCGTCCTGGTTGGGGCGACGAGCGACACGGCGTGGATTCGGCGCCCCCTGGACGCCTGAACGGTGGTGTACTGGACGTGAGCGACCGGCATCCAGAGACCGTGGCATACGCCAAGTTATCGCGAGGTTACAGGTACATCCCGACGCTTGCCTAGTTTCACATCTGTGTCCGGATCACCACACTGACGTCAGCGTCAGCGGGAGCATTTTCAACCACCTGGACGGTCAACCTCACGGCACGCGCCGTGCACCTCTCCTGGACATGCACCAGATGACCGTTCTCGAGACCTACCGCTCCGTCAAGGGCACGCGACGCGCTGCCGAGACCAAGGAGAAGCCACCCATCACCGTCCCGGCCGGCGACTTCATGCGCCTCGCCGACTCGCTGCGCCTCGCGCTCGAGCTCGCGGAGGTGGCGACGAACATCGCCGCGCGTGCCGGCGGCATGACTGGACTGCCGAACCCGACGATCGATATCATCCGCAAGCAGATCGCGCGGCTGAGGAGCAACCCTTGACCGACATGCACGCCGCTCTCCTCCAGGTTCGCGCTGCCCAGCGCATGCGTCGCGACGAATTCCGACTCGGGAGAGCAGATGCCCAGTGGCACAAGGACCGAGCGGTCAGTGGCATCCACACAACACCAGGACCTCAGGCGTTGGCAGAGCAGAAAGCTGCGAGTCATCGCATCAAGGATCTGAACGTGTACCTTCGTCTCGAACGGGACGGCTACATCACGACTGACGGACCGAACACGCCCTACCGTCTAACGGTCCGCGGGCACGCACTGCTCGGAGAAGGTGGATACAGGTGACCCCTGCCCAGGTCCGCGCGCGGCTCGAGAAGCGCACCCGCCGGTGTGACGACCGTCCCGGCACGTTCCCCTCCGAGGTCGTTCGCGGATCGTGTCCGGGGTGGGCGATCGCGACTCGTGGTAGCAGTTTCGAAGTGATCGCGTGCTATTCGTGCAACGTCTACGCGTCTCTAAATCATCGCATCACGGACCAGCACGCGCGCATGATCTCGGAAGCGGAGTCCGCACGTCTAGCCGCTTGTGCAGCAGCTGAGCGTCGACGTCGTGAGGACGCGACGACGTACCACTGGTACGACGGAGGCTCGCGCGGGGTCGCCCGATCCGGCGCGCTGTGCGCAACTCGTCTCGGCTTCACGCGCACGGGTCGACGCCAACACATCGGCACTCAAGAACGCGCTCGCGTGAACTGTACGAAGTGTCGCCGATTACTCGCCGAGACATTCGAGCAGCGAGCAGAGCGCGAGATGAATGTTCGCGCGCGCCTCACACAACTCAAGTCCAAGAAGCAGGCGGAGCGCGAGGAACAGCGTGCTCTGCTTCATGCCTTGATTGAGGAAGCTCGCCCGCTCGCCATGGTCGCACTCGACGCACATGAGGAGGGCTGGAAACACCCCGAGTTATCGCGACTCCTATCTCTCTCGGTCGCCGCATACCGCGACGCAAACACCAAGTCGCGCGGTGACGGGCTCTGGGTCCACACCTTCGCGGCAGTGCAACGCGGGTACGCGTGGGCGTGGTGCAGGTTCTGTCGCGAACGTATGTGCGAAGAGCACCGTCCAATCACCATCGGTGAGGACATCAGCGACACGACCTTCCTCGCCGAGTACGGTGAGCACGTCCACGTCGGTCAACACACCACGCGCTGCGCGCTGCGCTATCTTGCGGGCGACCTGGCACCGAAGGTCACGACGCCATCGGCTTCTGAATGACTCGCGGGATGCACGTGCACGGGAACACGTCGCACGACGGAACGTGAATCTCGATGGATTCCCCTGGCGGGCAGAGCTCGAGCGCGTACGCGATCAGCTCGCCCTCGTCGGTCTCCTCATCCACCTCGACCTCGACCACTCGCGCCTCTTGCAACATGCCCGGCATTACGCGGCGTCCGCGTTCGTGACCTTCTCACCCGGCCGCGCGAACAACTTCGTCCGGAAGTCGTCGAGCGACATCACGCTCATCCCACCGAAGAAGCGCTCATCGTCGTACTGTCCCAGGTACGCGTCGCGAGCGTGGTTCGCCGAGTCGAAGCCGAGCATGACCTTGTCCTCGTCGTGCTGGGTGAAGTCGCTCGCCTTGCTCATCTGATGCACGACGTAGACCCACTGCGCGTCCTCGCTCGGGCCGAGGTACGCGTCGACGGAGTCGCCATCGGTCCCGGCCGTTCCCTGAACGTAGCCGTAGTCGTAGCGCATCTTCGTCGAGCCCTGCGTCCCGTCGGTGTCGGTCCACGTCCGCGTTGAACCGCGAGGGGACTCGATGCAGACCTGCATCCCCGCGAACGTGCGCATCGGTCCGGCTCCGTCCGCGTCACCTCGCGCCTCCTGGGCGACGTCGAGCTCGCACTCGTGCAGCCAGCTCTCGAGGAACTTGATGACTGCGGGGTCCGCGTTCTCCGCGTGGGCCTTCTCGAGGGCCGATCGAGCGGCGTCTACCTCGGCTTGCACGTCGAAGTCGGCCTCATCGCCTCGGCTTCCTGGCGCCTTGTCCCCACCCTGCTTCGGCGCGGCTTGGCCACCGGCGGGTGCCGACGGGTTCCGGCGCGCGTAGCTCTGCACGCTGTGCGCGCCGGCGACCGCGGCACCCGGCTTGCCCGTTACGCTCGATCCAGGAACGACCCCGGTGGGCAGCGGGGCCAAGAAGCCTGGAGCTTTCTTGGACTCGTCGATGTTCGTCTTGAACGAGTATCCGCCCTTGTAGCGGGTCTTCCGGAGCTCGTCGGGGCTCGCCATACCCGACTTGATGTCCATCGAGTCGCGACGAGCCATGTTGAGCTCGGCCTCGACACGCTGTGGGATCGTCATCCTCTCGAGCTCGTGCCAATCGATGCAGAACTTCTTGGGGATCTTGCGCTGCCGGAGCGAGCGCATGATCATCTTCACGATCATCTTCAGGACCGGCGAGAGGTCCTGGCTCTGGATCGCGCGAACCTTGTTGTACCAGAGCTTCAACTCGACCTCGCCCGGCTGCCCGAGCGACGACGGCGAGTAGCCGAAGAGCACCGAGAGGGGGATGTCGATATCGGCGGAGAGCTTGATCGAGAGGCGATCGAGCAGGTCCGGGATCCCAGACAGATTTGTGGTCTGGCGCTCGTACTTCTCACCCTTGGCGTCGAGGGCGATCAGTCGAGCGTTCGAACGCCCATACTCGATGGCCGCCACGCGATCGCGGAACTTCTGCTCGTTCTTCGCGACCATCTCCTTCAGGCCCTCGATCGTGATGACGGGCTGAGAGGAATCGATTGGAAGGATGCCGGCGGCCTCGTACCCGACACCGCAGTCGCGCAGGGCGTCGATGAACCGATCGACCACGGACCCGCCGTAGTACGGCGAGATCATGTTCGTGCTCTGCATGAAGTTCGACGTCTTGATCCCGTCGAAAACGATCAGTCGCGACTCGTGAATCCGCCCGCCTGAGCGACTCAGGTCTCGGGTTCCCTTTCCGCTGAGACCCTTCTTGAAGTCGAGGGCGGCGCTGGTGTTGATTCGGTAGTACTCGGGCTCGCCGTGGTTCTGAAGGCCGGTGTAGAGGTCCTCAGGTACGATCTCGATGGGCTCGAACACCTCGAGGTAGTCGAGGGAGCGGACCTTCGTCAGATCGAGCTTCTCGTCCAGTGCGCCGGGATCGTCGGTGCCGAGCAACATCAGTCCGGCGCCGTACGCGCGCTTGAACTGCCACGCGCGCTCGATCTTCTTGTTGACGTCGAGATCCTCGAGCTTGTCCTCGACCTCTTCCTTCAGGTCGTCGTACTTGCCCTCGTCCTGGATGTTGAGCTCGTAGCCCTCGCGGAAGACCTCGGCCGACGGGGACTCGATCGCCTTCGCGGCGAGGCCGTTCTTCGCCCAGAGCCAGGCAATCTGCTCGTACGGCAGGCAAGAACCTTGGAATGTATGGGATAGTCGCTTGTCACGTCCCTCGATGCCGAGGTTGGTGAAGGCGCTCGCCCATCCGTCCAGGCGAACCTGGGTCGGATCGGCGGCGTCTGCGCGCGGCGGGTTTGGGCGACCTTTTGGATTGCCTGACCTGCCGGGTCGAAACCGTCCATTCGGTAGACGGTCCTCCGCATCCGGATCACTGTTCGGGCACCCCATTGCATGTAGCGTACCAGTTCACTGGACAGCCGGTTAGGAAGCCCTGGACGAGGTGCCCTGGTCCACGACTACGTGTTGAAAGTGTTCAATACTCCAGGGAGTTCCTTATCGACATGCAGAACAAATTCACAGAAAACGTCTTAACACTCGCAGAAAACCTCGTAAACCCGAAGGTCACCCCAATCAAGGATCAGGTCGTCGTGCGTCAGGACGCCCCGAAGGAGCGTCTCGCGAGCGGGCTCTATCTCCCAGACACCCTGTCCAGGGAGCTCCAAGAGGACTTCGGAACGGTACTCGCTGTCGGTCCCGGTGCGATCGCGCCCGGCGGCGCGCGCATTCCGATCGACGTCCGCCCCGGAGACCGGGTTCTGTTCCAGCGGCGGCCCGAGAGCGCACTGGTCCCGGACGAGCGCGAGGGCGGACGACCCGAGTGGCTCGGGATCCTGATGCTTCGCGCGTCTGACATCCTCGCCGTGATTGAGGACTAGATCACGGCGCGCGGTGGGCGTCGTCGCTATCGACATCGACGCCAGGATCGTCTGCGAGCAAATCCTCGTCCACCACGAGTTCACCTCGTGGACTTGAGGCGCGTCCGAGCCAGAACAGCAGCGGAGACGCTATGACGATCATCAAGGAACTGACCACGAAGGTCGCGAAGTATTTTGCCGCTCGAATCACCGAGAAGTGAACTCCATCGACAACCCCTTCGCTTCCGGATCGGTCAGTTCTCGTTACGTAGATCGTCCTCGACCTCCTTGACGGTGGCATCGATGGCCTCCCGTGCCTGTCGAAGTACGTCCTTCCTGGTGCCTCGAGCCAACAGTTGCTGTTGCAACCACTGCAACCGCTGCTCGAGCTCCAGCACGTGCTGGCGAGCGGCTCGAATGGCCTCGTTTGTGTGAGTCACCTTAGCGAGTTCGTCTGAGTCATCATCCCCGTCCCGCGTCTTGTTGCCCATTACATTTCTCCTGGTGTTCGACCTAGACCGAGTACTGCGTGGGCCGGGCCAGGTAATTTGTCTCAAGTATAAAAGCGTGGAATGCGTGAGGGCGAGACCTCTCTTTGATCTCGCGACCGGCCAGTTCAACGTGCGCCAACGCTCAGCGGGACCTACCTCATGTTGCGAAGTTGCGCGACGATCTCGAGTGCGCGCGGTGCGTCACCGCCACGGATCGCCTGCTCGAGCATCCGAGCCGCGGTGGAAACTGCACTGAGCTCCTTACGTCGGTAGTACTCGTGAGTGGTCGCGACTGGCCGGGCTTCGGTCCGGTCCTCGACGGTAACCGGTGATCGGTTCCCGTTACTCGGGTCTCCAAATTCGCCTTCAAGTCCCGATGGGGTCACCACTGAAGTCCAACGACCACCGGCCTTTTTCGCTGCCTGTAAGGACACTGCACTGAGTTCGAGTGGGTTCTCGGGAAGCTTGATCTGGAGCTTCTCGATCTGCCGGCACAGTGCAGCCCACGAGAAGCGCTCGTAGCCGCCGGCGACGTTCTTAGGTGCGGCGTGCGTGGTGCGACGAAGCAGTAGGTACTCGGCGCCGTCCTCGATGCATCTCGTCTCGTACCAGCTCCGCAGGTCATGACCTCCGCGGTCACGGTACTGCCCGGCCTCGACGCGAAGACCTAGCGCGGCGAGATCCCGCTTGAACGCGTCGTTGGCATCCTTGACCGCCACGCAACGGAACGTTCGCGTCGGCACGACAAAATCATCAAGTCCGGGTTGCCGACCGTAGACGCGGGGCCAGTGATCGCGAAGCCACAGCGATAGAATTGTTGAGAGACTCGGGTGGACGGGGATCATCCGCGTCTCCTCCGTCTTGGTCGACTTCACCTCGCGATGACGTGAGCACCAGGCTTGCACGACGTGTAGTCGAGACAGTGGTTGGGCCGTAAAGTCGACGTGTCGCACGCACAAGGCGGCGGCCTCTCCGTGTCGCAGGCCAGCCAGGGCCTTCAATCCATGCATCACCCTCCGCTCGACCGGAATGATCGGCGAAGAGAGTAGTTGCTCCACCTCTTCGACCGTGTACGTCGCCTCAGACCGCCACTCGGGATCAGCGTCGACCTTCTTGGGCAGTTCTCCAGCGGCCACTCGCACCGGATTCGCGGTGTAAACCACCTCGTCGACGATCGCTGTCTCGAAGACGTTGTGGAGCGTGTTGTAGACGTGGTGGATCGTGCGCGGTGCGAGCAGGCGCTCGCCGTCGTCATCCTTGAGTTCCCTCAACGACCTGACCATGTCGCGAACGTGTCGAGGTCGGAGCTCCTGGAGATCGATCTGACCAACGTAAGGCAGCGCGTACTTCTCGAGCCTCGAACGCTCGTCCACGACGGCTGCGATCCCACGACGCTCGCGATCGTCCAGCCATCGGGCCACGTAGTCGGCCACCGTCCTGGGATCAGTTCCACTCCTCTGGACCTTGATCTCCACGCCACGCAACAGCGCATTTACGTAGCGCCGCGCGCGCTCGACCTCGTTCACCTTGCATTTGGTCGAGCGATTGACCCAGCGGCCGTCCTCGTTCTTGTACGAGACCCAAATTACCTGACCGCGTAGGAAGCAGTACTTCGGAAGGGTGACGTGCTCTGACATTCTGGACGAACTTACACTCCCGACTCTGCGAGGGTCAACCGGATTCGTCCAGCGAACATCACAGGCCGAGGTCGCGCCTCGCCTCCTCCTCGGGAGACAGGCGATTCGCTCGCGTTCGAGAAGGGTTAGACCGACGAAGTTTTCGCTGTCCAGTGCCCTGCATCAGCGCCTGAATTTGGTCACGTCGCACGCGAACTTCCCGGCCGCCGCCGCACCTATCCAGCCGGCCATCCCGCAACCAGCGACGAATTGTTCCAGACGAAACTCTGGCCAGCGACGCAGCTTCTCGTGTAGACAGATACTCGGTGGGTTGCGTTAGATCACTCAGTGCGCGGATGACCTCCTCACGCGCCACACCTGTGATCCACGCGCGCAGTTGCTCTACGAACTCTGGAGACACCCCCAATGAACTCCGAGCGAATACCGAACGTTTTCAACTTTCGAACGATTCTTCACTCGTCCAGGGAATGGTCCCGACCATGCATCAAGAAACTCAGAAATCTCTTCGAGATTGTGTGAGGACGGTTCCAACATGACGATGAACGACAAATGAAGCGATCGGAGGGTCGAGGTCCAATGAAAGTCGAGCAACGTCCAACTACCGCGCCAGACACGGTGGCCGATCTATCCTGGGATCAAGTCAACACGAAGATGCGCGAGTTGATTGCCGAGGTGACCAGGTTGGGAGGGGTGGTGGAAAAACTACACTCTAGTGAACAGGTAACCGCTACTCGCACCCGGGGAGCACAACTCAATACCCCGGCAAGACTACAGGCCGTGGAACCCGACCCTGCCGACCGATCGAACGACATCCGAGACCGGATCCGTTGGGCCTTGACCAAGGAATCACTGAACATCAAGCAGCTCGCCAAAACAATCAGAGAGCCGGTGGAGGCGTTAGCTGAGATCATCAAGTCGTTGCGGGAAGAGGATCTGGTCTACAATGTAGGATACGAAGACAGTGCCATCTGGACTTGGCGAGTTGGCAACGAAGTCGACACGCCGACATTGATTCAAGTCGTACGACGACTACTCTCAGAGCGTCCAATGTGGGCGAGAGACGTCGTTCGTGCCACGGGCGCCGCCGAAAGTCGTGTCCAAGGCGCGATCGTCGAGGTCCAACGAACCGACAAAATCATCGACTTGAGCGGAGGCGGTCACGCGAAGAAGTACTTCCTCATCAGTGAGTTCGTGGCTGACGCAACCCTACCCCCGAAAACCGTCAAGGGAAAACCCGTAAAACACGGCGAGCGTCGCGAAGCTCGTGAAAAGAACAAGTAACTACTACCGCAGCACCTGCATCCGAATGAACTTCGCGAGTTCGCGCGCGTCTCGCGCGGCACGCCACACGTCCAGGAAGGTCGCCCTCTGGTCGCTGGCCTTCTCGAGCAACGCGTCGAGCTGCTCGAAACGCTGGAAGAGCGAATCGTGGTCGGGCCACTCAAGACGAGATTCGATTACTGGTTCCTCTGGAAACAGTCCACTGGCGATCACTCTCCACCTCCCGGTGTCGTCGGGAACACGAAGTCACGCTCGCCAGTTACCTGTCCAGTGGAGTCGCGCACCCAGTAGACGGAGCGGATGTGGACGGGCTTACCTCGGTTCCTGGACATCGCAATCAGTCGCGCGTCTTCTGTGTAACCTTGCAGGCGAACATTCACTTCGATTCCTCTGGCGTCCTGATGTGCTCGAGTCCAGCGAGTCCATCTCGGTAGGTCGCGATCCTGCGTGCCAGAATCACGAGCGCCTCGGCATATGTCCGCCAGTACAGCTCGTCCTTTTGAATCACGCCTTTGCACACTGACTCGGCGCGCTCGATGGCCCAGTTCAATGTCGTCTGGTTCACTTCGGGCCTCCGGTCGTCTTACCGGCCTCGAGGATCGGAAGCGCGGCCTCTGTCGGGACGTAGATGATCTCGCGCGCGGCGTTGTTCGCGACCTTGTCGATCCAGAGGTACCGCAGATACTCGTCGTGGCCCTTGAGACCGTCGGCGACAATCCGGTTAGCCTCGGCAACTCCCTTGGCGCGCTCGACCTCCGCTTCGGCCTTGAGCTTCGCGGCATCCTTCTCGGCCTCGGCCTCGTAGACCTTCACCTTGCGGTTCTGCTCGGCGCGCTTGAGCTCGGCCTCACCCTTCAAGCCTTGCTGCCAGACCTCGTACCGAGGGCAGCCGTACATACCGGCCGCTATCAGCAGTCCAAGGAGGATCAGGGAGTCGCGCACGATGGCGCCGACTCGGGGGACAACGTATCCGCGCTCGTTCTTCTCGGTGTATCTTGCCATCGTCCAGGGAACTCCGCCGAGGCTCGCGAGCTTTCAAGAAAGTTCGGAATTCGGAATCACTGCGAACACCCGCCGCCGCAACCAAACTTGCTGCAGTCGGACAGACAACCGACCGGGCGCTCGCACTTCTTGCGAAGACAAGTCTTGATCTCCGGCTCGTAACATCGCCGACGGAGTTCGTTATAGAGTCGAACTTCCACAAAAGTAAACGGTGGAACACTAGGACGATCGTCCTCGTGATGCACGATCACGACTCTGGCGGGAACCCATCTACCAGTGCCGAGATAGTCTCTCCACTCGACCTCATCCCCCACGTTGTACTTCAGGATCACGCCGGCACCGGGATCCGGCGGTCGACCTCCGCCAGCACGACCGCGGCGAGCTCGCGCACGCGATCGTAGAGAATCGCGTCGGACAGCCAGGTGTTCGGGTCGCCGGGATCGTAGTCCGTCTTCGCCATCTTCAGGAAATCGTCCTGGCCGGCGTGCATGAACAGGAAGAGTCCACTCGTGGGGAGAATGGAGACCTCCTGCTTGAACGCGTCGACGATCGCGTGCCAGTCTCCGATCACCGGCGGTCTCCTCGTAGACGGATCGGCCGGATGTCGACCGTAGGTCGCTGACTGCGCAGCAGCCTGTCGAACTCGAGCGCGTTCGAGCGATCATCGTAGGCATCCTGGACAGCGTCGCTCGTGTCGAAGCGGACGTGCGGAGCCTGGTCGAAGCCGCGGGTCAGGACCTCGGCGAAGGTCTCGACCGGGATGGGCTGGGTAGTCTCGAAGTCAGGGTCTTGCTTCATCTCGCGTCAGAACCCCTGGACAGGATTGGCGCTTTCAGAAATCGACCGTCACGAGTCGAATTTCGACTCTATCTAGGCTGCGGCCGACTCGCGCGAGTACTTCGCGATGATCTTCATGATTTCCCGCGGAATGTTCTTGCAGGTCCGCGCGACGTACTGCGAGAGCGCGATCGCGTCCGCGCGGGCGGAGCCGTCGTCGTTCGCGGGCGTGCTCGGCGGGAGAACCGAGGTCTTGCGGATCGTCACGACCACCGGGGGCTTCACCGGCTTCGAGACCGAACGAACCGGCGTAAGCCCGTCCAGGCCCCGTTCGCGCAGAACCGTCGTGACTGCCTTGCCCGATGCCTTGACTGCCTCGATCACCGCGACCTGGTCGCGTCGCGCGGGGACCTCCGCGATCTTGCGGATCGCCTTGAACCCGCCGACCTGAGTCCAAGTCTTCTCGTCTGGGACGACCGCGATCGCCGCCGCGCGAGCCAGGAGCTCGGCTCGGACCTGGCCCTCGGTCAGTCCGAGTTCCGTCTCACACCACCAAATGAACTCGCCGTCCCCGGTCTTGCCGGAGGGGAACTCGGCACGCAACTCGCGCGCGAACTGTGCCTTGGCGAAGTCGAGGTCGCGTTGCGACTTCTCGAGCGCTCGCCAACGTTGTTGGAACTGGAAGGTCTTGCTCTGGGTCACTTCTTCTTGCTCCTCTTACTCATCAGGTCGGTCCACTTCTGCTCCGTTATTCGAGTGCGTCGCCTCTGACCAGCTTCCTTGTCGAGCTGACGCTTGCGCTCCGCATTTTCGAGCGCCCACCGACTGGATTGCGCGATTATCCTGGCCCGGTACTCGGGCTTGGTCGCGTAGTCGGCACGCTTGCGCGCACGTTCCTTCTCGAGGTTCGCTACACGCCAGCGACGAAAACTTTCGCGTTCCTGGGACCTACGGATCGCGATCTTCATCACGATAGCCCGACCGGCCCAGTCAATGATGGCGGCGTCGAACTCGATCTGCGTCACGACCAGGGGAACTCCCGGAACCGCGACAGACTTTCAAAAATCGACGCGTGCCTGTGGATCTCTCCACCGACCGGGACTCTCGAGAGCGTGATCGGCGTAGGTCACGTGTGGCGGTAGACCCGGTACTGTTCCGCGAGTGCGTCGATCTGGTACTCGCGCAGTCTGTAATCGAAGATCGTGTCGTCTGTTCGATTGAACTGTCCAAATCCGAGACCTGGCCAGCTCTGCCGCACGAACTCGACCAGTGACCTCATGGCGTCCACGCGATCATCGCTCTTCGCGACCGGCACCTGCATGCACTCGCTCGCCCACTCGACTTCGACCGCCTCGCGCGATGACGTCAATCTGACAGCGCACTCGAGCGACACGATCTCACACAACACCGCGATCGCGTCCGCGCGCCGGCCCTCGAGCATCGCGTCGTGTGCGACCGAGGCGGCGGCGCGGAACGACCACGCCCACCTCCTCGCCCAGTGACGATTGACCCAGTCGAGCTGCTCGATGAGCGCGACGTCTGACCAGTCCACGGCTCGGGTGCCGATATTCACCCGATGAACGATTCGGAAGAGCTCGACGGGTACGCGGGCGCGCCACCAGTTCCCGCCGGCCCTCTGCCATCGATCGAGTCTCTCGCGCCGGGTCACGTCAGCACGACCAGTCTCTTCGCCGCGCGAGTCGCTGCCGTGTACATCCACCTCGTCGCGTCAGCACCGAACGTGCTCGACTCGTCGACCACCGCGACCGAGTCCCACTGGGATCCTTGGGCGGCATGCGTAGTCATCGCGTACGCGTAGTCGAACTCCTGGTGCTTCTTCGAGGCCGACCACGCGACTGCTTTCAGCGACTCCTCGCGACCCTCGAAGTAGTGCGGGTGGGAGGTCACCTCGACCGTCTGAGGGCCGTCGGGGTCCCCGCCGAGCGACTCAAGCCGAAGACGAACGTGCTCGACGTCCCTCTGGTGCAATCGAACACTCGTATCGGTCACCATCCACTGTCCGCCGTTGATCAGGCCTAGATCACCGTTATTTAGCCTGCAGACCACCTTATCGCCCGCTACTGGACTGTTATCGACCGCTCCGGCGACCTTCCGTACCCACGCGTTCAGGTCCCTCCGAGCTCGCCGCGTGCCCACGAGGACCTGGTCGACGTCCGCGACGACGCCGAGCGCGTCGACCTCGTCCGATCGAGCGACCAACACGTCCTGACCGTACGCGCCCGCGCGACGGTCGATGCCCATGCCCTCTCGCACGTCCGTCGCTAATCGCAGGACCCCGGACTCGCGCGCCTGACGATGGACCTCGTCCAGGTGCCAGTCCGCCCGGTAGCCCGCGACCTCGCCGGGGCGCGCGGCGGGGCGACCTCCATCGTCGACAGGAGGTAGCTGGTACGGGTCTCCGAGGAGCAGCACGCGGACCCCGAACGAGAGCAGATCGCGCATCAAGTCGCCAGACAGCATGCTGCACTCGTCCGCGACCACCACGTCGACGTCTCCGTGCCCGAGCTCGGCGTTCGGGTTGACCGAGAAGCGCACGACTCTCTGCCCGCCGCTCATCCCCTCGCGCGGGCGATAGATGAGCGAGTGGATCGTCCGCGCGCCCTCGCACCCCTTCTCGCGAAGCACGAGCGCGGCCTTGCCGGTCGGCGCACAGAACCGAGCGCGGTACCCCTCGACCGCGAGCGCGGCGAGACTCGTTTTCCCTGTGCCTGCTGCGCCTGTCAGGACCCGAACCTGGCCGTGGTGCGCGCTCCGGCGGTTGGTCGACGTCGCGAGCCACGACTGGATCTCGCGGAGGACCTTGGTCTGAGCGGGGGTGGGGTCGATCATGTTCAGGAGTGTTATCGCCAGTTAGTGCGTAGCCACTCGGGCGACGGCGCGTTGCACTTACACACGGTGACGTGAAGGACCACGCCGCGCAGGTTGCCCTTCGCGTCGAACCTCCGCTCGCCGAGCGCGTACACGTCCCAATCGCCGGGGCACTGGCAGGTCAGCGGGACTTGGACCTGGGTCGGGTCAAGGTTCAATCGAGTTCTCCAGTTCGCGAAGCGCACGTCTCGCACGATCCGTCCGCGCCTCGTGGATCTTCATCTGTCTCAACTTGCGCGCCCGGAACGACTCCCTAGCCTCCTCGACGGTCGGGCACGCAAAGCGCTTTCGCGCGGACCGCGCGACCCAGCGCTCGTCCCACCCGACCCGGAGCCACACGCCCTTCGGAGTGTGGCGCGCGACCTCAAACTCGCGGAGCTCGACGCGGAGCGTGCTGTAGTAGCTCTCGCCTCCGTTCACATCGAGGCTGAGGTGGGAGTACGCGACGTCCTCGTAGCGATACCAAACCTCGGTCACGAATCGCTCACTGTCCACCAGTTCCTAGTGAGGAAGAGTGGAGGTTGAGTCGGAGTCCGCGCGAGGTGGTTGATCTCACTGAACGGTAGTCCGAGGATGAACCGGAAGTAACGCAGTTCCGCGTCGGGAAATCTCATCGCTCGCCTCGAAGCTTCGCCGCACGCTTCAAGAGCGAGTCCTGAAGTCGCCGTATCTCAGCTGTCACTCGCTCACGATCCTCGGGATGGTCCACGCCGCCGAACATCCATCCTTCAACGTTCTCGGGATAATGATTGAGTTGCGAGTCGAGCATCGACGCGCACACCTCAAGAACATACGCACGCGCAACACGTGCGGTCGTGAAGCGCGGTCCTGGGTCCTCGTCGTCACTCATACGTACCTCGAGATCGCGCCGGTCATGTCCCAGCCGCGGACGAAGATTCCATTGGGGAGTTCGTAGACGATGTCCGGTGACTGTCCAGTTGCCTCCTTACGTCCGATGATCGTGTGCAGGCCTACCCATTCCCACCCCGGACACAAATCGTCCAACGTCTTCGTCTCATCCTCCAACAAGAAAACGAGGTAGTCCGGTATTCGCTCCCACTTCTCGAACCACTCATCGCGTGTCTCGATGCAGTCGAACATCACCGGCCCACGTACTTCAGGTGCTTCTGGATCGCGGTCGACAACCTCGGCTCCGCGCACGCGGTGCCGTAGATCCAGTCCAACTTCTTGCCTGCGATCTCCATGCGCCGGATACCGTACGACCCGAGTTCAAACCGAGACCCCTTCTCGACGATATCGTAGGAGGGTTCGTCCAGGAGCGTCGGCGTCGTCCTCACCACGCGCACGGAGAAAAACTGCTCGAAGAACGCGCAGGCATCGTGGATCATGTGCACGAGATGTCCCTCGTCGACGTCCTGCGCGTTGATGAGCTCCGCCTTCATGAAGTACGGACGGTGGAGTGTGTCGACTCGAGGCTCGGCACGATGGCACGGGGTGATCGCGATGGCCCGCTTGATGGTTTGCCCGTCGATCATCATCTGAATGAACGACTGCTCGGCCGAAGCGACGAGGAAGCGCTCGTCGTGCGACTCGATGGTGAACTGAACAGGTGAGTCATCGAGATGGTTGCGAAGGTCTCGCGAGTCGTTGAATATACGGACGTCCTTCGCGCCGTCGGGCTTCGTTGCGTAGTACGCGCCGTGGAATACCGTCCACGGCACGTCGTCGAGATACACGTAGCCGCGCTCCTGGTAGAACTCTAGGGCGCGGGCGAGATTCGCGTAGTTCACTTCCTTCTCCCATTCTCGAACGCGCGACGCGTGACCTCGTGCATGAGAACGAGGTCCGCCAGCGTAGTCTGCGGGTGGTGCTTCGCCAACCACGCGTCGATCGCACCGATGAGGTCGGACGCCTCCACTAGGGCCATGATCTTCACGCCCTGCGCCTCGGCGTCCCGAAGCTCGTCGAGCTCCTCCTGGATCTTCGAGAGCTCGCCGAGCTCGCCCTTTGCGATCGTCGCGAGGTGATAGCCGGGCTTCGCGATGGACTTCAAGTCCGGACGCGGTTCGGGTCCGTGGTCGGCGCCCTCCGGGGCGTCGCCACGACCACGAAACTTCGTACAAGCGCACCACGAGTTCGAATGGACATGTCGACAGACTCCGACGCGGTCGTCGTGAACGTCGTTGTAGTGACCACAGTGACATCGCTGAAAAGACACTAGGCACCCCTCCTGACGAGTTCCTCGCCGATCGCGCACATCGCCCGCTCGAGGATCTGCGTGTCGCACTGCTCCACGCGCGACTTGAGTTCCGCGTTGACGACCTCGACCAATACTTGGAGAACTATCTTCAACTGACCCCACTGAATCGGAGTTACATTATTGAGATATCGGTAGTTCGAATTGGTTATAGTTTCGTTCGTTTGCTCTACGAACTTCTCGAAGTCGATCACGTGAGCCACCAGATCAGGATCCCCATCCCGACGAGGGACAGGAAGTAGATGAGGCAGACCCCAACGACCGTCATCATCGCGGCTCCGATCGCGTCGATCATCCGGCTTGCTTCCTCAGCGCGTGCTCCTCACGGATCCCCATCCAGAGCTTGCCGAGTCGGTTCTCGCCATACCAACCCGACCCGACCTTCCGAGCGCCCCAGAACAGACCACTCTCGGTCGGGCGAGAAGAGACGTCCTCGATGATCTCGGCGTTGTAGGTCGCGAGAAGCTTCTGGATCAGTTCCGGGTGCTCGTGGATCTTGCAGAGCAGCACGAAGCGCATGTTGAAGACATCGACCTCCGAGCGCGGAGTCACGATCATCTGACTCACGTACTTCTTGGCGACCATCTTCGCGGACATCGGCGAGCGCTGCGTGCAGATCTCGTCGCGGATCGGGCTGCCGACCGGGAACCGCAGCGCCTGGAAGAGGTGCTCGGCGGTCGGGTAGCACATGCTCGAGATCATGATCGGGTGTCGAGACATGTTGCTGAGCCAGCCGTAGCCGTACGGTCCCGAGACCTTGGTGAAGGAGATGACGCTCATCCGTCCCCGCTCGTCTCCGGACCAGCGACCAGCGCGGCCATCGACCGCTGCACGCGATCGAGGAGGTTGTCTCGTGCACCTTGAGAGATTCGAATCTCGCCCGGCGGCGCGCCACCCCACGGGATGCCGATGACGTCCTGGAATCGCGCGGTCTGTAGGAGCTGCTCGATCGCCCAGAGGAGAGCGTAGAGCTCATTCTTGTTCACTTCTTCCTCCGTCCGCGAGCGCACCACTCGTCGTGGAGCTGGCAGTCGTTGATGACCTGGGGAACCCACCAATTCTCGCCCTCCTCCCGGTGGAACTCCTCGTCATCGGGATGCGGGTCGGGCACGAGGTTGAACGCGGGCAGGTCGAGCGTCCCGCCGTCGAGCATCACGGGAACGAGGTTGAACGCGGATAGGTCGAGCGTCCCGCCGTCGAGCATCACGAGAAACGAAAACGCCAGACCGCGGACCCGGGCCTGAGCCTCGGTCTCGCCAGAGACTCCCATGGGATTCGGGATCGTGGTCCAGTAGTTCACGTAGGTCTCGAGTTGGTCGAGGAACGCCTCGCGCATCTCCTCGATGGTCATGGGGCGAGGCTTACTCATCGTCGTCCTCGTCGTCCTCGTGTGCCATCTGATCTGCCGCCGCACCGATCAGGTCGACACCGATGACGCCGTTGAGCTCGGTATCGATGAACTCGACGATGACCGAGTCTGCCGTCAGCTCGCGCAGCGTGGAGTCGTTGACGAGTGCCCAGATCTCGGAGTGCTTGCCGAGAACCTCGCCGAGGTAGATCTCGCCGCACTCACGCAACTCCTCGACGTCCTCGTCGGTCGCGACGAACACACTCTCCAGCCGACCCATCCGACCGAAGTACTCATTGTAGCGGTACACCTTCTTCACTCGTCTTCTCCTTCGTCCTCGTCCTGCTCGAGCGGTTCCTGCTCCTCGAGGTCGTCGATCTCCATGCGCCACGCGACGAGATACTCGAAGAACTCCGCGCGGGCCCCGTCGTCGTGAAACGTGTCGCCGCTGAACACCGCCGCGTCGATCTGCTCGAGCGCGCGACGGACGTCGGGGTGGATGCAGCTCACGGCTTCCATCCCTTCGGGGGCTTCCAGCCGGCCGCCTGCGCCTTGACTGCCCACTCTGGCCACTTCCCGCCCTTGTCGGACTTCAGCGCGGCCTTCACCGCGCGCAGCGCGGCCTTCGCCTTGGTGAGCGACTCCCAGGTGAGCACACCGAAGTTGCCGCGTTCCCAGCCCTCTGTCTTCTGGGCCGTCAGCGTCGCGAGGATGTGCTCGCGGTCCTCGGGTGTCGCGTTCTCGAGGTCCTTCTCGGTGTGCGTGCTCTCACCGAGCGCGCCGCCCTCACCGTCGTCCTCGAAGAACCACGCGATGTACCAGCGATACTCGTCGCCGCCGATGTCGAGCCAACCGTCGCTCACGACTTGCTCCTGGTCGAGTCGATGGCGTCTTCGAGGTCCATCTGCTGGAGAATGCGGCGACCTTGCGGCGCGTCCTTCCACGCACACGCCGCCTCGTACACCGCGAGCAGATCGGGGAGAGCTTTCTGGACCTCGAGGACCTCGAACTGCTTCAACTGATGTGGCCAGAGCGACGCCAGCTCGCTCAAACGCTTCACGTCAATCAACATGGTGCTCTACTCCTCGTTCTGATCGCCGTCGAGCGCTAGGAAAGCCTCGTCATCGCATCCCGAATCGATCGAGACGCAGTGCAGACCGACAACGTGCAGCTCGTCGTCGAGATCGACGCGCAACACGACCTCACAGTTCTGGAAATCGTCCGCGATGTCCTCGAGGGCGACACGGAGTTCTCGAATGGTCACTTCGTCCTCAACTTCTCGACCGCCTGGCACAGGCGGTACGCGAGTACGAGCGCTTCGCGTGCGTTGACCTTGAACGCGACGTCACCTCCGTCGTAAACGATCACGCGATCCCGATAGACCTCCGCGGTCGGGTCCTCGATCTCCTGGTCCTCGACGGCCTCCGGTCCGAGGGTGAAGTCGACCTTCTTCGCGGTCGGGGAGTGCGCACCGAGCTCGCAGACCGCGGCACGGCCGTGGCCGGTACCCGCGAAGCGAAGCGCCAGAAGTGTATTGTCCGCCCGCGAACACGCGTACAATGCGGCCTCGTTGTCGTCAGTCAATCGTGAGACTCCTCGCGAGCGGTATGCCTCGAGGGCCCGCGCGAACGCGGCCGCCCACACCATCTTCTCCCCGTCGGTCATGTTCAGTGGGTCGCTCATACAATCCTCGTTGCCTTGGCCAGAGCCAGCGCCGCGCGACGCATCCAGTCGTGATTCGGGGGTTGACACTCGGTGATACCGAGATCTCGCTCCTCGTCGGTCAGTGGGTACTCGCTCGCGACTCGGTCCTCGATGTACATCGCGAGGTCGCGCGCGGACGGAACGGGCTGCCGCGGGTCTCGGAGCCAGCGCTCGACGCTCGTCACGATGAGCTCCTCTTCAGCGGCACGACTCGCCGGCCGCGTTGGTAGTCGGCGTAGGGGTCGTGGACGAACTTGCCGTTCTTCTTCGCCTTGACCGTGAAGCTCGTGGGCACGTCGGAACAGTCGAACGAGTCCTCCATCTCTTCGAGGAGGCCCACGAACTTCACCTGCCACTCGCGAGGCATCGACTGGAGCAGCGATCGATGCAGCACGAGGTAGCTCGAATACGTGAGTTCGAACCACATGTGGATCGGCTCGAGGTCGTCAGCCGCGCTCATCACCACTCCTCTTCCGCGGCGCTCCACGCTCGCTGCTCGAGACCGGTCAAGATGTCCAGACACTCCGTCACTCGCTCGGCATCCTCCGACTCGAGTAAGTCGCGATACTTGCCGACGGCCTGGACCGCCTGACGCGAGATACAGAGAGCCTCGAGGAGCCCGCCGAAGCGAAGGCCACGATTGAATGCTCGCTTGCTCATCCTTCCTCCTCCTTCGCCAATCGGACACCGTAGTTCTGCCCTCGCTTGCACGGCATGAAGCGGGCGGCCAGTAGACCGCCGCACCAACGTGCGTCGCGAATCATCTCGCTGAGGTCCGTCAGGAACACCGTGAATCGCGCGCCGGTCTCGCTGAACATCAGCGCGTGCGCGGCCGATCGACCGCGGGAGAAGCACGTGAAGCTCAAACGCGCGTCGAACGGTGCAGGGTCGCGCCAGGTGATCGCCAGCTTCGGATCGTTTCCCCACCCGCCGTTGGTCGCGCCGTGGCGGACGTAGTCCGGAATGGAACCGTCCGGGTAGTGCGGGACCTGATACGAGGGCTTCTTGCTCACGGTTTCATATCCGACAGGTCGAACAGCTCCTCGAACGCCCGCTTCCACCTTGGAAGATTGAGCGGATGGTCGTCTGCCCACTCGACCTCGCGCGTCTCCGTCGAGACGACCCGCGGGCCGATGCAGTCATTCGGGAAGCGCGCGTTCTCGAGCACGCTCGCGACCTCCGCGGCGCCGAGTCCGTCGTGATCGACGACGGATACAACAATGCGGTGGACCTTCACTTCACTTCTCCTCGCCGGCGCGGAATCCCATCACGTCCTCACCGATTCGGACGAGGTGCTGCGAGAGCGCGCAACGGACCGCGATCGCGACGGCGCGGGTTGCTACGTTGACGGGCAAGTCGAATCCTCGACCATACCTATCAGTCGCGCGGATCTCGTCGGGTAGTTTGCCCGAGATCAACTCTTCGCCAGTGGTCTCCCAGCGCACGTACGCGCCGTCCGGGTGCCAGAGTACGGTCGCGGGACCGCTCCAGTCTCCGTTGTGGACGATTGTGATGTCGGGATAGGACTGCAGAGCGGTGTGGTGCACAGCTACCTTCTCCGTTGGTTGCTGAACGTGAAGTTCGCCGAGTCCGTCTCGCAGAACCCGGGCTTGTCGTAGACGACCGTCCGGTCAACCGTCCAGCCGACCGCGCGGTACGCTTCTTCCACGTCCAGCCAGTGGTTGTTGTAGATCTCCTGTCGGGTACCCCAATCACGATGGAGGGGCATCCTGGTGAGGATCTCACTCACGACCTCGTCCTGCGTGAACTGCGCCGACGACCCGGTCCGATTCTTCGCGATGCACTCGTTGAAGGCGTCGAAGACGAACTCGGGGATCTGCGCCGTCTTCTTCTCGACGACTTGGTCGGGACGAATGGGGCCGCTCACGAGGACACCCGCCGCCATGCCAGACGCGTGTGCATCGCGGCCTGCTGCACCCGGGCGATCGCGGACTCGGCCTCCCAGTCCGACTCGAAGGTCGCCAGGACGCCGGCGATGCGGTCGAGCTCGGCTGCGGACTTCAAGAGGAGTCGCTGCACGCGCTTGCGCTGTGCGTTCGTCATGGACGCTCCTGACTCGTGAACCCACACCACAGGCACCGCCTCGCGTACACCGGGACCCGGTACGACTCGTACCAGCCACCGTAAGGTTCGCTCTCCCAGCGATGACCAACGACCACGCTCTCGGCAAAGTGGTGCCTGCAGAATCGGCGATCGCGACTCATGCGACCGTTGTCGGTCGGCGAGTTTAAGTCGCGGATACCTTGCTTAGTGAGACGATCAGTCACGGGTCCCACCCCTTCTCGACGCGAAGGGCGGCCTCGAGGCAGTCCCTCACGTAGTTCACGTGCCAGTCGTTCCCGACGACCTCGCACGCGACGTCATGCCAGGCCCGGGCCGCTTTGTGCGCGACGTCGTCGGACATCTCGAGTTCGTCGACGACCTGCCGACACGTCATGAATCGATCGGCGCTGCAGCGCAGCACCTCGACGACCTGCTCGCGCTCCTCGTACGTCACGGCAGACGTCCTTCCTCGACAAGACGCGCCGCCTCGAGCAGGCACCACTCGTCGGACTCCCACGACCCCGAGTCGATTCTCGGGATCGCCACAGCGTCCCAGGCGGTCGCCGCGAAGAGCGCGACCTCGCAGTTATGGTCCAGGTCCAGGAGGTTGCAGGCAGTCAGTACCGCACCTCGACCCTGCGCCGCGAGGTCGGCCGCGCAGAGCAGAACCTCCACCACGTCCTCTCGAGTCTCGGGCGTCACGGGTTCCAGCCCTCCTCGACCCGGCGCGCGGCCTCGAGCAGAGCCGCCAGGTAGATCTCTGAATTGAGGTACCAGTACTCGACGCGTTCTCCGAGGACCCAGCGACGAGCACTCCACGCAGCCTTGTACTCAGCATCGCAGTACGTATACCCGAGGCGTTCCCCGGCCATCGACAACGCGGAGTCCGACCTGGTCGAGCACAGATCCGCCGCGCACCGAAGGAGCTCGACGACCTCGTCGCGCTGCTCAGCCGTCACGGCGTCCACCCCATCCGGATCAGGGCCTCTGCCTCGGCGTCCGGGCGGTCCAGGCGCCAGCACTCGGTCCAGGCCGCGAGCGCGAGCCGGTACGCTGGCCGATGCAGCGCAGGTACCTCGAATGGGTCTCGACCCTCAAGCGCGGCCCACACGTATCGGTACGACTGGTCCAGGTCCGGCGTGCTCGCCGCGATCGCGCAGATCACGGCCGCGAGCTCGCGCTCCTGCTTGGAGTACTTCATCGGCCGGCCAGGTCCTTCTCCGGGACGAGCTCGAACATCGCGCTCGGGAACACGTCGCGGCGGAAGGTCTCCCCAAAGCCCATGTAGACGGGCTCGAACCACGCGACGGTCACCTTGTAGGTGCGACCGTCGATCCTCGTGACAGGCTCGATCTCCTCGACAGTCATCCGCCGAAACTGGCCCCGGAACCGAACCACGTCCCCGACTGCGAACGGGGGCGTGGGGTCCGACTCGGTCAGGTCCTCGAAGGTCACTTGATCCCCAAGAACGCGACGACCGCGTTCATGACCAGCCCGGTCCAGATCGCCAGACCCGGAAGGTAGAGGTGGTAGAGGCTCGGCCGCACGACCTTCGGGAGGTAGTAGGCAGTCGCGACCGCGGCCAGGAATAGGGAGATGATCTGGTAGATCGTCATGCTCCCTGGACGAACCCCTCGACTCGACCCGCGCGTTCAAAAATCGTCCAGGGGCGGTCGATTTTTCATCCCGCGCCTCACACGCGCGCGACGTGAACAACGCGAGGTCGAGGACTATCGAGGAGCGCGACGGACCTTCGCGTCGCGCGGCGGACAGACGTCCTCACTTCATCGCGAGGACCTCGGACCGCGGTCAGGACGAGGGACCCGAACCTCGGACCGCGGACCGTGGTCAGGACGATCGACTCGGACCTCGGACCGTGGTCAGGACGATCGACTCGGACCTCGGACCGTGGTCGGGACGATCGACTCGGACCTCGGACCGTGGTCAGGACGATCGACTCGGACCTCGGACCGTGGTCAGGACGAGGGTCTGAGCAATTCTAACTACTTAAAATTTATTTTAAATTTGGATCTACAAGTATTTTGCATGAGGTGGCGCCCCGACCACCACCGAGGTGCACTCGATGCGCCTTGAGCGAGCTCGTGCACGTTCCGGACCATCGACCCGACCCAGGTCCGGCACGGTTCGTGCCGCGCGCGCCGCGAACCATCCTCCCACCCCACCTACCCCGCCCCACCTCAGCGCTCTGCGGCGTCGTGCCAGCCGTCCACCACCGCACCCCAGACTCTCGGGGCATCGACGATCCCCTCGCTCAGGAGGTCCTCCCACACCGTCTTGAGGATCAACCCCATGCCGTGGGCGATGCGGCCGCACGTGCGTGCAGCGGTGTCAGCCTCCTCCAGGTTCCCCAGGCGCTCGGCGCTGAGGGCCAGCTGTGCCGCGTGGAGTGCCTTCCGTGCCTTGCTCGCAAAGTCCGTCGTGGTCATGTCCAGGGGATATGCGTGCAGCGTGCCACTCCCCTGGACGGGCGAAGTGCGCGGAAGTCCACGTGCTGCGGTGCGCCGACGCGGTGCGTTCTGTGGCGCCAGGGATACATCCCTGTGCCGGGTTTTCACACCTACATCCGGCGCAGCGAGCTCGTCCAGGGACGAAGTGCCCGGACGGGGACCGGGGGCGGGCGGGCTGCGCCCCGGCGCGGCGCGGGGATCGCCGGGACGACGTCGCTGAGGTCGAAGCATGCGCTCACAGCGCCCCCACGAGAGCGCGGACCGCAACGAGGGACGAGAGCTCGACGACAGTCTCACGCCCGGTCACGCCGATCGCCACGCGGTACAAGGCACCCGGACGCTCCAACTTCGACACGACCGCGACGATCGTGCCGGCCCGGCGAACCTCCCAGTTCTGCCAACCCCGCCACGTGGACGCGGTCTTGATCAGTGCGGTCTTGTTCATGTCCAGGGAACGAGCACGAAACATGCCCGTCCAGGCAACTCCGCGATTTCGGCTGTGGGCGCCGAGGGGGTCTGCGAGTCTGCGAGCCATTCCAAGGTCTTGCGCTCGTCCAGCGAAGCCACTGCACTGACCACGCTCGTCCAGGAGTGGCGCAAAAACGTCACATGGTGAGCGCATTTTGCGTCACTCGGCCACGCCCGGACCCGGGTCGGGCCAGTGGTTCTGCGAGCTTGCGACGTCCAGGGATGTGGTCCGGATCCTGCTCATTCCCTGGACATGACCACGACGACGATCTCCGGCGCCGACGACGCGACGATCCGCACCGAGCTCCTGCAGGCCTTCGAGCACTACGTCGAGGTCGGTGCGACCGGAGCCGAGATCGCGGACCTCGCCGACGCACTCGAGATCCTCGCCGAGCGCGTCGCCTACGGCGCGGCCGCGATCCTCAACCGCGCGGCCGCGTGCCGCGCCGCGGTCGCCTCGCTCGTCGAGGCTGCGTCGTGATCGCCTTCGTCCTCGTCGCGACCCTGGTGCCCGCGCTCGCGGGTGCGCTCGCAGTCGCGATCCTCCGATCGGGCACCCGCTAGCAAGGGGTTTTTGTGAAGCATTTTCGGATCTGGATCCTCCGCACCGATCGCGCCGACGACACCGGGCTCGTCGTCGAGTCCCTGGACGCCGAGTGCGCGCTCTCCCACGCGTCGCTCTGCGGCGTCACGCCTCGCGGCGGGACCGTGGTCGCGATCGAAGTCCGCTAAACACGAAAGGAAATACGCATATGACCCACCGCACCCGTCTGCTGACCACGCTCGTCGAGGCCTCGCGCCTGGACGCGCGCACTCGCCAGGTGATCCCGGTTCTGCAGCCGACCGACGTCTCGTTCACCGCGGCGGACCTCGCGTGGTTCCGCGGCGCACTTCGCTCGGTGCGCCCGTGAAGCGCGCACTGCTCGTCGTGCTCGTCCTCGCGTTCACCTCTGGTGTGGTGCACGGCGACGCACTCGGGTCAGCCGCGCGCGGCGCCGTCCGCGGCGTGTCGTCGGGCGTCCAGGCGAGACAGACGCCCCTTCAGGCCTCGCTTGCTGATGCTATGCGTTATCGGAAGATCGCGGAGGAGTACGATCGCCGGTCGCGCGTCGCGGGGTGGATCGCGGTGTGCATCCACGAGCGGACGGGACCGTACGGCGGGATCACCGAGCGCGACGCGAAGCGCGCGTGCGCGGACGAGGCGCCCGGCGCCGTCGAGCTCGAGTCGGACGGTACGCCGTGACGATCCGCGACGCGTCGCGCCTACGAAGGCTCCTTCAGCAGTACGAGCGCGCACTTCGTTTGGAGGATGAGTCGACGGAGGTCCAGCGCGAGCCCGTGTGCACGCGCGTCACGCGCACGAGCGAGGCACTGCACGCGTATTTTGTGGCCGCGGGGCAGTACGAGCGTGCACTTCGTTTGGAGGATGAGTCGACGGAGGTCCAGCGCGAGCCCGTGTGCACGCGCGTCACGCGCACGAGCGAGGCACTGCACGCGTATTTTGTGGCCGCGGGTGACGATGGTGACGAGTGATCACGCTGGTCGCGCTGGTGATGGTCACGCACGCGATCTGCGTCGTGTCTGGGTGGCACCGAGACGCGACCCGGGTCCGGCGCATTCGCGATCGACTTGCCGCGCGTGAGCTCGACCACGCGATCAAGGCGTCTCTGCAGATTCCGTTGGGTCCGTGAGCGCGAGCGCGGGGGTCCCGGCCGGAAGCGCCCCCGCGGCGCCGGTCAGCAGAGCGCGCATCGCGTGCATCTGAGCAGGGGTCAGCGCGCCGATCGGGGCCGCGACGTGAGCGGACGCGACTCGGGCCCGGAGGTCCGCCTCTAGGTGGATCGACTGCGCGGGCTGACCGTACCCCGCGAGGCGCCACTGTTGCCAGGCCCACTGTCTCTGCTCGGGCGTGGTCATCAGGCCGGACTCGGGTCGGACCACGGTCCAGCCCCCCTCGACTCGAGCATCGCGCTTGAGCGCTGGGTAGGGTCCCTCTTCCATGAGGGCCGCGATCCAGTCCATCATCACGTCCGCTGGGATCCCCTCGCGCGCCGCGAGTGAGAGGTCCCTCGAGTAACGCTGCGTCACGGACTTCGGTCCACGCTTTGGGAGATGTGATTCGTCCATTGTTTTCGCTGCTTTACTGGCCTGTGATGTCAAATCGACATCCATCGGCGACCAGCCGATCATGGCAAGATTACCACGATCGACTCGGCGGATTGGGTCCGCCCGGACCCAGGGAAAACTGGTGGGTCCAAACAGACCCAATCCGACCCCGGACCCGACCATGGTCCGAGGTCCGGCGCGTGTGGTCCGTGCGGTCCGGCGCGCGTGTTCGGCGTAGCGGGCGCGCGGTCGCCGTGAGGCCGGTGGTAGTCGGGAATCTGATCGGACTTGGGACGATGGTGGGACGATGGGTCTTGTACGCCTAATCCCAATCAATACTCATTACTTATACCCTTGGGACAAGGGAATTAGAGAATAGGATGGAGTAGAAGCCTGCGGTGTGTGCACACACTGGTGGTAGGGGAATCTCGGGGTAGTCTGTGTGTGCGCACAGCCTCCTAGTGTGGAACCCCCGAAACCATCGTCCGCCTTGTCCCAAACTTCGAACCTCGCGACTTTAATCGCGAATCGGCGTACAAGGCAATTGTCCCGCGCCTCGTCCTAGTTGAAATACCTACGCTGCCTCGTCCGCGACCTCGGCCTCGTCCACCAAGTCGATCAACACCACGCCGGGGATGCCGGTCAGGATGGTCCGGCATTGACCTGCTCGATCCTCGAGTAGCGCGTCGCGCGCGACGTCCAGGACGCCGCGATCGCGGTAGTTCACGTCACCGAGAACCAGCGTCTGGCCGAAGGTTCGATTCTTGCGAAGCCACTCGATACACTCGTCGATGTAGAAGTGACACGAGTCGGGGGATTCGTGGCTCTTGCCTCCATCGCCATGGTGTTGCGCGAACGAGTACCAGGTCGCGTTGAGTAGGTCGTCTGTCAGGAGATCTCTGTCATCATCCGTGACGAACGCGGTCCCGTCGAACGAGTCGACGAGATCGCGCCGGAAGTCCGCCCGACCGTGGTCCGCCCACTGCTCGGCCTCGACCTCGCACTCGAGCTCGGAGAGATCATCCTCGTCCAGGACGGGGTACCCGGCGAGGGCTGCGAGGATTCCCCGGATGCGCCGCGTGGGGTAGCCGATGAACGCGACCCCGAACGTGCCGTGATGACCCTGGATCAGGACCGATCGCGACATCACGTGCTCGTCGTCGACCAGCACGCGGTAGTTTGACGCCTCGACGGTGTTACCCGAGTAGTCGGACCCCGACGCGTACGGGAACAGCGTGATGGGGACCGTATAACCGTCCGCGTCGTCGCGCTCCTCGGACCACGATCCCCACCGGATCGTGTCGCCGACCACGGTCCCGGCGGGCGCGTAGCCGTCGTATTGGTGCTTCGCGGTCGTGTCGGTCCGGTTCGGGACGTGACGCTCGAATTTCACGACGCGCCCCGCTCGGTGGACCGGTTGGAATCGGGAACCAGGCGAACACCGTTGTTCGGGATCCAACACTCACGCTTGGAGTGGACCGTGTGCGCGTAGCCTTGGTAACTCGGGTTGCCACAGCTGCAGGTTTGTTTCCTCGTCGTCTTGTTCGTCGTGGTCATGTCCCTGGACTAAGCACGCGACGTGCCTACCCTGGACGAGACCTAGGTCCGCGGTCCGACTCGACTGTCCACTGGACGAGCGTGGTGCAGGCGTAACACTTCCCTGGACGAGCGTGACGCTAGCGCAACACCTTAGAACGGAGCGTCCACCGTCGGCGCGGCCGCGGCACGTTTCGGGGCGCGCGGGCTGCACTGCATCGGGTGCGAGCACAGACCCGCGAGCGACATCGCAGGGCGCTTCATGAACACGAAGTTGTCACGCGATGCTCGGGTCGGGTCGGTCTCGTACTCACGTGGTTGCGGGCGCTCGAGTGTCGCCTTGACCTCGACCCGGACACCGCGGAGGTCGCTCACTGGTGCGCCGAGGTTCGCGCACGAGTCGACGAGCGACGCGGGGATCGTACCCCACGCGAGCCAAGTCGATCCGTCCTCGCAGGTGACCTTGATCGTGCACTTCCAGGAAGAGCCCCACTCTCCATGGTGGACCTTGACCGACACGATCTCACCGGTGAACTCGATCCCCTTCCCCGTCGGCGCGACAGCCGGGACCTCGACGGCGCGGTCGACCTTGGGTGCCCGTGCTTCCGCTGCGAGCTTGCGCACGAGCGCGACTTGCTTATCAGAGAGCGAGCGCCACTCCACGAACCGTGCCGCGATGTCGCGGACGATGTGATGGTCGACCTCAAGGTCCGCCTCGAGTCCCTCGTGCTTCGCGAGGAATGCCGCGCGCTCGCGATCGTTCGCCTCGCGCTGCACGACGATTGCCGCGGCGCGCTCGACCCTGCCACGCTCTAGCGCGTGGTGAGAGAGGTCGAACATGAGGGAATACTTCCGCGCGCAGTCGTGACCCATGTGCACGATCTCACCGGTGGAGTGGTGGCGGAACATGGTGCCGTGCGAGAAGTGCGCGCCGCAGACACCACACTTGCCAGTGGAACCAAACACCGCGCGATTCTCAGCGCGCGCGTGACGCTCCGTCGAGGCGACGCAGCACCGGCCCGTGTCGCGGCACGTCGGGTGGGTGTAGTGGGTGAGTCGACCCTTCGCGTCGTAGT